TCACCCCTTATCTTTGTCTTTGTCTTCTGTTCCACTTTTATCTTTTAAGATGGAAACAGCCTTTTTCACTTGTTCGGGTAGTGGGAGATCTAATCGCCCGTAGTTTTCAAGCAAACTAATAAACTCATTCATTAGGTAGAAGTATGTAGCACCTACGGCAAGACTCAATGTTCCATTTAAACCAAGCAACGTATCTATCCTAAAAAGGACTGCAATGACTGTAAACATGAGGACTTTCTTCAGAATTCCAAAGAAACCTTTACGGGAATTCAATCCCTTGTCGTTACGAGTTGGATTTTTGTATCCCTCATAAGCAGATGCAGCCAATCCAGTAATCCAATCTAGAACTGTAAAAATCACAAGCAAAGCAAGAGCTTCATTCCAACCTCCAAATGCATAACTTACAATTGCACCAACCACCCCCACAATAAAATTTAAAATTTTGTCTGACACATTGTTTTCCTTCTCTCAATTAAAATAAGACTCCCCAAATGGAGAGCCTTGTAAAACTTACAATATGTAATAATAAGCACCTGAAGATGCACCTTTAATGATTAAAGTGGAGTTCATGTCGCTTACATCGCGTTTTCGGATGCTCACTAATCCATCGATATCATAAAGTCCAACAACTCTTGGATATAAGAATCCACCAAGTTCGGGTTTAGATATAATCATTTCCGATTCAATGTCAGTGAATTGTTTGACTAGAATAGTCGAATCCAGATCACTGAACTGCCTAATATCAATTGAGCTGTCTAGATATACTCTATCCTTAATATATATGGTTCCATCTTGATCAGATACATATTTAACTTCAAGCATCGAATACAAATCTGGTCTTGATATCGCCACATCAGAATTAAGATCATCGAACGCTGGAACATCAATGAACGAGCCTAAATCAGAATAACCAACCTCCTTGACCATAAAATATCCATCTATATCAGGACGTGAAACCGAAATAGTACCATCCTGAAAATGAAATGTTGGGATATCTAATGTTCCATCAAGGTCGGAATAGGCACTACCACGAATAACTAAAAATCCTGATGTCTCAGGCTTAGAAATCGTAATAGAAGAATCTAAATCCTCGTAGTACTCATTTCGAACCGATAATTCAGAATCCATATCAGATCTAGCATGAGTGTAATTAGAAATCTCAATGAATGAAGAGAGATCAGGATTTGAGAAAACAATACTGCTTGTTAAATCATCATTGACTCGATTAGCAATTGAAATTTCAGAAATTAAACTTATTTTAGGATCAACTGTTATCATTGATGCTAGATCTGGCCTAGACGAAGTGAGCATTGTGCCCAGATCTGTTATTTTGCTCTCAATTATCGTTATGTAAGAATCCAAGTCATCTTCCACACGAATACCAACTGTAAGGGAAGAATATAAATCAGGATGGCTAATGACTAATGAGCTACTGAAGTCGTTGAACAGTGGATCTTCGTATCTGTGTACATAAATTGAGGAATCCAAATAATTCAATCCACGATCACTCTTAACCGTCAGCGACGAGTTTAGATCTTTATATCCCCTTTGATAAATAAACAGTTCAGATTCCATTTCAGCACGACCGTAGGATTGTACTGCTGATGTTATGTATCTAACTTGTAATATTGGAGGTTTGGATGATTCTCTAGTGTTGAAGTAAATTGGAGTATCATCATTTGACCTAATATTGAAGCCATAGTTATTCAAGGAACCGCCTTGCCATTGCTTTAGGACATCTAGTACATCAAACTCAACATATTTCTCAGTTGTATTTACAAAATACTGATCGGCTAATAACTCAGTTGAACGAGGTTTATTGGCATAAGTGATTCCATATTCTCGCCAAACAGTATTAGGCTGATAAATCTCAATGTTTGCTTTAGCCTTAATTGTACCAGTGTAATACAGTCTCAATTTAGCATCTTCAAGGTACAAAAGGTCTGGGATGGCAACATTTAAGTCGCCAAAGTTTACAAATGACTCAAACTCCTCAATTGTATCGTGACCAATCATCATCCGTTGAGTGTCGCCATAGTTAATCGTCTGTAAGTCAATGCGACTTCGTGTCGTTGCGTCACCAATAGGTTTGAGATCGACGGTTATACGTGGAGCCTCGATTAATTCAAATCTACCTTGAGCCCTATTGTGTGGTCTAACATTGATGGAACATTCCAGTTCTGTAAATGCGACAGCCTCAATTATTGAATCTAGATCACTGTTGGATCGATACATAATGTTTAGACTGCTTGAAATATCTTTGTTTTGCATAGACGATTTTATAGAAATGGTTGAGTCTAGTGTTGACTCTTTTCTTGTCGCAACGATAAATTCCGATTCTAAATTTGTCTCATCTTGAACATATAATATGTATTTACTTGTAAAACGGTTGGAGGGACTTTTTACATATATAATCCCCTCCGTATCATGGTCGTCATAGTACAAAAATGTCACTCCTCATCTCATTGTATTGAGATTTAAACACGGTCAGCGTTAACCACTAGCTCAAATACGCCATTGGGATTTGGTTTAGCTCTCATGTCTGTTGCTATACGCACATAAAAATCAATTGTTTCATCTGGCTGTGTGAGTCCGTAAGTCAGATAATCAATGGGGAGGAATGGGTTGGCCTGTCTGGATAGTTCGACCACAACACCATCTCGTTCATATTTCTTATCCATTTCTAAATAGACATTGTCAATAGCATATCCAAGTTGATTTTTTATTCTTACCTTTTGAGTTAGAGTTGTTTGTCCAGCTATGATAATTCCAAAGTCTAGCTGCTTCAGAATCCCACCAAATGTATCTGATAAATATTCCCCTGACTCATCCATAAACATTAACCCAGAATATGTGCCAATGAATGTGGTTTCCCAATAATCAGTTTCGCCCCAATAATCTTGAAACTCCACTTTAAGTTTGTTGGGCTGATTAAATATAATATCTCGATCAGATATGTTGATATCGATATCTTGAGGTGAGGGAGCTAATCGAGTAAAACTACCATCAGATGGATAATATGCTTTTTCGTTTAGCAGAATACGATATTGGACTTTACCTTGATCACTGTCATCTAATATACCTATCAGCTTGCTACCTGTTAGTGTCAATTGAATTGTGGCATTAGTATTTAACACATAGAAAGCAATATTGTCCATTTTAATTGTCTCTGTAGCTGAATTAATATTCAGTTTCATGTTATCTATTGCGATTCCGGGTTCTGAATTATGTATACTATCCTCAATATAATATGCAAATCTAATTTTGCTCCCCTTATTCTTTAATGCAACAGAATTAATCAAAGAAATATCATAGTGGCTCATACCAACTTTCTTGAAAGTAGCCAAACTTGAGATATCAATTGTTCTCCACTTACCATATTTACACACTTCCCATGCACTACCTTCGTTGAAAGAGACTGCATATCGCAGCGTTCCATTTGTAGAGTTGAGTTTATCTACAATAGAAAGTAGATCTCCATACATATAGTAATCATCTGTTTGGATTACGGACTGAGGAGAGGGGATAGAAGACAATTGAACAGTTTTAGAAGTATTACTGTCACTCCACGTAACCACGTCAAAATCTCCCTCAAGTTCATCCAAGGGGGAGTAGTTGGCAGTGATATTTAATTCGGCTGCTGTTTTGGATGGGTCATCTGTGTAGTATAGGACATCAGCACTTTCACCTAATTCGTCATACAGAGTAAAAGGTTCAGACTCAATTGTGATCGTTGATTCTGTTTGATTAGGATCGTCAGTATATTCAATGATTTTGATTTCTTTGTCTTCCCATTCTTCTGCAAGTGTGAACGGTTTGGTTTCGATGTTGAAGGATACTTCTGTAGTTTCTGGATTATCAGTGTAATAACAAATTTCAACTTCGCCAGTGAGTTGTAACCATGCGGATTCAGGGATAATGGAGATGTCGTCCATCCCATAAGTAAGATAGTCTTGCTCTGTCGGTGTGTTTAACAGTAAGTTCCATTGGTTGTTTGCATAGTATTTGTAACTTTGGCTGTTATAAATTAACAACTTATTGACCATCTCATTATTATAAGACTTGAAGCCGTTTGGAATATTATATATGAATGGCGATGCTCCGAAGTTAATAGAGATTGATTTAGTCGATGAACTCGAAGATGTTAGTGTGGGATAAATTTCTCCCAGTTCTTTTAAATTAGAATGACTGATACCCATACTCACACCATTTTTGTAAAACTCCAATGTTCCATTATCTAAATCAAGGGCAACGCCTATTGTATTTCCAATAGCCCAAGCGGTTCCATAAGATAATTGTTCAGGGGCTTTATTACCATTAAAACCAAAGTACCCTCTCCAGCTGGGACTAGAATTTACTGTAGAGGAAACCGAGAACGATTTATTAGACACCCCGACATATGCATTAATAGCTCCATTGTTCAATTTAACTTCCCAATACCATTTACCCTTGGTTTTCCCATGTGTTGCACGAATTCCACTATCAAATATTGTGTTTGTTAGTGTTAAATTCCCATTACTCAGGGTATTACCTGATCCCATATCACTAGCATTAAGTGTAACTGGAATTATTGCCATAACCTCATCTCCTTTCTAAATTTAAATCAAACAATCATTTCACATACTTATGTGATTGATGCTTTCTTAATTGGTGTTTTTGATGTATTGATTTTTTGTTTGAAGACTTTACCTGAACCTAGTGTTGATGATGATGTGTTAATGGTGTTGATTGAAGAAATATCAGAAGCCAAATCAATACTTTCTCCTTTGTTCATACCGTATTCAACAAAAGAACTTTCAGACGTTGCAGGAAGCTTTACAAGTTTAGGTGCAATTATTTCAAACATTTTCAACTCATTAACATCTGTGTAGCTTGCAAACCCATTATTCGCAGTCCAGTTTAAACGATACATTTTGAATTGCATATAATGGAATGGTGCATCTAACAGATAAATCTTGTCAGTATATTGAGTTGTCCAAGTCTGATTAGTCTGTGTGTCCAGCACATTCCAATTCACTCCATCGTTTGAACCTTCAAACGTCCAATTCCTAGGCATTCTATCTAGATAACCTGAACCATTTGATCGGACAACATATTTGTATACAGAGATAGCATTTTGAAATTCATATCCTAGATACCCTATTCCACCACTGCCACTGAGCGAAGCGTATCCTTCTACATCATCAATTCCATTGAATGCTTTCCATGGTGCATAAGATGCGTTATAAAAACTTTTAGCAAAAGCCTTGCCTGATGGCACTGTATCCGAAGTCATAACGGGTATTGCTGTAGTTGTACCCTTATATGAAACAATTGAATGTATTTCATCTTCCGATGAAATCAAGAATTTATTCGAATATAGCCGTTCAAACATTTCTAATTCTGAAATATCAGTATATGAAGCATCTCCATTGTTAACAGAGCAATTTATTCTGTACATCTTATAGCTTTTTACCTTAGACGAATCGACAATAAACTCTTGCTTAACACCAGCGACCCAAGTTGTTATGTTTGTTCGTGTATCAAGAACTTCCCAAATCGTTCCATCATTCGATCCTTCAAATGTCCAACTCTTCACTGACCTAGTTGGAGTCCAAGTTGCGATGGAATATTTAGCTATTGCTTTGGATGTTGGAAAATCATATCTTAACCACTGATTTGTAGCCCCCAGACCACGCCATCCTGTAGCGTTAAAAACTCCATTAAACGCTAGATATGCAGGGAACGATGCATCTGCACTACTTGCACTAGCAATACCACTCGGAGCAGTATTTGATGTCATTATTGGGATAGCAGTTACTGTTGAAATTGCCATTGTTTCATCTCCTTCTAAAAACAAAGAACACACCATATAGATGTGTTCTTCATAAATTTAGCCAAGCGTAATTTTATCTACTCGGCGTTTTGACATATCAATTGAGTGTTGATATGTTTTTCCTGATCCGAGATCACGACCACTATCATTAACATCCACCATACTAGTGAGGTTTCCAAACTGTACTGTTGAACTTCCATATTGTATAAAGTTCTTTTCTGAAGGTGATGACAATTTTACTAATTTCATGTCAGCCCTTTGTAAAAACTCCAATTCATTAAAACCAACATACGAAGTGTCACCATTGTTTTCCTCAATTGAAAGTCGATAATATTGATATTCTGAATTATTATTAAAATCAAAATACTTGGTCCCTGCGCTCCAAGATGTTTCGTTAATTCTAGAATCCAATACAACTTCTTCTCCATTAAACAAACCTGTGTTAGAACCCAATAGACTCCACTTCTTTGGTGAACGCGTAAGCGCACTTGATTGTGGAGTAATCCCATAACGATTTACCCTAGCCATTGATGGGAATTTATATTGAATCCATCCAGTCTTTTGCCCACTAGCTGTTAGCCATGTGTTAGTCTTATTTTTATCAAAAACCCTATACTCAGTGCCACTCGTAGATGCTGAACTAGCAGAAACAGTTCCGCTTGGTGCAGTATTCGAAGTCATCGTTGGGATAACGTCAATAGGATCGTAGCTTATCGCACTATATACTTTACCTTCTGATGAAAGTAAGATTTTATTTGAATATTTGATTTCCATCATCTTTATTTCTAAAATCCCTGTAGCTGTCGTATTTCCGTTATTGAGAGTAATATTTAATCTGTAGTGTAGGTAGCCCATACTATTGCTAATTACAAACTCTCTACTCTCGTAATTGCTCCAGTTAATTATGTTGTTCTGTGTGTCTAATACAGCCCAGCTAGAACCGTCATTAGAGCCTTCAAATGTCCAAGACTTGGGAGAGCATGGTGCGTTTGAGTCTCCTGTTATAATGTATTTTCTAATTTTTTTAGGATCATTAAATTTATATTGAATCCAGCCAACTAAGATTCCGCTTGCTGTTCTCCATCCTTGACCGGATGAAGTGATTCCATCAAATGCCTTCCATGCATCATTAGAACTTCCAGCAATTGTGCTGGCACTTACCACACCTGAAGGAGTAGTATTACTTGTCATTGTGGGTATTAGATTTTCTGTGTAATCAGCCATATATCAACATCTCCTTCCTTATGAAATCATTATTTTACAGATAAATTTGTGATCTCAATATATCTCTTTAAATTTACTGTTGATTTAAAAACCTTGCCTGAACCAAGCACTCCATTGTTGGTCATGTTTTGTACAATAACTTTACTACTTCGATTAAACACATTAAGATCAACTATGCCATCCGAAATAAATAAGCTTTTAAGTGGCAATGTTGTTGATAAATTAATCCAAGCGTTATTCTTAAATGTTTTATAGTTCACCGAATCCTGAATCAATGAATAGTTAGCCAAGTTGTCACCTCATTTACTGAAACGTTATTCCGTTAATCTTGCTTAATTTGTTACGCTCAAATTTTGTGCGATAAAGATAACCGTCTTCATGTACCGATACAGTAGGGGAGAGAGCAATGTTACGTTTTAATCTTAAAGTTCCATCAGATGATGAGACATAGTTTGTATTGTATTTACCATCTGTAAACTCATCTACAGTGAGCAGCGCAGGAACCGGGGTAGAGGATAGTTCAATCTTAATTCTTGCATACAACCCCACAGGACTATTTATTTTCCCATCTACATATGTAATCTCAACATAGTCAGACCAGTCTATATTATTCGTGGATGACTTTGTATAAATTTTGTAATCCACATTTGAACCAGTACCCACCATAGTTTTGACTACTCGTTGAAAGGCAGTTACTTTATCACCAATTGAAATCACAGCAGATTCCCATGATCCCTTTGAAGCATAGACCGATTTACCAGTGGAATCTGTAGCAACTACTTTAAGTTGTAGTTTACCATCTTTGATTTCTGTACCATCATGCGCACCCCCCGTCAAGGAGATGGGGAGTCCAATTTCTTTTGTGCTCAATTTATCTCAACTCCCAATTTATCAGTCCAGAATGATTAGTTTTCAATGGGGCAGCAATTCGATCAAGGATAATGCCATTCTTACGGATTATAAGTTGACCATTCAAATCTTGATCAGAAGTGATTTTGATCTGTAAATAGGGTATGTCTCTATCGGGGAGAGAGCAGATGCATTGATAGTTGATATTTACATCATTAAGAGTCATAGTCTTCTTGTAGCCAAAATTGAAACAGTCAATACTATTTTTAAATTTTCCTTCTTTATCAACATTACGCATTGTTGCTTCAGAAGAGCCATTCTTAAACTGTATGTGGTCATTATAAAGAAAAGCCCTTCCTGTTAATGGAAACTCTTCGTCATCGGCAATATACGAGATCGCAAACCGATCTTGATTGATATGAAACACACCATTGGCAACGTTATAGTAGAGCTGTGAGCCTTGACCGACAATGCCAAAACTTATTAGTTTATCTCTGTCTATACTATAAAAATCATTAGGTTTTTTAGTTTGTAAGTCATATTCAGTTAAGTTTGTGCCATCGTAATAATCTGCAATCCATATATATTTTTGTGGTACAGGTGAACGTGTATATTGTCTATTACCTAGAATCAAGATTAAACCTCCTTAAAATAAAAAAAGAGGACAAGGTATTAACCCTGTCCAACCGACTTATATATATATATATGTAATTAATTACACAAAACGGTAAGATATCCTTTTCTTAAACGCTTGTTTGCCGCTGCGCGCATTCAAAGGTACTTCACAACGAATAGATAAAGTTACATAATTACCTGCAGCATCTTGCGGATTACCATTGTTGTTTACTCCAAGAATTTCTTTTACTCCCGGTTTAATCGGAGTAGTGTAAGTTGCTCCTGTGTGGTCTTTGGTTGTTGATCCTTTTGTGCCAATTGGTTTAGTAAAATCTTTACCTACTCTTGAAGTTTCTTCATCAATATCTGTTTCATCAAGTGAGTCGACTTGAACGTGAAACCAGTTGTTCTTTACAACTTCGACTTCATTTCCTACTGTATCTCCAGTACCGCCACTCATATCACGAGTTGTAATTGTGCAATCTTCCATTTTTGAAACATCTGTTGCACCGTTATAGTTGTTCCAAACATTAAAAATGTAGATCTCGCTCTTACTGTCTGCATCAATAACCCCATAGTCAAATGGTCCTGTAATTTCTTGTATATGTGTAGAATTTCTCCAGCTAACAATTGGTTGAGCCATATGTATAAAACTCCTTTTATGTTCTTATAGTTACTGAAATTGTTAAACTTTGAATGTTCAGTCCGGCCTTGATAACATTAGCCCTAAATATGTCACCTGCTAATACTTGCTTATTTTTGATTGTCGCTTGTTTGTTGTCTTTCATATCGTGGGGATTGAACTTAATATTTTTATCCAGTACGTTAAGCCAAGTTTTAAAATCTCTTGTTCTTTCTATTGATATTTCACTTTCTGTTTCTCCAGAAGAAGCACAAATAGCCTCTACACTGACGATTTCGCCAGTGAAAGGGAAGGGTGCTAAAATTCCTATGGGTTCTTGAAAGACATATGAGTCTTTGCATAATACAATTACCCTGTCTTGTAACTCTAATGGCATATCTTTAAGTTTAAGATGTTCGGCTACGCTCATAAGCCCATCCTTAAACTCGTTAACAGGTTGCAAATTTGAACCAAATACATCAATTTCAATCCAGTGATTACCGTCATAACGATAACGTTTGCCGTCTTTATATGTTTGAGTTGTCCAACCAATTTGAGGGAGAGGATATGTAGCACGTAGTTCATTCATGTCTGCAACAGGCTCTTTGAAGACGAGTCGAGTTGTATTGTATGCATCTTTGGCCTTAATTGCAGATTGAGTTGCATCTTCAGCAGCTTGGTTAGCTTTGTCAGTTGCAATCTTAGACAAGTCTGTCTGTACCTGTGATTGTTTTATCGCTTCTTCAATTCGACCTAGTGCAATTTGATTTTCGTTGATCTTATTTTGAATTTGATCTATATAATCTTGTAGTGTGACTACTACATCTGGATTGCGACTCACCATCGCATAAATACGTGAGGCGGGATACATAATTAATCCTCTGCCTTTATATCTACAAAGATGTACTGTTCCTTCTTGAGAGGGATTAAACTGTATGACTCCCATACCATAGTGGACAAGAAATTCATGTTCGTTCAGATATGGACGATTCTCAAATACTTCTTGATCAATTTCGACGAAACCAGCGATATTAACTCTATCTGTGGGAGAGGGTATTTCCAGCAAGGTAATCATACCGTTGATAACAGGTAATGAATCAGCTCGATCAACATAGGGGTCTTGAGGAGTACCGCTACGAGAGATAATTGTTACGGGGTCGTTATATTGTAGATATGTGCTTAAATCTGGCAATTGTTCACCTCCTTAGTTAACGAATACATTGCTACTGCCAGAGGTAATTGTAGTTGTTGTACCTAAATGAGTGTTTACGTTTTTACCGACACTTGATACTGCTTTACCGCCAACAAAAACAGTGGAACTACCTGTTGAAACTTGACCTGAACCTGATCCAGACGTTCCGGGGCTGATTGATATAATTGTTCCGTTAAGCTTAGGTGATGGAGAAGGGTCAGCTACCCACTGTTCTTGAGTAGGTGAAGTTACTGAGGCTATTGGTTGTCCATTGACATAGACCGTTGATGTGGAATTAACTGTGCCAGTAATTTTTGCCCCTGTTGTGTGAGTAGTTGTACTGTAAACTGGACTATAGCCTGTACAGTTGCCGAATTGATCCCATGATGAACATTCTGTTCCGCTTTGATATCTCTCAACAAAACTAACATGTCCAATTTTATTTGATTCTTGTACTGTTGATCCTTTAAATGCTACTCCAGTCATATGACCTCCTATTGCAACAATGTGAATTGGTATCTAAATTTGATATCTGCGCTTCCTGTGACCTTGAGTATGTTTTTTCCTGTGGGGAAGGAGAGGTAATTATCATTAAAATCTTTATATCGATAAGTGACAGCTAATGAAGTTTCAATATCCTGATTCCTATTATCTACATAGACAGTTTCATCATGAATTAGATTCTTAAACTTGAACTCATCGTTGTTATGTGAAGAATTAACAATACTAAAATCGCCATTACCTTGTTTTGTGATCCAAATTTCAGGTGAACAATTTTTATCTCCCTTGTTATCAAATAGAAGCACAGGCTCAAAATAGAATGTAATTCCTTTAAATTCAGGTTGATTAACATCGTATGAAATCTTATTGAAGAGCACTCTAAACATTATCTTTACGTTATAAAAACCAATATCTTCAGCAATATCAGGTATGTGAGCACCATTGATACACTGTCTCCATTCTGACCAATTAACGTTATCTTGTGTGAATCGTGTCTGCACAATAATTTTGGAGCCAGTAGGCTCAATACTTTCCCAAGATATTTTACTCAATACCCCATCTGCGCTAATTGGAATTGATATTGGCTCGGAAGTGTAGTTGCCTTTGAGGTTAATTATAGATTGCCAAGTAGTCATACTTTCACCTTAACCAATCTTACCAAATGGATAGAAGAGAGCTGCACTTCCTGCTTCTTTCCATCTGCAAATTCGATATGTCGCCCAACTAGCATTCTTATCATATGTGGTAGCCCCATCGACTTGTTGCCATGGAGGTTCTGTATTACCAGATTCACCAGCTTGAATACAAATATAGAATCGACCATTATCTATTGTAGGCAAAACTATATCATTAAGTTTGTATTGTGTAGTGGCAGCCCATGTGCTTGACCTACGTAAATCCGAGAATTCTATTCCTGTAGATACGGGGAAGACGGGCTCAGAGAAGGCGGATCTACCTGTTTGTGTACAGATATAAACATGTCCATTATCAGAGTTAGGAATAATGTAATCTCCAACAGTATAGGGTTTGAGTGATTGCCACATAGGAGCGGACTTTCCTGTACGTACATTAACCCAACCTACATGACCACCATAGATCGGCCTTGTATTATATAGTCGTTTAGTTATAAGGTAATCTCCGCTGGTAGGAGTTGCAGATACATAATCGTCTGATATTAGATCCAATAGTTTAAAGTTATCGCCTAATTCACGTATTGTGTTTTCAATTTCATCCGTAAAGGAGGGGATTTTTAGATGCAGTTTGTCTGTTTCCGTAGACATACGATTCTCCTTTCTTTTAAATTTCAGACCACTTCGTTCCAGATGCAAAGTCTGACCATTTTGGTCTAGCAGGATTGAGGGTTAAATTTCCTTGTGTATTTGTTATGGTTGATTGATGTGTTCCAGTTGAATATGTATTTTTCTTAATTTCTAAAGGAGTGTAGTTCCACTTGTAAACACGAGAAGTCATGATAGGAGAGTAGGAGTAGGGTGAATCGCAGCGAAACGTTAGGTTAACATATCCTTGCTTGATACAATTGTGTACTAAAGTGGAATCATCAACGACCATGGCATAGAAAATGCGCTCAGCGCCTACAGCTAAATCATTGGTGAAATACAGTGGTTGATAATAGTCATGCTGTGTGAGCCATTTTACCACTTCACGAATCTTTTCAGTGTTCCATGTCTCTTCAAATGCAAAAGAGACCGAAAACTTTAATGGTTCAGTTTCAGTTCCCATAAAATATGGTTTATCGTTACCTTTAATTTTTTCCTCAACTATCTCTCTTGAAGGAAAAAATATCTCTTCTTGCATACCACTGTTTAAGTTGACATTGATGAGCCCATGTTTAACAGAGGTTTCACCAGCAAAAGAAAAGTAGAGGGAGTCACGTATTGTAATCCAAATCACCTCCAATATAAAATTTGGACAAATAAAAAAGCCCTATTTATAAGGCTTTTCGGAAGCTAATTTCTATGTAAAATCGGTATTTCATTTAAATCATCTAGCAATAAAATGTACTACTCATCCATCGAGTCCAGATATTCGTCAATGTGTAACCTAAGACTAATGATTCCATCTGGGCCTGTTGAGCTTTGAACCTCTTGATTTTGAACAAATCCTATTTTGTCCACATAAAATCCAAGTCGATGCGGAAAGCAATCTAAAGTAATGAACTTTACACCACATGCATTTTCTCTTAATTCAAGCGATTTATGCACAGCGTACTTAATCATTATCTTCCCTATGCCTTTTCCCTGATACTCTTTGTGTACAGCCAATCTTGCAATTTTTAAACTTGGGAATGTTTCATAGCCAATCAATCCATTATTTCTTTCTTTGTAATTCAATCTAATAGAGTCTGCGCATAATGACATATAGGCCAATATTGTGTCTGAACTGTCTTTTAGAAGAAAAGTGGTATTGTAACCATCAATCTGCTCATCAAGTGATTCTTCTTTTAAAAAGGTGTTCATTTCTTTTGAATGTCTTTCAAGAGCTTTTCTTTTTCTTTTGATGGCTCTAGAATATTCATTTGTATTTACACAATCAAAATTAGCCAGATTGCCTGAATCATCCTCGGACAATCTGACTATAGAATAATATTCATTGGCAGTCATTTATTTAATTCCTTTTCTCTAATCCCTTAAAGTATTGTGCCAATTTCTTTGCATTTTCTCTAGATTTGGCGGTAGGTTTAACCTGAAGTGAATCCAAAAGTCTTTGGGCATCTTTGCCTTCTAATGTTGGAGTAGCAGCCATTTGAGTAGCCATCTTTTTCGCCTTCCTTCGTTTGGTCAATTCAATCTCTCCTATCTAATAGATTAGACAGTTAAGAATATGATTGAATCAACAATGTTATGACTAATAGATCAACGAATCATTGAAGAATGATTCATTAGGAATATCATACCATATAACATATACCATGTATATGCAACATTTAGTTGTTATAAGTAGAATTTTGGTAGGTTTTTAGATGGTAAAAGTATGCTTTCTTGGGAAAATAAAAAGCACCTATATAATTAGGTGCTTCAAGTTGAGACCATTTAATTTATTGCATTCTGTTTTTCATTTCGACTGATTATTACGTGTAGAAGATTGAACCAATGATCTAACTTTTTGATAGCCTCGACTACTTCATTAGAATCTTTAGTCAATGGAACACTAGAATTTAAAAAGACTATTGTTTCTAGTGGAGTCTTTAAGCTATCAAAACGTAAATTAATCGTCATTTTTTTAACTTTAGCAGAACTGTTTTTATTTGCTGTTACTGCCCCAATCACCAAACCTAGTCCACCAGCTAACACCCCACCTACAGCCATTCCGCCTAGTTGACTACTTCGCGATGTCTTAGTTATGGTTTCTTCATCTTGTTGTACTTCTACATGTAATAGGTCGTTAAAATTATACACATTAATAGAATTAATATCTCCGATGGCAATTCTGCTGGAGTTTTCATCAATGCCAAGTATCTTACCTGTATATTCAAAATAGATGGTTGGTGTAAAGCTATCAAACTCATTCAGTTTTACTAAAAGACGATCCAAGGCTTCTTTTTTTCGAGAAGTTTCAATGTCCTCAATTCGTGCGACAGATACTCCTCCCGAAATAAGTCCAATCAAAGAAATAAAAATGGGAGTCCATTCTTTATAAACAATCGCAAGTACTATGCCAAGAATAATTACCAAAAAAGAGGCTAGCAATAAAAGTCCATGTTTTAACATCGTTAACTCCTATTTATACTCGAATTAAAGCATATATGCTTCAAGAGAGATATAGTTTGGAGAATTCTTTTTAGCAAGGTCAATTGGCAAATTGCCTTCGTCGTCTTTGATATTCGCGTCTGCTTTAAGATCCTTCAGCTCACCAAGATAAAAACTACTATTATTCAAAATTGCAATGTGTAGGGGAGTTTGACCGAGCGAATTTTGAATATTTACATTAAGAGCATTACGTTTTATTGCTTTAAATGCCTCGAAGTTGTTTTCCTCAATGGCGTAGTGAAGTAGAGTGTTCCCAGTATCTTGGTCAACCGCATTAAGATCTAGGGTTTTATTATCAAGAGCAGACCGAATCTTAGTTGTATCTAATTTGCCGTCAGTAGAATAAGTCTCTTGCAGATTTTTCACCTTCTTGTTTGCTGTAGTGCTTTGTGGCTTTGTATTGTTAACTGAGTTTGTACTTGTACTACTCGTCGATCCTGAATTTGAAGTAGAGCTAGAGCTGTTCGTTGAATTCTCTTTTAAACTGACAGTTGAACTTGTTACAGATTCGACCGAGTAGCCCATGGCATTTGCCGTGTCTCGTACTGGAAGATATAGTTTTCCATTAACATTGAGAGGACTCTCAGACAGTTTTGCTTGTGATCCGTCAACTACTAGCTTAACATTTGACTGTGTTGCTTTCAGGTAAGTAGCAGCTCCAACGGCAGATCCAGCAGTTACTGCAACACCAACGATTGCACCAAGCATGAATGCTGGCATTTTAGATAACATTTTCTTCATAAGTTATGTACCTCCGAAATTTCATAGTAAAATTATCCTACTTTACTAGATAAATTATACTATATTTATCGGTATTTTAATTGGAAAAGTTTAGTTCAAATCTATACGAGTACCATTAATTTTAACGTTTTTACTCGCTTTAATCTCAATATCACCGTCGCTAGTCATTTTGATTGCAGATCCTGATTCCGTAATCAGATTGATTTCTTTGCCTTTAATATTTATTGGCCCCAATTCAGAGAGTAATGTTACTCCGTCATCTGTCAATCTTAAACTTTTTTCACGTCCATAGTTACTATTAAGATAAACAAAGTCAAAACTACCATTTGGCTTCTGAATACTGCCGCGTCCGTACCCCCGTGAATCCCCTTCGCCCATATCGATTATCGGATAAGCTTGTTCGCCATCACCTTCAAAGAAGAGACGCATCTTAGTCTTATCTTCCATTTGATACACATAGACAGGCCAAGGTGTAACTTCTACTGTCATTTCACCTTTTTGCTCAGAAGATATCCAGTACAATTTACGACCATCAGATAATTCTTTATGAACTCCAGATCCTTTTACTTTACCAGTTAAGAATTTGATTTCTTTGCCTTCAATTTTGACATAGTTAGACCAACCTTGAAGTGCGGCGTTTGTTAAAGTGGACAGTTTACCTGCAACTAGAGAACTAATGAATCCGTCTTCAGCAGTTAAAATGTTGGCAGCTAATAGTTCAGTGTCAATTGCTCCCGCTCCCACGATGTCCCACCGATTGAGATGAAGCTGTTTTTTCTCAGAATCCATTAGTAGAGTGTTGTTTCCATCGGTGACAATAAGCTTCTTGAATTTAGCTGTCCCATCCATAGAAATAGATGCTGGTGCTTCATCAAAGTCTTCACTGCCGAACCAAAGTCCCCACTCGGGGTACATTTTAATTACTCCCCCTTTAGTATCACGCAGCTCCAAATCGGAACCACGTATATGTCCGTCTTTAAAGAGAGAGTTTTTAATTTCCGCATTGTTAGCAAACAGGGAATCTAACCAACAGTTACCAAAATAATCCACTCTAAATGGAGCTAGATTCCAATTTTCGTGCCCAATACCAAATCCTAGTTCTGAGACGGTTATAACTTCATTGTTCTCACCAACTCGAAGTCTGAGATTTCCATCCTGTGCCAACCAAAACACGTTGGAAGTAACGCCATTGCGAATCTTATCAATATAGAACCCACGACTATTATTTATTCCTGATATATTAGTAATCGTTCTATCATTGCAATTGATCGAAGCATATCTGTTTACATGTAATCCAAATACGTCGGGCTGTTCTGATGTTAACCCTAACCTTACTACTGGGCGACCACAGCGATCATCAATCATAAGTTTTGAGCCTTCGATTGTAAATACGCCCGTTGTGTCACCAATAACTACACGTTGTCCTAAAATTATTTTTCCAAGGACCTGCTCTGCAATCAGTCCATCAGCGGTCAGGGCAGACTCGTATTTTAAGCCTCCGCTCCGTGTGAGCGCAATGACACCATGAGTCGCCCTCAAGAATCGGAGGGGGTCATCGGGATCGATTATCGTCAGTCCAGTGCGATCCAGTGTTACAAATTCATTACTTGCCATGTTAACTTCATTGGTAACTTTATTCCATACATTTTCAAATAGTCGACTCATTTCTGACGAATCGACGACTGCTTTTGTCCAATCGGGTCTGCCGTTACCTACAACGATGGTGGTGTTCTTACTATCACTCAAAAATTTCTCAATTCGTTTACTCTCATCGTTAATATTCTTTGCATTACTCAGCGTTAACTTAATACTCGATCCACCATAGTCATAACTAATCTCGCTAATCCTAGCCGTCAGCGCTATATCCAAAGGTTCATACTTTACATTAACGAAATCCCCAAGAGTTAACTTGTCCCAATTACGCTGTTCCTCGATGATCTCCAAAAAGTTAACAATATCAATCTCAACAGAGAGTTGAGGGACTTGTAACTCCTTAAATTTCTCTAACGTTGCATCGTAAAGGTCTTGCTCATCTATGTATACGTCATCTGCAAACTCACGTTCAATTACAAAGTAATTCAACTCTTGTAGTTGTTTACTTGTAAAATTGTTTTCAGCATCCAATAAAGTTTGCAGTCCATTGATTCGATTTTGTACATTTGTAATCTGATTTAGCTTATTACTAATCTCAATTTGCTTAAGGTTGATCTGATTTTCTTTATTGTCTAAACTGTAACGTTCTACGATTGCATTGTCATTGCCAGCCATTTGATATTCTTCAATACTAATAGTAGCAACTTGCATAAACACACCAGTAGATGATCCATTAACTGTAATAGTTGTTATCTCAAGATTGTTTAATTTACCCAACATTACCCATCTACCTGATGATACTGATTTAACAGATCCATTCAACGCAACAGTTAAACCAGAAGAGGAGTCAACTTTAATCATTGCAGCATAGTTATAGCCCTTGTTAAGTTTAAACTGTCTCGATGTGCTACCACTATGTTGATACTTCTCAAAGAACATCTTATCGCCAAATTGTTGAGCCAATGTAACTTCTTGCACTACTTTTTCATCTTGCTGTAGCCTATTTAAGTCAATCTTAAGTTGGTTTAACTGTGTTTCATAGCTTTCAAGTTCCTCCAGATATTGTTTAAACAATCCAGTCTTACTCTCAACTAATGCCTCATAGTCCAACAGCGCATGACACAACGAATCCGACATCCAATGACTTGATGAAATCACTGTTTTATTGGCATCTCGTTCAAATGGATAAATCCAATATCCGTAGTTTTCAATATAATTTTGTCCAGTTGGATTAACTTTCTGAATACCCAGTCCATCTTTACCAGAAGCGGAGAGACGTGTAACCATCTCTTCAGAACTGGTATTACGGATCATATTCTTCATCAACTTACCGTGTGAAACCGTCCAACCTCTGTTGTTACCTGTAAGTTCAGGCTTGGTCATTCGAAGTGTTCGTTTATCAGTATTAAAAGTAACGATTGCATTATATTTTTCGGCAACAGAATAAATCGCTTCAAGAACAGTAGATGAGGGGTATTCGAAAGCTCTTCGCGTTAAGATAAAATCGGCATCAATATACTCAATATCCCAAATAGTATTTCCCATTGTGAGTAAGTCATTAAGTACTTGATCCGCTCCATAAGCTTCTACGGAGTAACTTTTGATCAGTTTATTACTCAATTCGCGTACCAATGAATAACACTTAATATTCATCACATCTGAATCATCAATGTTATCTTCAATGTCATTTACCATAAACCAATCAATTTGAGATCCAGTTACAACTTTGATTAGATATCGCTCTTTTATCAATGACACATTCTTATTGGGCTTTAGCTTATGATGTTTGTCGAGGAAGTAGGGGAGAGTAAAAGAGAGTTCTGCGACATCGTTCAACTTTACATCAATGTTGTCATTAAAAATCTCACTGAGTTTACTGATAATTTCTCTATCAGGTTTAGCCAAAAAGTATTGGGGTTGGATAGGTTTTCGTTTATAATCGATTTCTCCTAGCATGTATTCACTCCTTTCAAGGTAAAATAAAAAGAGAGGGGTTACCCTCTCTAAATGGTTCTTGCTTTCATTTTTGAATTTAATGCGCTACTGAATTTATTGAGTAAGCTATTGCCAGTGTCTTTATCGTTCGCGTAGATCTCAACTTTATCTATACGTACACTATTATCATTGCTTGATGGAGTAGACGAGCTTTTAGGCATCAGTCCAGCAAAGTTTAATCCACTCTTAATCTTATCAGTGATACCACGCACAACATCTACTACTTTCAAGATATTGCTTGTATCTGACTCTTTAAGAATTAGCTCCTTTTTATGTGCTAAGATGTACTGCCCCTCTGCGGGCACATCACTAGGAGTCATACCACCAGTTTTAGCACTAAAGATTTTCTGATTTACGAGATCCTTAAAACTGCCATCAGGGAATCCATAGACTGAACGCAACTGATCGTTCTTAGCTTTTAGGGTATCAAACTGTTGAGTAAGATTTTTGTACTGAGTTGAAGCCTTATCGAGTTTGGCCATTTCCGCTTTAATTGACTCAGCAGATTGCTTGTTACTCAAATACTCAGTCCATGCTACACGAGCTGCGGTTGTGCCTTTAATAGTTCCCGTTGAGCCCGATGTACCTCCATTAGATCCACTAGATGAACCAGAATCAGGAGCTGAGTAGTCACCGCCAGAATATTTGTTCAAACTCTCCATGGATTTCTGGAAGTCGTAAACCATATTCTGCATCGCTTGAGACGTTTCAAAGGTATGATCCTTAATGGTGGCAAATAGCTTATCATATTCTCGACCAATCGTACCAAGTGTTGCTGTGACTACAATCGCATCATTACTCATCAAGCCTTGCTTAAGATCATAAAAATACTTCTGATTTTCAAGAATATCTTTGTATTTACGCTCAGTTTTCTTCTTTTCTTCATCTATTTTATCGAGCGTGTCGTCATGGAGTTTGTCTTCTTCATCCTTGATTTCATCGTTATAATTCTTATGGTCGTCAAGTTGATCTTGTAAGCCTTGTTTAATGAGTTCTCTCTCTCGATCACGTTGAAACTTACGAATCTCTTCATCAATAGCAGCAAGTTGTTCTTCAAGTTCTTTTCTCTTCGCTTTCCCTTCCATGGTGTTGTCCATAGCATAGGTATTCAACTTGTCTTGAACTTTCTGACGCTCATCCATTTTATTCTGAAGCTCTTCAGTGTAATCAACATCTGCGTTTTCACGGTCGAATGCCTTAAGTCGAGCATTGATGTAATCCTCGAAGCGTTTTTGTTCATCATCAATGTTCTTCATTGCTTCTTCGTGACGTTTATCTTCCTTATCACGGAGTTGATCAAGGGCTTCCAGTTCTAGATCACGTTGTTGTTCAATGACCTTTTTGTATTCGTCGATGATATTGTCAGCAGCAGACTCACGCAAATCCTTCAATCTATCGTTGACATCTTTCAGAGCAGAGTTAGTGTCCAAAAGAGAGAGATTTAGCTCTTGGAGTTTATCGTTGTAATACTGAGTCATTTCAGCATTTAATTTGTTACTAGCCAATAATGACCGTACATATGAAATCTCCTTAGTCAAAACAGAAGCTTTATATTCGTAAATAGGTATCTGATTGCGCAATTCTTTGTTGAATTCAACTGTACCTTCAGTCATCATCTTCAGGTTAGCATCTGAAACTGCCAACGCATCATCACTTGACTTGGTTTGTTTATCGTAAGCTGCAATTTGAGAGTCAAAAACACTTTTACGCTTCTCGTCAATTTGAGCTTGATAATCCCACCATTTAGCGCTATTCTCAGCAAGTTTAGCGTCATATTCGCCTTGAGTAATTTTGTTCTCAATCAACTGTTGGCGAATGTCTTTGCTCTGTTGCTCCAATAATTTTTGCTCTTGCTGTAGAAGACTGCTCTGCGTCATTTCTTCTTTACGCCATTCAACACTGTCAGTTGTATAGCGACTTTGTTTATTAGACGACAAATCACGCTTAGACTGTAGAGTAGCAATTGCGTTGTCAGTGCTTGTAATATAGGCATCAACAATATCTAGTCCAAGTTGATACAAGTCGGTTTGCCAACCTGAAATGTTGAGTTTTGTATCGCGAATTGCGTCTTCGAGTTCTTTTTGAGTAGCATTGGTAACTTCTGTTGTAGTTTTACCATCGGAACTTGTAGTTTTAACTTTAGTTGCTGAACCTGTATTAGAAGTAGAGGAGCTTGAACCAGAGATTTCATTATAATTGGCTAAAACTTTAGGCGCATAAGCTTTAGTTTCAGCAAAAGGAATGTTTCCCATCTTACCAGCTTTAATCCACTTGTCTACATTGCCGGGGCCAGCATTGTATGCTGCAAGAGCATATTCCAAATTACCATTGTATTTCTTAAGGAGACTTGCAATATACTTTGTACCACCAGCTACGTTTTGATCTGGGTCATAAGAGTTTTTAACACCTAGGCCCTTTGCGGTGCCCGGCATAAGTTGCATTAATCCTGCGGCTCCAGCTCCAGATTTTGCATTTGGATTAAATGTACTTTCAGTTTTAATAATAGCGGCTATCAGTTTTGGATCGACACCATTTTGAGAAGCATATTTATTGATTATATCTGCATATTTACCAGAGTAATTTCCTCCAGATGGTGATGAGGTGGAAGAGGAAGTTGACACTGTAGAGTTTGGTGCGGGTTCTCCTGACGATGTTTTAGTGGTTGTCTTAACTTTGGTTGATACTAACTCAGAAGGATTCTTAAGCGCCTTGTTTGAAGTAGCTATTTGATCTTCAATCAGCTTTTTCTCTTCTTTAAGGTTTGCAATATACTCTTTAGAACCCTTAACCATAGTATTTCGTTCATTTTGAACTTTTTTGATTGCATCCGCTAATTCCAATAAACGCTTCTGAGTTTTTGTTAAAATCTCATTAGAGTCAGTATATGACTCGTTGGATTTGTCATTGGATTTGGTAGCGTCCTTGGTAGCTTTGCTTGTATCATTTGCAGCTGTAGTAAGATCACTTCTTGCACTTTCCAAAAGACTCAAATCGGTTAATAAATCTTTTAATGCCGCTCTTTCCATCGCATAATCAGATATAGTAGAGTTATTTATTATATTCCCGTTCGAATCAATACCAGACTGATTTCTTCTGTAAACACCAAACATTTGTTCAGCTTGCTGTTCAGTTATAAGTCCCGCTTCAAGTTGAGAATTAATTTCTTTGATCTTTGCAGATGCTTCAACTTTTCGTCTACGCTCCCAAGCAGCCATCTCAATTTCGTAAGCAGCAATACGCTTCTTAGTCTCATCAATAGTTGTCTTGGTTTTTGCAATTTCGTCATTAACAATGGAAATCCGCTCTTCTTTTTTAGCAGCAACATACTTCTTAATTGCTTCTTTGCTTAACCCTGTAACTTTGATGAAGTCGCCATATTTGTCGTTCATCTTCTTGATAGTTTCAGTTGATAAGCGATTCCCTTTTGCTAATTCAGCTTGAGCAGTATTAAGAACATCGATTTCTTTTTTAGTTTCAGAGACAAAGGTTGCTGTTTCGCTAATCTTTTGAGACATTTCATCTGTGCGCTCAACAGTTTCTTCCATTGTTAAATTAAAAGAATTCAATGCATCATCCACAGATTCTACACCTTCAACTACTGGAGCATAGGTGTATTGTGAGAGTATAGACATCATGTCTTTGTAGGATGTAGATGTGAGGTTGAGTACTCCCGGCATGTCTTTAAGAAGCTTCATACCTTCTTCTGCGCTTGCAAGATCTTTACCTTGAATGGAACGGAATACATCGCCTATATTCTTTTTAAACTGGTTAGCGGATACACCGCTTTCTGCTGCCGCATTAGCATAAATATCTAAAAATCCACGAGTTAAACCTTTAATTTTTACGTTATTTGCTTCTTGCTCGTCGACAAATGATTGACCAGCACCTTTGTAGGCAAGAACCTTAGCATTTAGTGTAGTCTGGAACGATGTTTTAGATGCGGTTAATAGATCATCCTGCTCTTTTAATTCTGTTGCTAATTGCTTATTTTTCGATTCGGCAAGCATATTGCCATAACTGTCGTTGGGGTCAACTTTTGCCCATTCAGTCTTATTTGCTTCATACGCTGCCAATGCTGCATCATAAGCCTTTTCTCTCTCAAGTAATGCTTTTTTCTCTTTTTCAATGTCACGTTCAATTTTATCCGCATTAGAATTATATTCAATTTCCGCAGCTAACCTAGCAACTTTTAATTCTTCTTCTTTTAATCCAATTTGAGTTTGAATAGCTTTATTATTCTCATCATAGGATTTCGTTTGTCCATCAACACTAGTTGTGGTTACGTTGTACTTGCTGGATAATTCACTTTCAATTTGAGCTAGACGTGATTTTTCATCAAAACTAAGTTCTGTCTTTTTGGATAATTCATCATACTCTTTTGACAGTGCCTTGAGATTGGAAAGATCATATTGTTTCTGATTTAACTCTTCGGTTTTGTCTGAAAAATCTTCAGTAGCAGTTGTTGCGTCCGAGAATTTACCTACTATCCATTCGAGAGCAGAACCAAGCAATACGAATGCACCACCAATGATTGTTGAGGCGAGTAGGGCTTTGAGTGCGAATTTCAGGGCTGTTACTGCGCCTCTGGCAATATTCATAGCCCCAGCCAAAGTCTTCATACCTAAAGATGCGGCAGCGGCAGCAGGAGAGGTTGCAAGCATAGTGATATTTGTTTTAGTAAGATCCCAGATAAGCGCGGCAAGTTTGGGGCGCAGAATAGCAACACCTATGCCGATAGCGCCCAAGACAACTGGAAGGGCGCCAGCCTTATCTACTAAGACAGCGACACCGTTGAGCATGCCAGCAAATAATGAAGTAAGAGTGATGATTGTATCCGAAATTACGGCTTCACCAAAAGCAATGGACAATGTTTCCCATGCTGTTTTCATCTTTTGGATTCGTGCCTCAAGTGATTGCATGTACTTTTCGTTTTCACGTACTGCTGAGCCTTGAGAATTCATAGCTGCTTCTGTTGCAGAAATTGCAATTGGAAAATTTTGCATTACGGCGAGGAACCGAGTGAGCTGGTAACGCAAAAACTGTTACTTTCAGGCATTTTTCACCCTACTGACTATATCACTAGGTATATAGCGGGATAGGTACTTCCAAAAGTGTCTTTACACTTGACCCATCCTCTCTATATTTCTATAGAGGTCAGACTATAACATCTTCTACTTTAATAGAAGGTCAACGTTTAGTCGTTACGGTTGAAACGTTTGTGAGAGGTTTAAAGATTTTATGTAATTTTGATAAGTCTTTTCGATATAAAGCTATAAATTCTATTTTATTATCATTAATAATTTCTAACTTTTTTGTCATTTTCTTTTTATAATGCTCTAATTCAGGCATGCCGAAGTATTCTATAACAGTTCCATCTGGTAATAGCCAGTCGCACCTTTTCATTCCGCATCGCTCATCCTCGGAAAATTCACAATAAGGGACTTCTTTTTCAAACTTTATATTATTTGAAATAAAGAATTCCGTAATGACTAACTCTGCCTGTGACAGACAGATTGTTCCATCGGAGGCTTCGTGGAAGCCAGTAGACCCAAATGTGTTAATGTGGTTGATGGGGAGATTAGCAATTACACAGGCATTTTCGTATGAACCAAGATATCTGTAATAGGTCATTGGCGAAGGTGTTTCCTCAGAAATGGAGATATCTGTAAGAGTCGGTGTTCGTCCTAATTTTTCTGCAAGTTGCCGAAGAGCGCAGATCAACTCTTCTTTAGAAAATTGAGTATTAGTTTTTTCTTTTTTTAAGCCCAAATTCGCAGCTTGACACATGATTGCGCTCAAACTTCTATTGCTTAAGTATAGATTTTGAATGGTCTTGTTTGATAAAGAAGGGTAGTATTTTTGGAGTATTTCGTTCTCTTTGTCAGACCAAGACTCTCTTGACACTAAGCCCAGTTTACTGGCCTTACTATGAATTGCTGATTCGGTTCTATGAGGAAAAAACCTTTCAATGAAAATCTTAGTTGGCATTTCGCAATAATACTTCTTGAAATCTTCAATCTCTTCGCTCGTATACTGAAAGTTCTCTCTTCTTATTTTCATTTTAGAAGCCATTCGAGCTATTTCTGCTCTTGGAAACCTTTTAATTTCTTTTAAAATTAATTCCCATGATTCAGTTGGGTAAAGTTCATTAAGTTTGTCTAATTCGTCTGGAGTCCATTTCTTATTAAATCGTGGCACATCATATTTTTCAAGTATCTTATAGAAATTTGCGATTTTGTATTTTTCGCAAATATATTTACGCTTTAATCCGTTCTTGTAATCTTCAACGATACTCAACTCAATTTCTTTTTCTATTTTTATCATTCTCCAATTCTAATTGTCTCTCTCACAAGACGCCTTACCTCGGTATTGCCTTCGCCATTATGCGTTAAGGTGTTCACCGATATGGTTGACTTTGCAACAGTCAATCACTTGACTGTGGGGCCGTTATTTTAACCCGCCAGATTCACTGCTGTGCTTTGTTGTGTTTCTTTGGACAATCCGTTCCATTTGCTTGCTAGTTCAGCCATAATGTCGGCTACTCCACGAGTTTCACCATTTAAATCTTTCATTGAAACACCAGCAGCGGCCAATACTTCTTCGGATTTATCCATAGTTGTGATACGAGAATAAATTGATTTCAGTGAGTTCAATCTGTTACTTTCAGATATTATAAATATCCTACTGACTATACTAAAAGTACAGCGGAAGTACTTCTTCTATAAGTGTCTTTACACTTGAGTACTTCTCTCTATGTTTCCATAGATGCTCAGACTATCGCATTGTCCGTTCTGGACATCTCTACACTTAGTCGTTCAGGCTGTATTTAAACTTGCCCCCTGTCATCCCATAAGGATTTCCAAGTCAATAAGTAGAGATTTTCACTAATATGTCCCCATACTAGGCGGCAACGAGTTTACCGATCACTGATCCCGATTCTCTTGTAGCTGTAGCAATTGCGGTTGTATGTCCCAATAATTCTTCCATTGATACCGATTTGTTACTCCTCTAACTGGTAGAGGGGGCAAGTCATTTCTGCTTGCCTCTGCATTTTCTGGTATTAAGTTAATACTTAATGGATTATAGATGCAGACCAGACTCTATCTTTATCTTCCGTAGTAGGGGGTGGAAGATAGTCAGCGTAGAGTTATAATGTCACCATTATAACTACTTAGTCGTTACGGATTGCTACATAAATTCTAATTTATATAGCTCTTTCCTCGGAATTATCTATCCCTAGACGTTTCCCGATATGGCTGACTGTTCACTAATCGATCACTCGACTAGGCGGCTTGGGCTATGGCCCCACCGAATGTATTTGCACTTGCTCCTGCTCTTGTCATTGATAATGCTAAGTTTTGAGTTGTCACTGCGAAGTTGTTATCGCTATATCTGTTACTTTCAGACGTTTATTGTCCTACTGACTACAATAATCGTAGCGGAAGCACTTCTTCCAAAAGTGTCTTTACACTTGAGCGCTTCTCACTATATTTCTATAGTGTCCAGACTGTCGCTTCATCCACTAATTAGTGGAGCCTTTTCACTCAGTCGTTCAGGCTGTATTTAAACTTGCCCCTTGTTGTCCCAGTGGGAGATCCAAGTCAATCAGAAAAGGTTTTTCTACATGCATTACTACATGAGGAGACCGAATTTAATCTCGTTCAACTTATTCGCAATTTCAATACTCTTCCCAGCTTCAACATTAAATATTGTCATCGCCGCTGTTAATGTATCTACTGATTCTTGAGGTGTTAATTCAGATATGTTCTGCAATAGCGTTGATGTCTTTGCAAGATTCATAGTTTGATCTTCATCGAATCCCATACGAGCAAAACCAATTGCATTCTCATTTACCTCAGTAATGCTTCGACCTAGTTCATTTGCCAACTGAATACTACGACTCAACATGCCTTCAAAATCAGTTGACTCATCCATTACACGTTTCAACTGTGTCATCTGACTATCTACTTGGATAATGACATTAGTCATATCTTTCAACGCTCTGATTGTCATGTAAATGGAAGATGTAGCACCTGTCCATAATGCAACTTTAGATGCAGCATTCGCAAAGCGTTCTCCAAGTGTCTTAGCTTCATTTCCTGCTAATTTCGCTTGACTGGTTATTTGTGTTAGTTTGGTCTGCAACTCTGTTAACGCATTTTTGTAATTACTAACCTTTGACACATTTCCTAATTGAGCATTTAAAGCATTCAACTCGGCTACAGCAGATGCATTCCCTGAGAACTTAGTTTTAGCTGAAGCAATTTTTGCTTCCATATCTGCAACTGCTTTTTGTCTATTTAAATTCTCAGTCATTGCCGCTGCATGTGCTTTATCTAATGCATCACGATCACGAGCAATTTTTTGCTCCTCAGCAAACCGAGTACGTAATTGAGCAAGAAACTGTTGATTGCGCTGTTCTTCTTCTTTGAGATTCTTATCCGCTAATGCTTTTCGAGTTGCATATTCTTGTTGAGCTGCTTGTTCACGCTGCTTATTTATCGCTTGCTCTTTTTGTAACGCATCTTGTTGTTGCTTAAGATAATCAGTTATTTGACTGTAGTTCTTAACGTTACCTTCGTTGTCTACATTGACGCTTACTTGTTGACCAGCCTGATTTTTATATGTATTGGTTGTGCTATTGATTTCGCCAAGTTTATTTTTATTGGCTCTAGTTCTAGCTAGAGAATACCCGTCTAACTCTTTTTCAAGTTGCTGTAGTGTTTTCTTTTGTTCACTATAAGCTTTAGTTTCTTCATTTATCTTTTTGGTGGTCTGCGTGATGATTGAGCCGTTGGCTAATTGTTTCTGTGTTACTTTCTCTATAGAGCCATCCAACATCTTAGTGGTCTTAACTGACTCATTAATTACCTTTTGCTGTTGTTCTAGTGCAGTACTCAATATCTTAGTTGCCGCCACAAAGTCATTCATGGACTTAACAAATGACTTATCAATATCCACTTTCAAATTCAAAGATTTGAGAGAGGGATGGGAGGCCAAAGCCTTGATATCGTTGTTGATGTTCTTAATTGAACTACCAACGTTTAATGCACTATCAATTAAGATACGTAAATCTTGACTCATATTACTTAAATCACTTCCTTTTTGCTTCTAATATCTAAAGAGAAATAAAAAAGAAGCGATTCAAATGATCGCTTCCCAATGTTTACTCATATTCAATTTGCTCAACCAATTCACACACCATGTCATAGATATCTGCCTCATTTCCTTCAAACGAAAGAGGGGAGTGGTTATTAACACTCTCTTTTACTGACTCCAACATTGCTCTATTATTTTCATTTTGTTCAATGGTAAACGTTTCGTAATAGAGTTCGTTAATGTCTTTCAATCTTTTAACGTCATCTTTAAATAGATAGCCTTTTTCATTCATTAGCGGTTGACCATGTTCATCTAAGATTAAGTATTCTTTATTGATTTCATTGACTTCATTTAATACTGTTTGAAGTCTTTCAAGAATTATGTTCTTGAATCTAGTTCGAAGTCGCGACGCCTTACGCTCCAAATTGAGTGAGTGGAGGTAAGAAGCTACTGGCTCAAGTTGATAATTATGTATTTTCATTTTTTGCTCCCTTAAAATCAAAATGAAATGGTAATTTTACAGTGATTCACTTAGAAAATTTGATTTTTCTCATCTTCAAAATCGCGCAAATCATAAATTGATGTTGTTGAGATGTCATTGTGATGTGCTACGAATTTAGAAACCAAATTAATGTCAACGCCTGACTCCAATAGATATGTAATACATGAATTCTTAAATATATGTACGTTAACTCTTCGCTCTAAAATGTCTGACAGTGTGTTGGAACAAAAATCATCTGCCCATGCTGCTGACATTGGCTTAATCTCATTGCCGTATTTTGTGGTAAAAATATACTCACTCTCGTACCCACGAGTACTGATCCACTTTTGAATATGAGGAATAACATCAAGAGGGAACATATATTGTAAAGGTTTACCATCTATGGATTTTCCCTTACCCCTAACTGTATGAGAGGTTATATAGTTCTGTCCTTCAGGGATCTTATAGTCTAGAATTTCGGTTTTGAACTGGATAATCTCTGACCGTCTTGCCCCAACTCTAAACGCTGTCGCAAGCCATGCCATACCTAGCCAATTTTCATCTTCTTCAAGGACGCTCATTAACATGTCATACTCATCTTTAGTTACTTTGACTTTTTCATAGACACGGTTTTTTGCGATAGGAGGGAGGCCACGAGTGAAATTTCTAAACTGTTTATAGTTCTCTTCTTCTTCGGCAATGATGTTCTCAATGTGGTTGCAAAGACTGGAGATGACAGATTTACGGAGTCCTATTGCAGAGGAAGACATTTTTCTATTGTCGCGTATGTAACTGAGGTATCTTAAAAAATCGCGTTTTGTGATCTTATAGAAAGGCTTGTTGTTCATGGAGTTTACCATGTACCATCCAAACTGACGTATCACACTTGTATATTGCTTTCGTGATGCGGGGGAGAGATCTTGTACTGAAACGAACTCTTCAGCGATTACCCTATAGTCTTCGTTAACTTGAAGCCACATTTCCTCTGTTACTTCTGCTTGTTTCTTGGCTGGTTCTCGCAATGTGTTTTGCTTAACTTCTTTTTTACTCATTTAACATCATCCTTATGTATATTGATCGTAACTTTCCAATGCCATAATCAACACGCTCCCTGTGTTTTATTATTTCAAATTAATTCCTTGGCGTTTTAAGCCTTTATACAGAGCTGCCTTGTGAGCACCTGTATTCCTCAATTCTTCTCGTGTTGCCTCAGTGAATGGACGTGGAACACCTGCATAATCGAATGAAAAATTATACCCGCTACCGGATTCCACGACTTCTGCAACATTCCTGTCACCATCTGAACGAATATTCTCGACTACCAGAGTAGTGTCATTGATTAATTCAGATTTCATACTATCTTCGCTACCTAATAGACCAGTACGTGAGTACATAGTTGGTTCATACACATCATAGACTTCTTCTTTTACTTTTTCTTTCTGAACTTGTTTAACTGTCTTCGCTACATCATTAACTAATGCTTTTCCAATAGGCTGATTCAGCTTTTGTAGAAACTTAATCAGATCTTGTTGAGTCTTAACTTGCATCTGAAATTTCCTGAGCTTGTGCTACTGAAGCAACAGCCATTTCAGCAATTACTTTAGCTGCTTGTTGTTGAGCTGCTTTAAACCGTTGTTCCAACTTATCTAACTCTTCTTTAGGAAAAGAGTTGATTACTTCTGTAGTAATGTCGTTATCCAAAAGTACACGAGAATATTTGACTAAACTCTCCAAGTCCAACTTTTTAGGAAAGGGGAGGTCGGTAAATTTTTTCATTACCAGTGTATTGAATAAACTCAAAGTACTTTTAATCAAAATATCATCAATCTCAGTACGAGACCTCAACTCATCTACAATGGAAATATATTCTGTTACCACATCCTCCATTAGTGATTCACGGAAATATGTATGTACATTTACTTCGTGATTATCGGGAGTTACATAGATTGTTTTTCGCTGGTTATTTTTACTGTCAATAGCATTAAGTTTGGCTAGAGTTAGTTTATTTGATTTTGCCATTTATTCATCTCCCTTAAGATTTATGTCCGTGATATGCATTGATCACTTGTTCTGCTCTTAGATCATAATTATGATATTTATATACAAATTTCTGAGCCTTCTTGGCTTTTATGCGTCGTTGTCTATCAGTCATATTTAATACTTCTTGAACCATTAGGAGAATTTCGTCTGTATTTCTAGGGAGATAAATATGCTCATGGAACAAATACTCTTGCGCAGGGGTATAAGGGGATACCAATATTCCTCCACCAACAGCCAATGCTTCAAATGGTCTCATTGAAGTCTGTGTAATAGACTGGTCATCTAAATTTTGACCAAGAATGATGTTACTAGATGAATATAAATATGGTAAATCTTCATAAGCACCATAACCCTTGTAAACCTCAGAGTGTTTTAATAAATTTGTTTCACGATCGGAATCCATCCACCATTCATTGCCGTAAATACTTACATCAAACCCATGCTCTACAACTGGCAGGATGTAGTTCTTAGTTTGGTTGGCTCTACGCTCGTAATTATTCGCTATCAAAACAATATCTCTATGGATTTCTGTTGTAACCTGTTTGTGAAAAGTAGGATTACATCCGAAAAGCATTAATTCAGCAGGCTTACCTTTATTCCAATAGTTAGGCAGACATTCTGCTGTAGTTGTAAAGATGTAATCAGCATAGTTAGACCAGTGATCGCCTATCCAATGGTCATGTGGGGTATCTTCAATTGCCCAATAAGCATGAAAAATACCTTTCGCTTTTGTATATTCAAAAATATCTTCAGCAAAGTTAGCAAAACACTCAGAAAAAACCATATCAATTGAGTGGCTTTCGATAAATTCTTTAAACAATTCAACCTGAATTTCTTTAGGTTTATCCCAAAGCTGGTAGGGTCCCTCCATAATAAATACTTCGTGACCATGATTTCCAAAACCCGACGCAATGCCTTGTTTAATTAATTGCGAGTTGTTGGTACAAAGAATTCTAAGCTTCAAGAACAACACCACTTTTCACTGTGTAATTCGCGATGGCTTCCTCAATTTGTGAATAGCGCACTTCCCAAGTATTTTCTAGAGCAATACGTTTAGCTTCCTCTTTGATACCATTAGATTTAGATAGAGCAATTGCTTCGTCAATTTTAGTTAAAAACTCATCATCATTATCTGCTGTGAGTACAGCGGAAGGATAAAGATCGGTTTCATGCCACTTTGTAGCTACCGTGACTGTACCAGCGGCTAAGTGCTCATACATTTTTACAGGAGAAGCGGATTGAGTAATATTTGTTTTTGTATTAAAGGGAATAAGGCATACATCTGCATGAGCGTAATAATCGTATAGTTCATCGTGGTTCTTGCATCCTAGATTTATTACATTTGAGGGACATTGCTTTCCAAACTCTAATCCCACAAACACAGTAGGATATCTTTCGGCAACCTTTTTGATCAGATATGTACTTGTCCAAGATCCCAAGGCACCAATAAATGCTACGATTGGCCCATCGATATTTTTATATTCTTCTGGCTTTGTTGACTCTCTATTAATATATTCAGAAGGAGCTGCATTTCTAACAAGATGTACGTTGTCATGCATTACACTGCGAATATCGTATAGTCTTTGACTGGAAGTCAGAACAATGTCAGCACTATTTACAGCGAACTCTTCGTATGAAGCCCAATCTGGGAATTCATCAATACTGTCATATATATTAATTTTTGCGTTAACTCGATCAAAATACTCAGCAGATTTAGCCCAAGTAGCATAAGCGACATCAATTTTAATTTTTCCATATTTAATATCTCGCATTAAATTCTCGAAGTTATGTACAACAAGTAGGTTGGGCTCAACTTCCTCAATAGGGTCATCGGTTTGGGTATTATTACAAAAGTAAACAGTCCATCCATTGCGAGCGAACTGAGAAAGAATTTGTTGGGGGCGTTGCTTCAGAAAGCTCCAGTTAAGGACAGGAAAGTACAGTATTGTTTTTTGCTTCATTAATAAACTCCTTTAGATATTCTGGTGACATAATGTGCTGACAATAAACGCTTAAATCACAAAAAAGCTCAAAACCGTTGTCTTGAGCCATCTTACAGAAGTATGCGTCCTCACCTTGTGGATGAAATCCGTATTTTACGGACTTATAAACCGACCTATCCAATAATATAATTGCCCCTGTTAAATCCACTCGTTGTAATCTAGAACAAAGTAAGGTGGGGGCAGTTTTGACATGGTAATTTGTCAAATGTCGATATTGTCCCTTATCATCCAACTGCATGATATTTGGATATAAATAAGGTTTATCATTACTAGTTAGATATCCATTAAAAATCAAACCTGAAATGATCTTTTTGCCGTGTTTAAGTAACTTAGTAACGACATTAGGTTCAACAAGAATATCTGTGTCGATAAAAATCAATTTATCGGTTCGAACTTTGCTCATAATGTAATTCTTTAAGTTACTCAAATGCTTATATATATGACTGTTTCTAACGGCAAACTCTCTTTCATCATTGGGAACGTTCTGATTGATTACATCAATTCTAATGTTGTTATATAGTCCTTTATTGTCCTTCTTAAATTCATTTAAAAGCTCAAACGTTCTATCTGCACTATCATTAACTACAAAATGTAGATCGATCAGTGATTTGGGATAGTTTATCTCGATTATTCTCAACAGATAATTTGGCAGAATCCATTCTCTATTCCTTACAGGTGCAGCAATCGTAATTGTTTTCATATTTTCCCCTAGAAAAAAATAGGGCTAAGCCAATTAGACTCAGCCCATATGTATTTTAATCTTCGTACAATACTTCATCTTTCATTACTTCAACACCATTAACACGTACAGGGAACAGATCGTAAGTTAGTGTCAATGATGCTGGATCTCCAGTAGGAGAATAAGTAACAGTGAAGTTAGGTTGCAATTTTGCTTTGTGGAAAGTTTGCTGTGAAGCTGTTACACCGCCACCGATTTCTTGAGCATACAGAGTGTCACCAACAATTTTCACATAGCTAGGGAATCCTTTTGCAGTGTAGGAAAGTTTCGCAGCGTTTGCAGCAGTAAATTGGTAGAATACTTCAACATCTTCTCCAACCTTTACGGTTGCAGTCGAATCAAGAGTTACAACCATACTGGTAATCGAGTCCACAGTTTGAGGATCTGTTTTGATGCCACGCACATAACTAAATACACTTACATCTCCAATAGGCTTCTTAGACAGTGTGATTTGTTTGCCGCCAGAACCATCATCCTCAACCATCAGTACTTCAGTTTTAAAAATATTTTGCGCGCCATGTTGAATTGGCTCACCAGCAAGCATAGAAAGGTGCTGTAGAGTGAAAACTTGAGTTTCAATTGTCAGAGTGGAGTTTTTATCTCCATTCCATGAGATACGGGGCGGGTTGCCATCGCCACCGCGCGCATATACTGTTTCACCAGTAAATTCATTGCTTGAAGTTGTTGCGTAGTCAAAAGTCATGATTGGTGTACTAGACACATAATCAAAAATTTGCAAATTTAGATTGTTACGTGAACCGTAACGATCAAGTTGTAATGCCATATTTATGTACCTCCATTAGGAATTCTCTATAATTTTGTTTTCTTGATCCATTCAGGAAGCTTATCCTCTTTCCCTAAGTGACCATTCGCCCAAACAGGCAGTACACGCTCAAAACTGTCTTTGGTAGTTAGCCGTTCGAACTGTTCATACACTTGATAAATGGTTAGAGTTTTTATATTAAAGATATCAATTCCATTTCCATTGGCAGCACAAAGAACAGAAAGAACGTCTTTTAGATCAAGTCCGTCATCCTGTTTCTTTTGTTTTTGTTCAAACATCATCATTTTTTTCAACATTTCTTGAGCTTTGATACTTGTTGTATTGAGCTTTTCAGTTTCAGTTTTACTGCAATTCAACTGCTTGATTAAATCTACAACTTCTAAATAGTTGCTACTAGAAATCAAAACTCTATCTTCTAACATGAATGCTTGATAGATGGGATCAAATTTAACTTCACCGTGAACAAAGAAACTAAGCGACTCTGCAATGTGGTCTCTAATTGCTTCTTGATCGATTAATACCTCAAAGTCATCTAGATGAGATATTTCGTCAATCACATCGCTAGAAACTCCAAACAAGTCAACCAATATAGTGTCTTTGTTGAACGAACACAATGTTAGTTTTACCATGTAATCTTGATATCCTATTAATGAAATTTCATTGACTGTAGGCGAGTAAATCTTCAACCCAGATTCCAACACATAAGGATTTCCCAAGAATAATGCTAAACGATCTATTTCCATTAGTTAAAATCACATACTTTATAGCTTATGTACGACCCGTGATAATCTGTATTAACGCTCAACGCATCCATATCATAAAACTCAGCCTTACCTACTCCTAAGCCTTCTGCTTCATTAAAAATTTCATCCAACTTAGTGATTATGAAGTCTGTTCGAAGGCTCCCATAATCTGTCCTAAAGAGGTCTTGATGAGTGAAGACGCTGAAAGTAATTAGTCCACCTTTAAATGAATTTTTAATTGGCCTGTATTTTCCAAAGGAGATAGTAATGTAGGTTTTCTTTTTTTCGGATGTCCCGGGTATAAAACGATGGGGAAAAAGACGATCGAAGAGTAGAATTGCAGGATCAAACTCGGGTTGATCAAGAAAGTTAGTTTCGTTATAATTTAATGCTTTCATGATATCATTGCAGGCAAGTATTTTATCAATAACTGTAGCCTTGTCTCTAGCTAAATTTTCAAATCGAGCCATAATACCTCCTTAGAGGTTAGGTGACTTTATAGTCACGTACCATTTCGTAACGTAGAAATCCACTTACATCAACGGATCGAGTATCGTCAAACGTAGAAATAACTGTCTTGGCCTGATCTAAAGTTTGTGGTACTGTGCGATGGATTTCTTCACCCAAACTATTTCGAACAATCATTACATAGTTATTGCCGACAGTCTCAAGATGTCCAAGCTCATAGATAATGCTTACGCATTTTAGCGCTTCAATTGCACCTGCTTTATCAAACTTTGTCTTATCGAATGCCATCTTCAGCTTGTTATCCGTTGCCACAGAATATGCAAATGCGTATTGCGGGTTAATCGGTACATCCAAATCGACATCAATAATCTCAATTGTTGGTGTTGCACTGATTACAATGTCCCCATCAATACCGCTAGAATGTTGACGCGAGTAGGGGAGAGGCGAGTAAATAAGCCAATTGTTAGTAATACCCTCTATAAAATTTTCAACTTTCAGTTCACCAAAGCGAACAATTCCTTGACCCATATACACGCTCCTTAAATTAGTGATTTTACTTTTATTGTTTTTTGTCCAAACGATAATCCATTGGCATTCTTAACGTGCAAAATAACAGTACCCAGCTTACGGTTACTGTTTGCTTTGACTATACAGGTGTTTTTAATTGAATCTTGCGAGGTAATTGCAGCGAGGAGAGTGGGGGAGCCATCTTCGGAAGTTAATGAAAACATACTTTCATCAGATAACTGTAATCCATTATTCCAAAATGTAGCGACATATTCAGACTGGCGATTTGAGTAAATTTCATTTGCTCCGTCTATAGTAGCAACATAATCATAATGACTAGTGGGAGCGACATAAATTTCCAACGTCTGGGTCAAACCATAAGCGGAAACCTTAATCTCTGCATCACCGGATTGGAGTATTGCTAAATTCCCATTCGAGTCAACTTGAACAATTTCAGGAGTTGTACTTTCATAAACAACTTCAGGTTGTGGCACTGGGTTATCATTTTTAGTCACTTTAACGTTTACCTTAGCGCTCTGGTGTTGGCTAATTGAGAGGGGGTTGTCATTAATGATTTGTAGAGTGTATTTGGTCAACTTGTTATAATCTGCAATACCTAACTCTATATTGTCTGTGGTCACATTAATCTGATCGGATTGTAAACTCAAATTTACTAATCCATCATCTGACATATAATCTGTATCAATTACCTTAAATGCTTCATTGCCAATTATGAAACGTGTATCACGCTGTATTGAATGAGTTTGATTATTTTTACTCACTACAATCTGTCTTCGTCCCGCAGGTAGATTCATAACCTTATCTTCTTCAGTACCAAAGTTGGAACGAGCATTAAAGTATAGAATGGATGGGAAGGTTTGAAGTTGTCCTTCTTTGTTGATCCACTTTAAATCAAAGTTGCATCTTTCAATTTTCCCACTAACATATACATCGTTGGGGTCGTCACTAAGACAAAGCCAAGTCTCGCCATTAGATCGTTTAACCATTTGTCCTGCTCTTATTGTATAACCCGGCTCCATCAGTATAGTTTTAACAGTTGGTATTTTTGCATCAGACACAATCTGAACTGGGACTTTTACTTCATCGTTATTTAACAAGACTTCCTCAAAAGATGGCGAGTGTCTAAAGAAAGTTTTAATCGAGTGCTTTGCATGTTTGACAGTAGAAGACTCAACATTTTTTTGTTTACCAACTCTTTTTTTGTAGTCGCTAATTGAATTCAATAGCAACACCTACTAACTATAATAATAAAAAACCATATCTTGATTAACTTCTGCCTTGATATCGTTTTTCATTTTACTGATTTTATCGAGGAAGTTGGCAGGAGAGTACAGTTTAAAGTCTTTGTTGCCCAACTCATTCCTGACGTTTTCAAGTCGTAAAATTTGAGGAGTTAACCAATGTATTATCATAAACTTGGCTAAAATCTCTTGTTCGAGATCGCTTAATTGTCTTAAAAAGACAAGCTGAGAGTCGTCTCTTTCAGCAAGCAGTTTTGAGGCGTATTTAAAATCTGATATCGCGCTACGTAAATACTTTATAAGTTGAACTTCTAGTTCTTCGTCTAAAAGTTCTGCCATTTCGTAGTCAGTGATTTTGGTAAGAAACCTATCGTATATTGAATCGTAGCCTGTATACATATTTCCACCTATTCGGCAGAAATAAGTTGATCAAAATCGTATCCGCTAATTTCTTGAATGATTTTAAGTTTACCAGTAGCCAAGTCTTCGATTTTCTTAGACACTTCAATTACTCGACCAATCACCTGTTTATCTGTGATTCCAGAGAGATGTTTTTTCATTGTCATGATGTTTCCTTTAAGCAGTGTCTCAATTTGCTCATCAGTCATGCCTACAACATCTGTAGATTCTGAAATCAATCCAAGCTCCATGTTTACCTCGTCATCTTGCACCAGCAATCTACGTTTACTAAAAATACTAGACATATTGTTGATGTAGAAGATTTCTTCTGAGTCCAACATAATAAAACCTTTAGGGTGCACAAGGACTTCTCTCATGCCGTCCATCAGGCGCAATCCAACTGCACTCGCATATGGATTAGTAACTTTAACTTTTTTCGTCTGCATATATTCCTCCCGAAAAGATATGAGGGAACATTTCTATTCCCTCGTTTTTGTATTATATGTTTCAATTTACTATTAAAGAGTGGAGAGAGTCTCATCTTTGTAGATTGCCAAAGTGTGACGTCCCGCATCAACCAAGCCAGCGCCCATATGCTTGTCAAAGCGCATTGTATAAGAACGATCCTTAATTGTTTGTTCTTGCATAGGAACAACATCGCCAGCAAATTGAACTTTAAGAGTTTTAAGGTCATCTGATGCTGCTGGAACGATATAGATCAATCCTTTATCGAGAGCAGTCTCATATCCTTGGAATCCAACATAAGGATTATCCAATTTGATAACTGGAGCTCCTTTGTATGTACCAATTAAACCATTGGAGTTTACTTCATCGATAATGGTGTCACTGGTGCGACCTTGAATGGAAGTCAAATTAGGAAGTTTTTGCAATGCTTCGTAGTCACCAATGATTGCAGCTCGACCACCAAATCGTTGCATAGCAGTAAGCAATGGATCAAACGCATTTGCAATAACGCCGTTACCTGAAGCATAAATTGGAGCAGCAAGACCTTCATAACCAGCATACAGGGTGCTTTGTACTTTTTGAGCTGCTTTGATTTCAAATTCATTTGCTGTGTCACGAAGTAATTCTACAAAATCATATCGACCAGCAGCAATTTCAGCCCACTCAGCAACTGGCATTGCAGACAACTCTTCAATATCCAATCCAGAATATTTGTGTCCTACTTTAGAACGATCCGCAGTACCGCCAATTGCCTGCCAGTAAGCTTTAATTCCTTCTGTTTTTGTTTTGAATTTTGGACGTTCATTGAAATCTGTTCGTTTAACTTCGGCAATCATTTCAATGTACTTTAGTCTAGTGTCCAAAATAGTATCTACAGAGTAAGCAACAATTTGGTTGAGTTCATATAGGTTCATCGGGTTTGGATTTGAAGCCAATTCCTTGATTAACTTAACAGAGCTCTCGTAATCCATTTCATCATATTTTTTATTGGTAGTAGCTTTGGACATTGTTTCGATAATTACTGATCTTTTGTTAATATTAGACATGTGTTTTTATTCCTCCGAGTTATGTATTATTAAACAGTTACTACTTGAACTTTAAGAGCTGGCTTACCATATAGAGTTGTTTTCTCTTTTACAACAAAAGTCATTGCTGGGGTACGAGATCCCACCGCTTCTAGTTTGCCCCCAGCACCAACAGCCACGATAGTATTTTCATTGAAAATGGAAATGTCTCCATTGATTTGGTCAGTGGTAAAAGCGTTACTTGGAAGGAAAGGCTTAAGTCGTAGAAATTTGTTGGCAGGAACAACGAAGTCGGCATCAGCTACAAGTTCTTGGTCAATGTGTGTATTTTGGTTGTAAACCATCAACAAACCTGCTTTGTCACCAGCAGTAGCGTCCACTACAGGTGTTGCTGATTGAGTACTATAATTCGGTGTTACAAAGACACCGTTAGCTGTTTGTACAGTTGATTTGAGATTTCCGATATATGTATTATCTGTTGATTGATTAATAATTGCGGACATTTATAGATCCTCCTAGTATTTAAAATTAGTTTCGTGGTGCGTAAAGACGTTCTTTTGCTGATTGAGGGATAAGGTCTTGCTGTTTTGAAGCAGTAACAATTACAGTTTCTTCTTTTTGATCTTCTGTTTCATCCTTAGAAGACTTGCTCAAAATCTGTGCGACCACAATGGCATCTAGTTTGCTAGAGTTTAGTTCATTAATTGCTTGTACTACTTCTTCAGACTGCATTGACTCTTCAGTAAGCACTTTTTGATATTTGCTTTGCAGTTCATTAATTTGCCGTTCTTTTTCTGCTGTTTCAACTTTAGATTTATAAGGTTCCAATTCTTCAATTATAGAGTTCAACTCTTTTTTGCTTTCCTCAAGACTCTGAATCTCTTCTTGTTTACCAACTAGAGCGCTATTGAGTTCTTTGACTTGTTTATCTAGTTCTTCAATTTTACTGTTTAGCTCTTTTACTTCTTCTTCCATTTTCTCAGTTGCCTCCTTATGTTTTGCATTTAGTTCGGTAGCGACGGTCGTTGCCTCTGATTCTTCTTTTTCTCTTGCTTCAATTAGTTCATCTACATTCACGCCTTTTGGGATGAACCCTTTATAACCTTCAATCCAGTTTTCCTTGTCGTCCAGAATAACAATATCGTTCTCAATCTTATAGTTGATCTTGAAAAGAACTTTGTAATCATCTTCATCTTCAACAATCACATGATCAGTGTACATTTCCTGAATATAGTAGTTGTATGAACGATAGTTACTTCGAGGATTGATAGGATTAAGGATGTTGTAAATTTGATTTGAAACATCAGAAAATTTTAGTGACGAGAGCTCCAGTTTTCCATGGTACGCAATTTCAATATCTTTATTAAATCCAATATCAGTTTTAGTCATCTTTATTTCTTCTCCCAAATCTTTTTCTAGAGCCTGTGCTACCAATAGGGTTGGTTTCGATTTTACCTCGGCTGGTTCTGATACAATACAGGAACCAAACAAGGAATTTACCTTACCTTCGAATTCGTAGTCTACAGTTCGAATACCCGTATCATCATCGATAGATTCATATCCATACACCATTGCTTCACAACTAAATTCTAGATCGCCTGATTCATATAGAGCGATAATTGATTCGCAAACAGTAGGGTATCGTTTAAGTATTCTTACATCGCCCATAAGTTTTAAAGCACCATCGGCGTCCGTTTCTTCGCGGAAATCAACAAAAGTACCTATTGTGTCAGTTTTAAGTAAACTTGTATGTTTATCTAGTTCGTGATTAAGGCTTGCAAAAAATCCATTCTCAAGTTTTGTACGATTGACAACTAAGGGTATACCTATAAATCTGTCTTTATTCGCAACTACACCCTTAATGTAACTCTCGTTGAACTTCAGGTTGTTTAGATTGGGTTGGTCAGTCAGGATACACATACTTAATTCCATGTATACATCATTTGAGGTGCTGTTCAGTTCTAGATTTTTTGATTTGAGGGAGATTACTTTCTCTTTATTTATTTTTATCACCTCCTTAGCTAGTTATTTGGAGAGACATTTAGGAATTGCTTGGGAATGGACTATCATTGGCATTGCTATTATTATTCTTATCTGATTCGTCTGTTGACTTGTTCTCACTCTTTCTTCCAGATGAGTTGTCGCCACTCTGTGTGAAACTAGTGGCATGAACGGGGAGTTCGTCAAGTTTCAGAACATCATTTTCATATTTAACCTGAGCAAGCCAGTGGTCGAAATTATATCCGGCTGATTCAACATAGTCTTTTAGGCTGCCACGACCTTTAAGATATAGGGATTCTGCCTGTTTGAAGCCAGTCTCCTTATCTAAGATCGTTGCGCGGCTGAATCGAATAGAAGGATTCAAGTTATCATTTGTTGCTATCTGTTCCATGTAAAAGTTCAAAGCTTCTTCAATATCCTCTAACATGTAGAAGATAGTGGAGTAGATTTTTTCTACATTAATTGAAGATGAACCAAAGCTTTGACCATTAGCACCGCCCATGTTAAGCGACATTGAATAACCTAATTTTTTATAAATATCTCTTTCAATTCTTTCCCACACCTCTTTTGGAAAGGTATTCATATTGACCTTGAGTTCTTCTATGTTGATAAATGAAGGGACTGTGAGGGGAGCGGTAGAGGAGCTATCTGGAGAGTGATGGTCGTGCTTTTTTTGAACCAGATTTTTAAGGTTATTATGGTAACCTTGAGTGGCATCTTTTGACACAGGAAGTTGAGTTTTTCCATCTTGACTGGGAATGGTTCCGATTTTCTGAATGATGATTTGGTTGGTAACTCGATCAGCCAGTGCCTTTTCAGTCTTCTCTAATAAATCTCTATGGAGAATACTTGCTACAGCAGGAATACAGTAGGGGATACTGTAAGGTTCATTCCTTGAGCCGCGAAGTTTAAACACTTGAGTTTTGTGAATATCAAGAGGCACGAAACGTTCACCTTTACCAGCCTTATAGTCTAAGTATTTTCTAGTTGTGACCTCGTCGGGTGCTGCATTTATTTGCTGAGCAAGCCCTGCGTTGAGCTTATAACTAGACAAGTATTCTAAGTCATAAAGCACTTGCCAACGACCATTAACCATATATTCGATGCATATTTGATCAGTCTCTAAAAACTGTATGTATTTATTCCCTCGGTTGTACCAGACACAAACACCCTCGACTATTTGTGTAAAAAGAGTATCTCTGGCAAGCTTCTTGACGTTTATCTTCTTAATGAATCCGTTTATCTGAGTCTTATTTTTTTTATAGGCTGTTGCCTCATTATTTAAGTTTACTGAGTAGTTTAAAACAGGAAGGGTTTTGAAAAGATCGTAAATATCAGTTACAATACCTTCTTTGTTGTAATAGTACCTACTCAACTTAATAAGATTTTTTCGATGCTGTAGCGGATTCCTGAGCCAAAGATATAGATCTTTTAAATTCACATCGATGACTGCGCTCTGCTGGCTGTACTGAGACAAGAAATCGTGAAAGGATGATAGTTCGAAATAGCTACTGTCTACTAACCCATTGTGATTATCAGTTATTATTTTCACCTTCTCTCTACTTAAAACGTAAACTTAGCCATAAATAAAGAAATGATGATCATCGTTATTCGTTTCTCTAAATAGACTTCTTTCTAGTTCGGTTGCAATGTAATTTCCGTATGTAACTGAGCTGTATCTGTCTTTTCTTTTTGTCTTTGGTTCTCTGAGTCGGACGAGTCCATTATCTGTGATTTCACCTTCTAGATTGATCATCTCATTAATCAATAGAGTGGTCTGGTTGAAAGGCATCTCATATTTTACTTGCAATTCTACTGGGAGGTCGGAGTAGCCTTTTAGTTTCTTAAGATATTCTCTTCCTTCCATATCGTTAAGCAAGAGTTTAACTTTGCCCTTCTTGAGTCCATCTCTAAGCAAGATAGCGCATTGACTGTTAAATACTTGATTACCCTTTATACTGTAGATAACTTTTGGAGCAGTTGGGTAAGTGCATCTCTCAGCCATCTTCTCATCGTTAATACAATTCCAAGGATCGTACTCAATATTTCTATCCTGATCGAAGAGAGGTTGAACTAAGGAATCATAAATACCAAGTCCCATGCTTTGTGTATCTAAAACAAGATAGTCACAGTCAAAATCGTTAAATAACTGTCTGATTCTAACAGCCTGAGTGGTAGTATGACCTCCGGAAATACTCTCCATATAAATGATATGGCGATCAAAACCTTTTGCACTCGGAACTAATCGAAAAATAGTGTAAACACTACTGTCATTTTCTTTTCCAGCCATACCCGCAATGTCACAACTGACCAATCTGATCTCACCAAGTTTTTTAGTTTCATATTGGAATGTTTTATCTTTAATCAGACCGTAATATTCTCTAGGATACAGGGGTTTATTAAGTCTACGATTTTTATTTAAGTCTTCATATTTAAAGAATGCCTTTTCAGATTCCCCGAAGAACATGCATTCCATTTCCATGAAAAATGCTGTAGCATCGAAATCTTCTTCTGACATTTCATCTTTAACTTGATCTTCCATCAATAAACTTTCTTTAATTGCCAATTGATAGGGTAGACCGCAAACAAAATAGCTTTTACCGGATACCATGGATTTATAAAATGACTTTAATTTTGCCCAAGACCAGTGAACGGTGTACCAACAGGAGGATAGATAGACTTCTTTATTTCTTTCTTGAAGATGTGCGTATTCAGGTTTGTTTAGATACTTGGGTTGACGAGGGGCGGTGAGGAACTTACGGAGAACTTTATTTATAATATCAAGATCAATCATACGGAACTCATCTGCTATCAGAAGATTTGCACGTTTACTTCTAGCACCATCATTTGAAGCGACAACCTTTATCCAACTACCATTATGAAACTCAACTTTTGGATCATTTGCCGAGGTGGATAAATCAGATATTTCCCTAGCCAAGTTAGAGGAGTTTTTTCTCAGATCATCAATCTTTTCTATTACTTCTCTTGCTTGACCTTTAGTTCCTGATGCTATAATTATTTTAGTCTCAGGATAAAGGATGGCTCTAACACAGCAATATATTGAGGTCAAAAATGTCTTTCCTTGCCCACGACTAGCAAGGTACATAAAATAATGAGACAAGTTCATCATGAAAATAAGGATCATCTGAAACATTTTCAGATTGATTCCTAAGTATTCTTTTACAAATCTCTGTGGATTTGCTCGATAAAAGCTTGCCCATATGCCAATTCCTTGGTTTAATCTGTCTGATTTTGATAAATTGTCAGAATGCTTGTTGTAATTTCTTCCCTTTTCGAAAAGGTTGTTTCCCTGAGTGGATTTATTTCGTTTCACTTGGAAGTTTTTATGTCCACTCATGAGTTCACCGTGTCATCGTCTTCGACATATTCAGGCGCATCGACCTTGTACTTTGAAATCTCATCTTCATACATTTGCGCATATTCATTGTTAATTCCTAGCATTCTGCATAAATGACCTAAAAACCAAATTTGCACATATTTTTTGATTCCATCAACATCAGCCCACATCGGATCTGGTTCAGGAACTGGTCTCTCATTCTCGTACTTTTTAATCAGTGTTCCAAAGGTCGACTGTTCTGTTGCATTTGCTCCAGTTTCTTGAACTGGTTTGATATTAGACGAACCAAGTAGTTCTTGTAGTGTCTTTAGTAGCTTTTCTGTAGGTTTGTTAGCTTCTCTTGCTTTTCTAATGGACAATTTTTCATGAGCTATCTCTTGAAAAAGCATCTCTTGAGCATAAGAGTCACATTCATATGAACTTAAGAGTGTTTCATATTCATTTTCCAAATATAAGTAGTCATCAATTTCATATCCTTTTCCCCAGAAAGACACATATTTATTTTTTTCATCATCGTTTAGAGCAACCTGTTTTTCTGAGTATTCATTCAAATCATCAGTAGTACTATATTCTGAAATTGAATTAACTACACTATCGGAAAAAGTCTTTCCTTTATAATGTGATAACGAAGAGATTTGAGGGATGTACTTACTCCAATCTTTATCGCTACTCACCCATACATCGTAAATGAAGGGCTTATCCATAATTGCCAGTACAGATTTAATTCGATCCTCATAGCCATTTGACCCTTTTGATCCAATGTGATCAGATATACATTTCTTACATATTTGAATCTTATCAGTGGAGAACAGCGGATTCGTGTTCACATAGAAAGTAGTTGGCATTTTCAACTCATTACACTTTAAACATTTTAATTTTATATTCTTTGAAGCAGTAATTCTGCATCACCTTCCTAAACATGCTCCTTAATGAAAAAACCATGGGGTAGGAGGGAGCGTCCGGTTTAAAGAACCTTATGGCAGGTTCTCCCCATGTAAAAATAAATAAGAAAAAACCCGATTCTATATTTAATCAGGTAGTCGATTTATGTATTCTTTTAAAGTTACAATCTAATGTTATAGGTGAGTGTACGTCCTTTGTTTTCTTCCAAAATCATTACTTTCGCACCAGCGTTCGATGTCTTTTTGAGTTTTAGCGAATAGTCATCGATACCGATGATAGAAGGGGACTGAACGTATTCAATATCTCTCATACCATTCATGCCAATAGTTTTCTCATGTGAGTGATGCAAATGTCCGCTGAGAAGGAGATGGACTGGTTTACTATAGGTTAAAGAGTAGTCTTTGATACTGTTCTCAAGGTTTTTCTCGTTCTCGCCATGGACTCCTAACACTTTTGTGCCAAGGATGTCTAGATACATGAATTCATTGCAATTAGTTACTGAAACATTTTTATTTTCCTTTAAATTTGCTGAAATCAGCTTAGTAATCCACTTTTGAGCATTTTCATGTGGAAATTCATCTCTTTTACCTGACAGTAATCTAAGTTGATCATGATTTCCAAAGATGGAGTAGTAGTCAACTAAACAATACTTAGACAATTCGTTCAACCACTGACTCATAAATTCAGCAAAATGGATTGCAGAGTCAGTAACTCCCATTTTCAGACTCATTAACTGGCTCATGCGAAGAATACCATCAACACTATCACCTAAATTAGGAAGAGTGACGTGGTTAATTTTCTGCTCATCGTTGATGATTACAAACTCTTCAAGCAACTTCCACATGCGCTGCTCTAGAATTTCTGGGCTGTACTCGTTGAGAACTTCACCTTCCCAACCTAGTAACCTGAATGAGACACCATCATGGAGATCTGCGATGGGGAAGAGGAAGTCACGTTTGTCGTTATTTTTTTTAATATAAATTTCTGGAATATGTATGGTCGGACGATTAATTACTGCTTCTATAATCTTCTCATTCAGCAAATCCGCTCTACCTTGCTCACGAATCATCTTGTTATATTCAATCTTTTCAGTTTGAAGCTTAATACGTTCTTTTTTTGATTCAAATGTAGCATCTCTAATTTCATCTACGACTTCATTAGTTGCATATTTTTCTAGGATAATGGGCTTCCATTTAGAATATGAAGCATAATCTTTACGCCATCTTGATTCTGAAAACTCTTCGCCCGATTCTTTGTTGAGTAGATCAGCAATTTGAATCCAGTTTAAGCCATACAGCTCCTGATTGTCTCCCAATCTAACTAAATAGTCATTGATCCCTTCAGATGTTTCCCTGAATAGTATATTTGGAGTCATTAACTCACTCCTACTCTTCAACCACATGACTTGGATTAAAGTCGGAAGCTAGTGTGAAGGAAATTTGTTCACCATCAAACTCCTGAAGCAAAGCCTTTACGTCGTAGGTGTAAATACCGTTTTTATCTTCAGCGGTAATTTGCATTTTATCCATATCAAACGTACCTGTACGATTAACTGTTTTACTATCTTTATTCTTAGCCATATTATATTGCCCCCGTATGCATATTATTTAAAACTAAAACAATAGAAGAGAGGAGACATTAGATGTCTCCCTAATTCTTTCGAGTTATATGTATTTATTAATGTTATTTTATTATAAGAAGACTATGAAATTACTCTTTTACAGCGTTTTTTAGAGCTGTAGCAGGTTTGAATGCTGGAGACTTACTGGCTGGAATGTGCATTTCTTCGCCAGTCTGAGGATTGCGCCCTTTCCGTGCTGCGCGATCACGAACTTCAAAGTTACCAAAGCCATGCAATTGTACCTTATCTCCATTGGCGAGCGCACTTGTAATAACTTGTAGCATCTCGTTGATAACTTGTTCTGTATCTTTCTTAGTCAATCCGGTTGTCTCTGATACTGCATTTACCAATACTGTTTTATTCATTTATAAATCTCCCTTAATGTTTTATTTGTTGTGGTGAAAGTATGCCATTTGAAACTTCTGTTACTTGTCATTAAGCCGTGAATTAGCATACCTCCCCTAAAACACCTATCTAAAATTACTCTCAAATTTATCAAAACGTTGATATATAAGGCTTTCAGTATCTAGAGTAATTTTAGAATTGATTACACGATAATAATTATGTATTTTAACTCTTACTCCTCAAATTTCTAACATTCTCTCTTACTTTGTCCTTTCTCACTTCAACAGAACAGGGGTCGCAATATTTCTTATTGTTCATACTTTTATCTCTTTTATTGGAAAACACGGTTCCACATTTCTCACAAAGCTTTAATCTAGTAGAAAGGTTGTGCTTCAAGTTCTCCACGATTATGTCACCGAAACTCGACCATAGTGTAGTCTTATAACTACTATTCGAACCCGCATATAGATGTTCGATAATAACATCTGCGATTAAGAATGGATCGTTACATAACTTCATTAATTCTTGTCTAATATAAACATAGACAGGAAGGTGGTCAGAATTATTTATGTCGCCATTACTACTTTTTGAGGAAAACTTCCATTTTTCATTATTTAACTCTTCATATTTATCCCTAATTGAATAATACAGCTCGTTTTTATCTCTACTAGCGCGCATCAGATTGCTATAATCAAACTCATACATATCAGTGACTGCTTTAAATTTAATACGAACATCAGGAAAAAGGTTTTTAATTCTATTTACTGTTGTGGATTCATTCCATGGTTCTGTGGTTCGTTTCGGCTTTTTCTTTTTCCTGTCTTGTGGCTTAAGCCTATATTTTTCGTAAGTAAAAAAATGAGGCATTTTCATTTTATTGAAAGGTTTAAACATTGCTTTGATATGCTTTGGTCGGACAGGCTTATAGTTTGTTTTTGCTGCATCAATCTCAAAGTTATTTTCCATTGTTCTAATTTTAACTAAATCAATATCAACTGAGTCACTATTCCATAGCTTAGTAATATCGTTACTTACAATACCGATATTTCCAGAAAACGCTCTTTTTAAATTCTCTTTAACGCTTTTTCTGTTTATTTTTTCTGCTGGAGCTTTCTTCATATCATAGTAAAGTGGAACAACATCAACCATATTCCTTTCAGCTACAGAAACCAACGTCTCATCATTGCTAACTGTGACTTTATCTCCGTCACAATCAAACATAAGCACTTTACTAATTGGATCATGAATTGAAGTGTGGATGTTTTTAGTAATAAACCATTTTTCTGTGAGTTCATTTCTTGTGTTCATCCTTACTGCGTGTTCTTTATACAGGTGTGGAGAACGCAGGAGGTCAACCTTTGTACCTCCCGTTATCGCCTTGCATGAAACTTTACCGTTTTGTAGTAAACCTAGAGGATTTTCCTCTCCGTTAAACAAATGCTCACAAAATGCATACAAATCTGGAGCAATAAAAGTATAGCAGCCCTCAACTTTAATTTTACCTGTATACACTTTTCTCATAAGACTAGCCTTGGCTTCTTTTAGTTTGGTTTTTACATGCGGATCTAAAAGCAGTTCTGGATATATAAAAAGAGCTTGTTGTAAATTATTCTTATCCTCAAAACGTCCTTTAGAAGCCCCCATTAGATTTAGCATTTTTTCGGGGTTGTTAACTGTTTCTTGAATTTCTCCTCTAGTTATTGAAACTAGATTGTCCAGTTGCTCATCTGAGATGAGGGTCAGAGTTTGCAACATCTGGTAACATAGCCGAGCAGAGCTCAGTTCATCTTCTTCTATATTAGTTAAACTAGCATGACACTTGTATTGCTTGTAAAGTTTTTTGTATTCATCCCAATTCTCATAATATTTCCACATCTTAAACTGGCTTTTGGTGAAAATTACTTCAATTTTTTCTTTAAGTACATCATGTTTTTTGCCATAGATATCTGTAACTGTGGAATTATTCTTATCTATGAATTTGTCGTATGGGAAGGGAACTAGCAATCCTTTGACCCATGGAAGTCGAACCATGAACGACTTTTTACTTTTCCTTGGCAAAATCATGCCGCACCCATCAGTATGATTAATGGGAATATCCATCTTTCTGCGTTTAACGTTATAAGTTACATCGTCAACAAAATCTACCGTTGTATTAATTGAAGTCTCAAAATCTTCAACTACAATCGAACGGTCAATGTTAAAATCCTTCCATTCATCTGTAGCACTTGAACAAAGTGCAAGATAAGCCAAATATTTATTAATGCTTACACCATAAAATCTCTTATTGTCTTTGTTAATATCGTAGTGCTTATTTATCTTTTCTTCAGAAAGGCCACATGTTAGTGTATCCTTAACATTGTCCCAAGTCGTTTTCTTCATAAATACAGTCTTTTTAGTTCTTATTTGACCTGCTGATGCTGTAAAAGGAACATACTCTTCATCATTTAGAGTAAATCCATTCTCGATAAGGCTATCGAAAATACTATAATAGTGTGTTTCTACAATTATTACATCTTCATATGTATTATTTTCTTCTAGACTCAACGTCCGTGTCAGAGAGGACTCAAACAATGAGACTTTGTTGTTAATGGACAAGCTATGTGGGTTTAGTTTTCGTTTCAAGTGGATGTTTGAGTCAATGATATTTCGAAAACTCTTATCTAGTTCTTTTACTTTTTCATTCTCATTCTTTTGTTTAGCTTTGTTGATTTCTTTTCTCAGCAAACTTTCCTTTTGAGTGAAAAAAGCGCTAGTATCGACGCTATATATGTATACTTGCTTATCCAATGCCATTCAAACACCCTTTACTTATAATATTTCTATGTATTATTTATTCATATTATTTTTGTACCACATTACTTCATTGTCTACAGTGTCCAAATATTCAATACAATCTTTAGTTCCTTCTTTCATCCATCTTGATACCAGCTTTTCATCGTAGTAGTCTACATCAAACCCATCATAGTAGCGATCCTCCCAAGTAATGATAGAGTGGTTTCCTTTGTTTCTATTGATCATTCAATATTTCCTTTCGGCTTCAGTGAGCTATGTATGTATTCGGAATGTGCTTCCGTGTTTTCATTATAAGTAATAAAATAACACTAGTCAATAAAAATATTTACAAGTTTTATATCTTCATATATAATAGGTTGTAGGTGAAGGAGAGGAGAATGAATATGCTTAGGAATGCGAATGTGGTGGAATTACATAGTAGAAGAGTGTATGAGGACATTATGACTTTTATAAAGAAGTTTGAAAGTAAACATACTCAGAAACACTATGAGAGAAGTATACGTAATTTCTTTCTGTGGTTACCAGTCAAGAAGAATATTGAATTTTTATCTGTTGCTGATTTAAAAGTACGCAATGCGGATATGATTCGATATCAAAAATATCTAAAAGATCACGAAGCAGAGTATACGAACATTACAATAAATAGTTACATAGCTCCAATTCAAAGTTTATACGAATTTTTAGAGATCAACGAGTATCCATTGAACTCAAAACATGTAAAAGTCGATTCTCTATCCGATGATTCAGAACAAACTGGTGCCCTCTACCTAGACGAGGCCGAAGAAATGGCTAAGATCATTTGTAAAGATAGAAAGCAAGGGCAAGAGAAATCTTCATTTATTAGAATGGCATATACAACAAGTTTTAGGAAGAGTTCGTTACAGAAATTAAAATGGACAGATATTGTTTTCAATGATAGAGGTTATTATGATGTCTATACTATAGGAAAGGGAGGAAAGAAACATAAAGTTCCGATTTCTCCCGATTTATATAATGAATTATTGAAAATAAAAGAGAGACCTTACTATAAAAAATATAACGATGATAGAATTTTTCATTTGGGTAAAGATACCATTCAAAGCATGATGAACCGTCTAAAGGAGCAGTTGTCGATTCCCGAAGAAAGAAATATCAAGTTTCATAGCTTTAGAAACGTAGCTGCCAGTTTCGGAACATTAGAGGAAGCGAAGAATCATCTTAACCATTCCAATATCTCGACTACTGAGACTTACTACAGACATGTCAATGAAGATTTGTCTAATAGCATAAGTCTTAGAATAGAAGAAAAAATTGAAGATGGAGTTTTAGAGCAACTAACAAAGGAAGAATTGATTGGAATTATAATGAATCAAAATTATGGATCTTTAAATCAGATAAAGAGAGAGGCGTATGAGCTTGTTAATTCAAAGGAGAAACAACAACTAATTAATATAAAATAAATTTTAGATCGGGTCTATTAGACGTTTTTCGTCTGATAGGCTTTTTTGTGTTAAATGATCTCATCGCGATTGAATGTTAATCGTCAATTCGGAGTTCGAGTTAAAAAGTGCTGATTTATCAAGGTGAAATGAGGATGGGGGTATGCTGGATATATTTAATCATGTATATGCATCGCAAAAACGTTGATTTATCAAGGGAAAATGGGTGAAAAGAGAGAGTGAATTAGCTGTATTGGGTATGGTTACATAATTGTAATGAGTTAAAAAGTATAGATAAGGAAAGGGAAAAAGAGGGGGATTACGATTGAGTTTATGATTAAAATACTGCGATATTGAAGGTAACAGTTACAAATAGATTACAGTTCAATGGTAAATATATGGGAGGTTAAAAATTAATTCAGGGTGTGGAAGCGGAAGTGCTAGGCCACTATTTTCCATTTTTACACGATTTTTAGATTTAAAATAGCCCCCCATACCAGTTCTATCAGGTATATAAGATACATTATGTACCTGATAGGGCTATCCACCAGCACACCTCCAACTGATCCACTACGCTGCTCAATTGTCAAGCATATTTTCAAAAAAATATTCAAATTGTTCAATTTATTTTCAAATTTAACTTTGCACATCCATATACCCCATAGGGGTATCTTAATCACTGGGTAACAGTGTTAGTGTAAATCATGACTTATTATCAACTATAACTTAGCTCACCTTACCTATCACCACATAACCACCACAGCCTCACCTAACTATACCTTACACTCACATGTCCATCTCACTCAACTATACTCATCATCTACACTGTTCCTCATCCATGTATACTTCACCTACCTATCCATTCACTCATCACCATCACATTACCCTAACACTCACATATGTCTTTTCCATTTTCATATTTCAAAATTTAATCTCAATTCTAATATTCATTTTCTCATTTTCAACTTTCCATATCCAACTAACAATACACAATCCCATATCCACTAATCCAAATATAGTATTCTCAATTTTCAAATTTGAACTATCTTTTCTAATCTTCATCTGACTAATTATAAATATTCAATTCCATATCAACTTTACCTGACTCTTCACTACATAGATAGAGCACTCATACATGCATCACTGTTAATGCATTGACCAACACACCAATCACATAGCACAAGCAAATATATATCGTAAATTTATTTAAAAATGATAAAATAACACTATCAATTACATTAAATTAATGGTATAATTATATATGTAAGGAGGTGATACATATGGATATCTGGGGTAAGATTGGAGTCATCGTTGGGACACTGACCTTTGCCAGACTAATCACCAAAGACATTATAGAATGGAAGGAGAAAAGGAAAAAGGCGAGAACGTTAAAAAAGAAACGTCATCGCCGTAAGAAATAGCTATCATCCCGAGAGAGGAAGCCACGAACTTCCTTTCTCACCCACATAATACAACACCCCTTACACAAGTGTCAAATAAACAGAAAGGAAGATGTAATGATGAACAAACATAAACGAGAAGGTATTGAACGTCTAGTCTTAACAGGTGTATTGTCTACGATTGCACTATCCATTAATACTACTTGGGCATCTACATTGCTGCTTATTGTAGCTGCTTACTCACTTGTTTCAGGTGTAGTTTATCTTAGACGTAAGTAAAGGATGCATATACATGATCAGAATACGATTAATTTAGTTTATGTATTGATCTGTTTAACGATCCTAGGTTGAATACAATCCACGCTTACACTCTATCTGTAGAGTTTCACATAGATAATTCATGAATTACTCAAAGAGAAAGGAGGAGTAGGGCTGACACGGAGAAAGAAACGAACAGTTACAGAAATCATAGGGAACGAGTATAAGCAATGGCAGCAAGGCGAGATTATCACAATTGAAGCTGGAACAGGTGTAGGCAAGTCATACTTCATCAAGAACACTCTATATGAGAAGGCAAAGCGTGAAGGGACTAAGATACTGTTCTTGCTAAATCGAACACGACTAAGTGAACAGTTTCAACTTGAGATTGAACAAGATAATAAGAGTGACACAATCGATATTTTCTTGTATCAAACAATTGAGAGTGCGTTGCGTAAGAAAAGCAGAGTATTCAGTGATAAGTATGGCTACATTGTATCGGACGAATTTCATTATTTTCTAACCGAATCAAAGTTTAATTTTAACACTGAAGACTCATTCAATATGATTCTGTCTGATATAAATAAGACTAAAATATTTATGTCTGCAACTGCAGATTCAACTATTGAGTATTTTAAGCATAAAGGGATACAGTATAGGAGCTACAATGTGCCTCACGATTTTAGTCATATCAAAGAATTGTTGTTCTATAGAAATGACAAGGTACTAGAGAATTTTCTGCGCACAATACCTAAGAATCAAAAGGCGATCTGTTTTACTAAGTCAGCAACGAGAGCCTTAGATCTACATTTACTATTCAAAGATTCTCTGTTCGTGTGTGCTGAGAAAACAGTATCGGGAGTCGGAAAGAAAATAGACAAAGATCGAATCAGCAAAATGCTTACAAATGAAAAGTTTGAGGAGAAGTTTCTTTTTACCACATCAACATTAGACAATGGCATTAATATTAAGGATAGGCAGATAAAGTACATTGTCACTGATATTGAGGATGTTGACACACTAATTCAATGCATAGGCAGAAAACGTATAGTTGATAGTCGAGACAAGGTTACTATTATTATCAAGGATATGTCTAACAAGATGATGAATAAGAAAATGGTTCAGAGTGAAAAAACAATTTTGCCAGCGAAGTATTTGTATGATCATGGATCTGCTGAGTACATCAAGAAATATCAAAGAAGCAATAATCCTATTATTTATGACAAAGCAGCTAAGAATGTTGTAGGGTATGAGAAAGTAGTTAATGAAATAAGATACTTTAAAGAGTGCTATGATTTAAATCTATTTAGAAACTTACTTGATAGAGAGGAAGGGTATATTAATTTTATGAAAGATAAACTAGGACAGGATCATCACAGTATATTAGATGACTCAATAGATAAAGCGACCATATCTGACTATTTAGATGATATTGTTGGGAAGCGGTTGTACAAAAGCGATCAATCTGAGTTAATTAAACGAATTGATTTAAGAGATGGACGAGGTAGATTACAAAAAGACTGTGATCAATTAAATATGTACTTTTTGAAAAATGATTTGCCTTATAGTTTAAATAATAATGACAGAACCAACAAAGACAGGAGACGTAAGTTAGAGGACGGTCAAATCAATCCAAATTACAATAAGAGATGCTGGATTTTGGCTAAATATCAGGCTTTTGACGTATAGCTTGCGTCCAAAACGTGGAATATTCCTTTATATAAGAGTTTTCATTATAGAATAACACACCATAAACCGTTGATACATAAAGGTTTTCTGAATTTTCTTGCGTCCAAAACGTGGAAGTCGAGTGTCCCTTTTTGAGTATTCTCTAAAATCTTACTTTGATAAAAGTGTTTATTTACATAGGAAAATTGAATTTAATATTATTGAATTGATATTTTTACAATGATAATAGGTGACGAGATCCATTCCGTTTCACTCCATGGCTGTCGATCACCTTCATCCACAACAAAAACCGTTGTGAATGTCATTTGTTTTAATTTCTTCTTTTAAAACCTCATTAAACATGTATTATGTCTAGCCATCTAATAAAATAGGTGGCTTATTTGCATATGATAATAAAATAACACTTGTAATTTATATATTTAAAGTGTATAATAAGTATATAAGGTAAAGGAAAACGAAACAAGGAGTTGAAACCAAATGAGTCAATCTAGACTGGCAATCATGAAGTCACAATGGGCACGTAAGCAAGCATTGAAAAGTAAAACAATCGTAGGGGCTTTAATCCTTCGTTAATATATATTATAAAATAAAACTATAAGGCGGTAATAAATAATGTTGAATATTGGAGATGCAGCAATTAAGTATAATAGATATTACCAAGTGGTTGGATTATCTACTGAATATGATATGTTTACGGATGAGCCTTACAGGTTGGTAGAGTTAAAAAGCAATGATGGTAATTTTATCTATGTTGCTGAAAAGATTGTACTTGATAACTATTCAATTTTTCCACGATACAGCAATGATATGAGTCCTATGGCGATATTTATCGACGAAACAGATGAGTATGTTGAAATTGAAATTAGTAGACTTGATGCACAGGACGAGATCAATCAGATTTTAAGCTTATCAGATAATCTGAGATTTATTGAAACTCGTATGAGTTATTAAATCAAAAGTCCATGAAAGTGGCCTTTCATATAGATATCTTTGAATATAGAAGGAGGTAACACATGATAAGGATCTATTACATACATCCAGTACACAAAACTAATCCATATGCAGCGTTTAAGCAGCCAGAGCAAAGAGTAAACTTACAAAACAATACTAAACGTTCATCAGTAGGGTTATCCTTCAGTCAGCATCTTGAACTGGTTGAATCATTGATTACTAAATAATAATAATAAAATAAATTGGAGGTATTCAATATGAAAAAGTTTACTGTATTATTGATGGTGTTCGTATTGTCCCTGATGGTGTCTGGTGTGACCATGGCTAGCGGAGTCAAAGAAGAGGTTAAACAGGCCACAATGAAGATTGAAAAGGTGTATTACATGAAGGGTAGCGGTTATTACATCGCTCACACCACAAAGGATGAGGATGGGCATTTCTGGGTGCTACAGGTGACCGATATCGCATTACACAAAGAAGATAAAGCGTTCACTAAGGCATTGCGTACACAGTATCAGGGCAAAGAGGTTATTGTCACATACGCTGAACCAATCAATGAAGATGAAGAAGTAGAGATATGGACAGTTAAACTTAAATAGGGTTGTTAAGGGATTCCAAAAAGGGATCTCTTTTTATATAATGATAAAATAACACTTTACATTACAATATAATAGATGTATAATTACATTATAAAGTTAATACATAAACAACGTACATGAACGAGAAACATTGTACTGGAATTTTGATAATATACTCATTTCATTAGAATATTAGGAGGAATAAGCAATGGAAAAGAGACAATTTAATGGGTTAGATGATATTAAAGTAAAATTTACTGTCTGCTATGAAGCGGTTGATGGTGAAGATTATAAAGTCAATGATGTTGAGGCAATCAATGAATATGAAGCAATCAATATTGTTGCTCATGATGTAAATGGTGATCGAAATTTTGGATTTAATTTTAAAGCGCAGTTTTCAGGATTCTAAGTAAAAGAGTGATTTCATAAAGAGAGGAGAAGATCGATAATGAAAAAATCAACGAGAATTAGAATCGGATTAAAAGGTAAAAACCAGTTGCCGCTGTTTATGATCTGGAAAGAATGGAAAGAAGACAACGAGACAGTATTTGCGAAAGTGCTATTTAGAATCGGATAAAATTCGTGTTTGATTAAAATATAAAATAATTGGAGGGACAACATGAAGTTAATAGACATTGCGCAGCGAATCGACAAGTCTGATAAGAATCAAGATTGGGTGGATACTCAGGAACTTGGCGAGGAATTAGGGTTAGATGTTCCTTGGAAAGAACAGGACAGGATTAAATCTTACTGGATCGGAAACTGGTATTGCACAGATACATATGTGGGATGGAAAATGTATTTCTTTGATGACAAACCTGTTGCAGTGTCTTCTCAATTAGGAAGGAAGAGCAATGAAGAATACGAATGGTTTGACTTGCAACTGGCAAAAGAAGTCAAAGAATACCTGCTAACACTTATCGTTGATGAAGAAGAGAGTTTAAATAATATATCCGTTTGTGATATTAACGAAGAAATAGGAAACTCCTTCAAGATCTCTTTCAATGGTCAGATTTTAGACAAAGATAGAGCTATGTTAAACGGAGAGAAAGTTGAGATCCTTGAGGAAATTAAAAATAAACCATATGGCATAGATGATGAATTAAAGATTAAATTACCGAGTGGGGAAGTAAAGCATGTCAATGTTAATCACTTAGATTTTAGTTTTTATCTTGTATCTCAATAAATATATATATAATACATTGGAGCGATAACAATGAAGTACACATTTGAAAATTGGATTCAAACAGAACACTGGGAAGGTGCATTGATTACATCCCCAACAGGATTAGAGTACTTAACAAATGGAGTTTCAAAATGGGAGCCAAATTCAAACAGAAAATATCAGGTAGTTGATAACATCAGTAATAAAGCTGATTTTGAGAATCGATGGAATACATATTCGCCATATGATCAAATTGAAGGAGTCAGATAGCATGAATGATAATCAAATGTTGACCATACTTGTGCAAGAGGGTTTCGAAGTCGTAAACGAAACTGAGGCTATTTGGAAACGGGCTCATGAGATTGGCTATGTGTGGGATGAAGTGGATCAGAAATGGAATAAGAACGAGTAGTGCATGATTATGCTTATTAAAAAGTATAATACCCGTGATTGATGATAATTTAACTCATAGTACTGCATAAATATAAATTAATGATAATTGGAGAATGAAAATAATGAAGATTGATAAAATTATTAAGCAAATCACTAAGAAACTTGACACCGAAGGATTGTACTACGAAGTTACTGGAGATCAACATACATTCGCTATATCGCCTACATGCACTATACATACTAACCAATGTACAATCGAGATCATAAAGGATCAGATCACGGTGAATGAGCAGTCAGCAGAAGACATTGAAGAGATGATGGAAATGATTTTAGAGGTTGAATGTATATAATCCAATCGTATAGGAGGGAAATCACATGGCTATTGTTTACATAGAAGAAGATGAATCAATTTTTACTGGGCAATATGAGCAGCGAGAAGGTTTTGGGAAGTGTTACATTTGCAGTCAACTGTCAGCGATTACTTTTGTAACAAACAACAAAGGGCAAGCTATAGAAGAAAGTAAAGAGTGTTATTCTTGCAAGGATGAGTTTGAATAAAATGCTTATTTCACTCTAATTATGATAAAATAATACTTGATATTTATATAATCCAAGGTTATAATGAATATAACAAATAAAACAAAGAAGGGAACGGTTAAAATGACAGCATTCGCAGAATTGAAAGTTGAATGGGACGTACTTACACCAATTTTGGAGGGCTTAACCGATGTGGATGATTACATCAATGTAGATGCAAAATCTTTTACACTGGATAAGGATGGTAACAAGGAATACCATGTAGCAGCCTATAATGAATCGCGCAAAGAAGATGTGGAATTGCTCCTTACACATTTCAAAGACACAGGAGTTGTTGTTGTTGAACAGGATCATGGTCGTGGGATGATGGTTGTAGGGCAATACAATATTTAATTAAATGATAAAATAATAAAAGAGAGGTATGATTTTATAAACGTACTTAGTTTGTTCGATGGTATGAGTTGTGGTCAAATTGCGTTGAATAGGTTGGGAATTAAAGTTGATAAATACTATGCTAGTGAAATAAATAAACACAGTATTAAAATCACAAATAAGAACTTTCCTGAGACAATACAACTTGGGAATGTAGAACATCTTAAGGAGGAAGACTTAAAAAAACTCGGAAAAATTAAATTATTGACCGCTGGAAGTCCTTGTCAGAATCTATCTATAATCAACATAGACAGGTCAGAGCATAGTCAAGGATTAGAAGGTGAAAAATCAAAATTGTTTTATGAATACGTGCGAGTTCAACAAATAGTTAAACCCGAATATTTCATTCTTGAAAATGTAGAAAGTATGTCTAATGGGGATAGAGATATTATATCGAATATTTTGAATGTGGAACCCATTATGATTGATAGTTCTTTAGTAAGCGCTCAAGATCGAAAGAGATATTATTGGACAAATATAGAAGGTATAGAGCAGCCCAAAGATAAAGGCCACAATTTAAAAGATATTTTAGAAAAAGAAGTTGATAGTAAATATTATTATGATCAACCGTATGATCCATTAGATTTATCAAAGAAAATAGTAACAAGGCTTCATTTGAACACACATGATCTATTAAAGAGAGTTTACAGCGAGAATAATAAGTGTGCCACCTTAACGGCCTGTAGAGGCGGTTACAAGCAGAAGAAAGTATACATAGAACGAGAAAACAAAGTAAGGCGATTAACACCATTGGAGTACGAGCGGCTCCAGACAGTGCCAGAAGGATATACTGAAGGAGTAGCGGAAGGGCATAGATACAATATGTTAGGCGATGGATGGACTGTAGATGTAATTGCACATATTTTAAGCTACATGAAATAAAAATACATATATTAACACCAATAAAGATTAGGAGAGAACGTATAATGAAAACACTCAATAACTGGATTGCTGATGTCCCAAGCGAAGTTTTTTCTAGATGGGATGGAGATTGCGAAAATAAAACGTTGGTAGAAGCAATTGAGGATACATTATACGTTCTCTCCGTCATTAATGAAGGGGGGAGCTATTATGACGAAGAAGATCCAGATGACATAAAGAAAATGAAAAACCAACTTTTACGATTTATAAAAAAATATAACTAAACTGTGGAAAGACTATGAAAATTCAGAGCGCACATATGTAGTTGTAGAAGAAGTGAAGCAAATTTTTTTAACTGTTCATTAAAATATATTTTAAGGAGGTGAGTACCAATGACTCTTAAAGAGAGAACACAAATCATCATCGATACTTATGGAATTAAGAAATCATTCATTGCGAAGAAACTAGGAATTAGTAACGCATTGTTTTCACTGTTCATCAACGGGAAGCAGCCGTTACAAAAACCAGAAATTTTGAAACTTGAAGAATTTATTTCAAACTATAAACAATAAAATAATAAAGGAGATTTTAAAATGAATAAAGCCTTACAATTGGAAAATTTTATTGATGATCAAACTTTGCGAAATGAATACATAGCAAAAACAGAAATATTGAACAAGGTTAAAACTCTAAGTTTGTTACCAGATGGTGAAAATATGACGATCAGACAAGCAGCAGAATATTATGAGGTTAGTATCGAAACCATCAGAAAAACAATTCAAAGAAACAGACAGGAACTTTCAGAGGATGGGATCAAAACCTTGTACAGTAAGGATTTGAAAGAATATAAGTTGACTCTAGGACATAGTGTCCCAGAGTTGGACAGAGTACCTACAGCAATGATTTTGAATCGCAGATGTTTATTACGTCTTGGAATGCTTCTTAGAGATAGTGAAGTAGCCCGAACAGTAAGAGAGTACTTATTGAGGGTGGAAGATACTCTTACAGATACTCAAAAAGGTGAAATTCTAGGTGAATGGTCGGATGAGGAATTATTATTGGTTGAAGAAACAATTCAAGAAGAAAAGAAGAAGGGGAGCACCAAAAAGGCAGCGATAGAAGCGGTGTCAAAAATTATAAATAGAAAAGAAAATAATATATATCAGAAATATTATCAAATAACTAGGAAGTATGGATCTGTCCATAATTATTTAGTGGAGAAGAATGTTATCTATTTGGATAGCAAAGAGGACACAGCACAGCCTGAGAGCCCTACAGAAACGACTCTACAATCAGATGCAGTCCAAGTTATCACGAAACAGTTGGAGGGCTTACTAGGCGATGTGAAAGCCAATTCTGTACTTCATTCTCAGATAAATGAATTAAAATTAGAGGTTGCCGAACTGAGGAATCAACTTAAATTAAAAGATGTAATTATTGAAGGTAAGGACGCACAAATCAATAATAAGTCCAAATTAAACAGTAAACTAAAAAAGGTAAAATCAGATTTGGAGCATAAACTGAAATTCATCTCCCAGATATTGAATAGCAACAAAGTTATCGACAATACTCAAGCAGAAATTCAAGACACAAAGAAGTATGTAATCAAGAATGGTGTCATTGAGACTAAGTAAAACCAGTCTTTTATACGATAGAAAAGAAAGTAACCCGCCACAGGTTGAGAGCCAAAGTGCGGGTTACTTTCTTCTGATTGTGCAACATACTTAGATGTAATCCCACCACAAATGCTCTGTAGGAGTAGCCTAGCCGGGCTACAAGGTTATTGTACCAAATACGGAAAAGCAATTAAAGGTTAACTAACAAAATTTGATGATGAAACAAGACTTTCATCTTCAATAACAATAAAATAATACTTGTGTATGTATTTTTATTGTTGTATAATTATATTCAGATAGAGAAGATAATATATAAAGAGGTGTTAGGGTTGAGTGCAAGAGATCTACTGAAAAGTCTCAAAGAAGATTATCTAATGAATGACAATTTAAATTGGGAAGAGAGAATGATCCTGAAGAGTAAAATCAGAACAATTGAAGACAGATTGGGTATTCCATTGAACTTTAGGTTCATGAGATAATAGGAGGCATGAAGTTGTTAAAATTGAATGATGGAGGAGTTTCACTTCTTAGGTTAGTAGTACATATTCTTTTGGCATATGATGTAGTGCGTATGGGGATATCTTTTGCCCACTCCGATTATAACGCAATGATTACAAGATTCTGTTCTATATTGTTTATAATTGCAGTATACACATTTACAATGCACAGATTAAAGAAAGAAGAAGATAATTCTAAATGAAATTTTAATTTGATCAGAAAAGAGGGATAACAATGAACTTTAAAAAGGGATACAGAGTTAAAAGAACAACAGGAAATACAGGTACTGTGGTTGCGAATCCTGTTGGAGTGGGTTATACCGTTAGGTGGGACAATAGTGATCGAATTCAACGTATTCAGGATGGGACGCTTAGACCAATATGTGAAAAAAGATAAATCTCTAAGAAATGTTACTTTTACATAAACACATTCAAAATAGAAGGGAGGGAAACTTATATGAAAAGCGTCTGCTCCTGCATTAATAAGAGTATACCATGGTTATTTTACGGATTTTTTGCTATCTATTTAATATGCAGTATTGCTTCATATTGGTTAAACGTTAACGTTCTTTTCGTTCTTATAACAGGAATATTGGCGCTGCTTTTTGCATCTATTGATCTGTGTTTTTCAGCATTTAATATATCGTCAGAATATGGTAATAAATTTGAGAAGGTTCTCGCTAAAACTATGTCTGTCATATTTATAATGTTATCTCTTTTTATTCTAGTCTACCTTTCATACAAATTTTACGGGCTTACTCAGTATTTAGAAAAAAACGCATTCTCAAGCGAAATAAATATTTTAACCTTTGCTACTATGGCAATATTTTTCTTGCAGAAGGCAATGGAAAAGAGGGTAAAAAGCAATCGAATATAAACATAACAAATAGGAGACTGCAAACAAGCAGCTCCTTTTTTTATTTCTTTTTAATTATTAGATAGAGCGATAGTACCAATAATATTAAAGCGCATGTTATAACAACATAGACATAGCCAATCTTAGAAGTCTTTACATATAAAAAGTAACCAATGAGGGCCAAAAAATTACCTGATAACCACACTACTGTATGCTTATTCATCTTCTTCGATCATGGACATAATTTCATTTACATCAATCTCTAATTCGTTACAGATCTTTTCAATATTATCAAATGATATGTATACAGCCTCACCATTAATAATCTTACTTATGGTCACGTGACGAACTCCTGTACGTCTTGATAGTTCTCTAGCTGATATATCTTTACTATCAAGTAGATTTCCTAAGTGAACCTTTAATCTACGAGAAACCATAGAGAATCCCCCTTTATACAAATTCAGTTGACAACAGACAGTATTTGGTTTAAATTTATAAGAGTGTTACCGTTTGGGTAACAAAAAGTAGGCATAACAAAAGCACCCTCTGTGGTGAGAGTGCTTAAAAGTTAGATAGATGGTTTTTTAAAGCTCACGTTATCTAGGTGAGTCTATTTGTAGTTATGGTAGTCAGTTAGAGACTGAACATAGTAATTCTATTGCAACTGAGACAATTTATCAAGAGTTACAAGATATCTCATATAACAACTACAAATAAGCAACTTATTTAATTTAAATAATAAAATAACACTTTACATATTAATATAATGGGATTATAATTATGTTATAAAGTTAAGCAACGATGTACAACAACCAGCAACAACGTACCGTAACGATACATAAGACTAACTGAAACAACGATTTCATTTAGAAACAATACCGCCATATATCTCGATTTCAAATAAAGTATACAATTAAATCAAAATACTAAGGAGTGGCTATATACAATGAAGAAATCAGTAGAGCTCGTAAAATTATTTTTAAACGATAAAACAGATATTACGTTAAGCAAGAAGCAATCCACTTGGCTGTTCGATGTATTGTATAAAGAAAAAATCACTCCTATATCTAGATGGGATGGAAAACAAACATTTATTGTGGTTGAAGGAAACATCTCATATATAATATATAAATTTAATGGAATTGGGAGAATTGTTGTAGAGGCCATCAAGGAACCTACCAAAACATGGATTGTATACAGAGATAGTTTTGGTAAAGGAAGTAGCATCAAAGCTCCAAAAAAAGGTGAAGAGTTAGAGGAAATTAAATGGCTCATGCAGATCGGAGTTACATATGTCATGAAAGACGATCAGGAACCAGTTGAGATTTCGAAATTGCTAGAGGAATATGGGGAGTAGCGAAGGTGAAAATGAAAAACCTCATTGGGAAATCTGCAACAATTACTGATAAGGATTCACCCTATTATAAGCATTGGGGGTATATTGTCTTTTTTGATGGAGAAAGGTTTCATATCAGTGGTGGTTCTATAAGTTCGTCTTTTGGGGAGATAACGCCAATCTTTGATAGAGATCAATTTAGAGTTAAACGGAAAAAGGTCGGCTTTAATAAATAAAGATAAAAACAGTATTTGATCAAGAAAGGAAGATTAAAAATGATAAATGAGAATCGGATTACGTTTGGATTAGGAACCATTCTTGTGAGTACAAGTGCTTTAAGATTGGAGTTAACGCATATTGATCCTTCAGCGGTTATAGGTGAAACATTAACCAAGGATTTTACCGATTCTATGAAGGTTTTGAATAAAGCCTACTTCAAAAACATGTTTAGACTAATTGAAAAATTAAATAATGTGTCAGAAGAAAATCCGTTATTTGAGCATGAAGGATATATATTTGACTTCAGTACCTATAATAGCAAATCTGTAAAAGCAGTTTTAAAGGGAGCAAGATCAATCATTAGCCAAATGCAACTTGGCCTAGCATGTTAAACAAATTGAAAACATGGAGGGAATCCTGTGACAGAAGAAATGAAGATGGATGGAGCAATCTCAGACTTTTTCCGGGAGCATTATAATAGAGACTGGAAGCCAGCGGAGCAAGTAGATTTTCTAATTGAACTATTTTCTAATCTTTCTTTGCACGTAAGACCAGTATTTCCATCTGATGAAAAAATGGTTCTTGTTACTTCTCAAATGATGGAGGAGGCTCTGAAAAGCCGCAAAGTTAAAGTGATTTTTGATGAAGTAAAGGATACAGAGTAAAAATAAATGAGATGAACAGGGAGGCGAAATATTTGAAAAAAGAAGCTTATAAAAGAAAGACTCCAAAGGGAGTAAACAATACTCCTGCTTTCAAACTGAAAGCGAGAGTTATGGTTTTAAAAGGTGGTAGTGATGCTCTTCATCTGATGGGCAACATTGGAAGACAGGAAGACGATTTAATCAATGTAGTTTCGGAAGATGAGAACTACTACATCGGCACTTTCTGTGAGGGGTTTGGATTCTTTGATGTACACTTTCTAAAAGAGAATGTACGACCAATGAATAAGGAAGAAGTAGAGAAACTTAATAGGACGTATCACACAATTAACGGTAGAGTTCTTGGTAAAAACCACTATAATCCCGATGGTTATTGGATTGGCAATCAAGAAAGTAAATGATAGCAGGATTTGATAAAAATAAGCAATAAAGGATGATGATTTATGACAATATCGGCATATGTAGAAAACTTTAAACCTTGTAATGCAACTCCTGAGGAATACATAAATTACACGACATTAGCACAAGAAGTTGATTCTGTAACTAAAATGATAAAGGATTATCGAGAAGGCGTTGCCAATGAAGAGGTAATTTTCTTATTGGATAGTATTTTAAATAATCAAAAACTCCTAAATAAAACCACTATAGTGTGGGATGGTTCATATCGAAACATCAGCATACTTGTGAGACCAGATGGTTTTGTTGATACTAGTTATGTATTTGACAAAAGTATTACTTCTGTTGATTCGGCTCTTGGTTTTTACTCTAAGCATGCAGAAACATTTTTTCTCTTACTAGATGATGAGACATGGGAAGATATTAGAATTGAAGAAGAATCATTTTATAGTGAATTTTAATCTTGCTATCTAGGTTTATTTGGATGAAACAGTTATTTTATAGCGGCTAACTAATACAATCATTCGGACTTAAGAGAATACCACAGCAACCAAGATATCTGTGAACCTGAATCATATCTTCATAAGCACTCTAAGCTTGGTTAATAATTTTATAGATGAAACTAATAATTAAACTAAACGAATGAGGTGACCAACATGAATATTATTTACACAGAAGGATTATTCAACTCAGTAACAAAAGAAAGATATTTAAAAAACATGAACGAGCATACAAGAAGATCAAATGAGCGCATCTTTAAGATTGCAGCATTGCTCGAAAATACATTCGTAACAGACCTATATAATTTCAACCTTGCACAATTGAAACAACTGTTAATGACTATGAATTCTTCAGTTCTTAGTACATTAACAGGTGCAGGAAATCGAATTAAAAATTATATTCAATGGGCAATAGAACAGGATCTTCGTACCGATAATATCAATCCATTGGATGCAATGACATCAAGAGAATGGTTTGAAGGAATGGTTGACAAAAGCGAAGCGACGCTATTTAGTGAACAAAAAATAAACGAATTGGTAAGCGAATGTGTTAATTTTCAAGATAAGGCTCTTATCAGGGGCATATATGAAGGGCTGGGAGGTCGTCAATTTAGTGAACTATTAAATGCTAAATTAGAACACATTGTAAAAAAGGGTAGTACCATTGAAATAACTTTGTTTGATGATGGAGATCAAAAAAACAAAGGAAGAAAAATGAACATCTCCTATGAATTGTACATACTCCTTCAAAAGGCAGCCAAAGAAACGAAGTATCTAAAAAATAATGGTGTAGTAACAGAGGGGATGAAGAGCTACCATAGTCTACTATGTGACAATGATTTTATTATTAGAACAGCGAGAGACGCACGTGGCTCAGAAAATGAAAGCGCACCTTCGGCAATGGTCAATAGACGTTTAAAAAGGATAAGTAAGACATTTGATCTACTCAAACTCACCCCTATCAATATACGTAATAGTGGAATGCTCAATATGGCTAAGGATTTTTATATTGAACATGGACAGATCAACAAAAAAGATTACCTTGCAATTTGCGAACACTACAATGTAGGCAAGGGCAAAGTGAACATTTCAAGGTTAAGGCTTGATTTCTTAAATGAGCAAAATATTAAACTTATTTATGGAGTTCACTAATACTATACAAATAAGGAGTCAATACATATGACTACACCTAATTTTAGCCAAAGATTTGAGCGGTCATTGATCGAAATGAACGATATAAGAAAAGGAAGAAGCAAAGGAAAGACATGGAGAGAGCTTCGAAAGGAATTCAAAAGAGAAAGAGAGGAGAAAAACATGCCTTTAACAGAAGTCAAACCCATTCGTCCTACAAAAGCTGTTATCAATAAAAGTGACGCCCAAAGTTTTGATAATTACGCAAACCAAACTAAGAAAACTGAAAGTGTGGGCATGAACAGAATGCGTGAAATGATGAATGAATTTAAAAATGTAGGTAAAAGTTGAATTTCAAAAAGAAAACCACCCCTTAGTGGGATGGTGGAAGTTAATTAATAAAATTTATTTTGAAGTTCATCGCCAGTGAATCTACCTTGAAAATCTTCGCTGTCAATAATGTTTGAAATGATTGTGGTATCGCTTGTTTGGTATCCTTCTGGACATTCTGCGAAGTTTTCGTTCGCTATATGGAGATGATACACGTTACATTCAGGACAGATATATTTTCTGTAATAACGTTCCTCAATCTCTTCTAAGTGCCTTTTAGCAAAACTCACACAACCATCTCCCTTCGTATAGGAATATTTTAACACTATAACAGTACCGATACAACATTGAGTCCTACTCGGTTTGATGAAAGTCTGATTTTATACTGACATTTAAATTCATATTGTTAAATTTGGGAAATCAGCATATAATTCTTTAGACCTACTTAATAAGTCATGCCCACAACCGATGTGGATTTGTAGAGGTGAAAGAATGAAGCTTAATCTTAAACGATGCTTTATCATTATTTTGTCTATTATCATGTTTTTGCCATCCCACTACGTCGAAGCAGCTTCTACTGTCAGTGTTAAAACAAAAGTACTAAGCTATAAAGGACAAAAGTATATCCAACTTACGGGTGGTAACAAAAAAGCAACAGATAAGATCAATAAAATACTAAAAACTCACGCATTAACGGCAGTTCAATTAGACACAGAATTAAAGAAACAATCAAAACAAAATTTTTATAAAACATCTCCAAGTACTAAATTCAATAAAAATGAGAGACTATCTATAGTCTATACTGATAGCGCCTATATGGGCGGCGTTCATGAAATATATTCAACATTTACATACAACTTCAATTTAAGTAATGGCAATGTTATTACTTTGGGGGATGTAGCAAAAAGTACAGCCCAAATAAGTAACTTAGTTGTCTCGATAAGTGCAGGTTTAAGTATACAAAAGCGTACAGGTATAGAAATATATGATGAAAGCATAGACAACTATCCAATTGGCCCCGATTCCACGTTTTTCTTCTATGATGGCGGTATTGTTGTTCGATTTAGTCCCTACGAGGTTGCCCCATTTTCGGAGGGCTTCATAGATGTGAAAGTCCCATATACTGCTCTAAACGCTACTCCCTTCACATCAAGCAACAATACGCCTCTTGTTCCTACTGTTCCAGCTACATCGGACACTATAGAAACTAAAATAGACGATGATTTCGAAGGATACGAAGAGGGGAATTTATATGAACTTGCCAATGGACAGATCTGGAAACAGGTTGATTATAAATATTCCTACAGATATTCGTACAGACCTGATGTTATTATCTACAGGGACGGATCTAGGTACTATATGAAAGTTGATGGAATGACGGACAAAGTACAAGTTGAGAGAATTAAATAGTAGGATTTAGGCACGGTTCACATTGAGCTGTGTCTTCTTTTTATGAAAGATTAATTTTACCCAGAAGAACAGCGATGTTAAAATATATGTAAATATAACATCTTAGAACTAACTGGGTGGTGAACGATATGAGTATTGTTAAATGTTCAAGAGAAAAATGTAACAACTTTAGTAGTAGTCGTAATGAGTCTGGAATGTGCTTTGTGTGTGAAGAGCGTAGATTAAGGGATTTAGAAAAGAGTTTTTCAACGTTTAAGACTAAAGAGGAAATAGATAGGTATGACTATAATGTTTGTATTGTGAAAAGTTGTAGGGCGAGAGTTTTCATGAGAGCCAGATGTAAGAAACATTATATTGGGATGTTTAACAAGAATATTTGAAATTAATTCATGATAATAATTAAATATTAATAATCACAGTTGACACAACTCCTTATGGGCTGTGTCTTTTTTACTTTATACCTATAATAATATTCTCATTTGTTAATTTTAAGGGAAATGCTTGATTCATTTACATAGTCATTTCACTCTATCTTGTGGTATAATCAATTTGTGTTATCAATATATAGTGTTAGGAGGTGTGAGATCATGCGGAATTTTTATGGTGGTACAGGAGGCTTGTTTCTGGTTTATCCAGTCATTTGTCTCGTGCTTTACATATTGTTCACTAGCACTCCAAGTACTACGGAGTTTATGGGACAAGAAGTAAGTAACGGGTTTGCTCATTGGTTAGCTAATACAGCATATAATAACTTAGTTAATGCGAAGGCAGTTGTTGTCTGCCTACTAGCTTCAGCAGCGTTGTTTACAGCAATGAAAAAAAGCAAATAGATTTAGACGATAATCGGAGATGCCTTAAAGCATCTCTTTTTTACACTTTAAAATTATAAAATAACACTATACAAATTTATAATTAACGGATATAATAAGATTATCAAATAGAAGAGGTGATCACGATGTATCAAGTGGTTGTCGTTGAAAATTTTTTTGGTATAGTTACAGAGAATACATATGGATTTCCAACTGAAGAACAGCGAGATATGTTTAAGGAATTATGTAAACAAGATGGGGATGTGATTGTCATCCCTCCAACATTACTTATGCCCAGTACTGTTTAAATGAAACTATAATTTCATAAGGAGTTGAACAAGGTGAAATTGACAGAAAAGCAATGGAGTGGTTATAAAGGTAAATACAAAAAGCATAATGTTGAGATTAATTTATCTGAACGGAATAATTCCAAATGGAAATTTAAGTTATACAAAGACGGTTCACATCTATATGATTCAGAATGGCATGGAAATAAAACATTTTTTGATACCAAAGAAGAAGCTAGTGAAGCAGCAAAAGCAAAAATTGATGAGTTGGTTAGTGTAAAATGATCCTTTCACCCAAATAAATTAACTAGAGGAGAAATAAATTATTAATCGTGAAAATATTGAACTAGTGACTAAGTATCTAGAATTCGAAAAAATGTTTCCTCCATTTATCCGTGATATGGAGACTGGTCTATGTACAACAGAAGTAGCAAGCGGTTGGGAATGGTGCTTTGATCCAGCACAGGCAATTGTTCTTGAGAAGATAGATGGAACGAATGTGAAAATTATTGTTGATGGAGTTAAGCTTGAAATCTATGCAAGAAATCAAAAACATAAGGGTTATGTGAAGACTGAACTTAACGATCCTCAATATAAATACATCAACGAAGCTGTTGTTAATCGAGTTTCTAAGAGATCAAAGAAATTTAAAGATGGTGAATATTATGGAGAGGCTATTGGCGTGAATATTCAAGGAAATAAATATGGCTTAGATCGAAATATGTGGTATACGTTTGAACCTCATAAGGATGGAGTAAGTGTTTATAAGGATTTTCCACAAACAGACGATTATGATATGTGGAAAGAATGGATTCTTAGTCTCAAGTCACTACTAAATCCAGATGTTGAGGCAGAAGGAGTAGTATTCCTTAATCGAAGCAATGGTAAGATGGCTAAACTGAGAAAAGATATGTTTTCAACTAACTATAAGCATAGATAATGAAATGAATATTTTACGTAGAAAAGGAGTGATGTTCTGTGGACAAATGGAATAAATGGATTCAAATCGATGGGAAAAAAAGAGACAAATGGGCAATGGGAGTATGAAGTAGGTGAAATCATTACCTTAAATAGTGTAGAGAAAATTAAATGTGTAAGAAAAGAAATTATAGATAACGAAATACATCATCACTTTATAAGACCTAGAACTGTATGGGATGAATAAATAGATTATTTCATTAAAACGCAGGATGGAGCGATTATTAAAATGACTTTTACAAAATGGATTGAAAGAAACTATGGTTATTCTCCTCTCCAACTGATTTACATACACGGAAACAAATATGTAAGGAATCTTGAGGCGACATACATCGATTACTGCAATGAGAGTGGTGTCGCACCAGAAATTAATTAAGGAGATATGCAGAATGTCAAAAGAACTTGAAGCGATAATCGATTATTGTAAATTAAAGATAGAAGAAATCGAATCATTTATTGATGATAATAATTTAATGAATGTAGAAAAAATAGTTTTTAATAATAGACTTGAAACTTACATGGAGGTTATTGATAAGGCGAATTCTTTGATGGATGATTTTCGGTAACTTTATTAACTCAACAATATCTGTTTTTTGAGGAGATGATTTAACGTGAAATGTGGAGCATGTGGACACATCTATGAACTAAGTTCATGGGAAGACGGATACAAAGAAGATGAGGACTTCATTCAGTTGAGATTAAGTAATCAAGTTTCAATATTGTCTGGAGGCGATATGTGGGATGATCCAGAACATCATCAATTATTTGCTTGTCCAAAGTGTGGAACAGTTAAAATACATGCTTGGAATGATTAATTATATGAAAGGATTCTTTCATCTTAATAGGGGAGGGAAGGAATGGACTACCTTAAAATCTTATCATTCAAGTACGACATGGTAGAGGATTGGTCAAGGCATGGTGTAACCGTTTTGAAGAGTAGGGATTTATATATTCAACTAATAGAGCCTTATCACAGGACAGGCTTTCAGTATTGTTTAAAAGCTGACTTTCCAGAGACATTTGACACATGGAGTGTGACGCTGCTTGAAGAGGAGTTTGTAAACGATGGGGGATTCTTACAAGTGTTAGAGGCACTTGATTCATTTATAAAAGATAAAATAATAATAATTAATGAACATTTATTGAAAAGTATGAGGTTTGAGTAAATGAAGTATTTTAAAAGGAGCTGTGTTTAATTAATGTGCCAGTGTAACCCTTCAATTAAGACCCCTTGGTGTGGAAAAGGTAGCTGTGTTCCCAGCAAAAAACAAACAGAAAAAATGAATGCTGCCATAAAGAAGTCAAATAAAATTATGAGTAAGCTAATGAAATAAGTCTTTCACTTGATTTATAAAATAATAAAATAATAAAATAACAGAATGGAGATAATATCATGAATTCTTATAATATCATTGTTAACAACGAGGTAATTGAAACAGTTGAAGAACAGGGTCGTTGCAAAGATACAATTGCATACATACTCATTGATCGAGTCTATACACTCAGTGCGCAATTTAAGCAAGCAGTAGACGTTCGTATAGCTCACACAGGGGAGGCTTATTACTATAATGTATAAGCGCGGGAAACGACTTTCAGATGGTGCTATGTGGGTTCAGGAGCATAGTGGTCAATGGATAACATTGAAATTAGCTGCTGAATTGTATAGCAAAGATATGGACGGAGTAAGTATTAAGACGAGGGAATAAACTCTCGTCTTTTTTTATTATAAAATAACACTGTACATTAAACTTGTTTTATGTTAAAATTATTACAGGTTAGAGAAACAGCGCACAAGAACAGTAACATTATGATGGCAAAGACTACATAAAACCTATGAGGTGAACAAATATGATGATTCCTGTATTTGATATCGAAACTGAAGAAGTGGCAACCGTAAGTGTATCTGATATATCCTATCTAAACAGAACTGAATCAAATGTTGTAAGAGTTCATTTGGAAGACAAAAATAAAAAATACAGAACGGCAAGCAGTACTGAATTACTAGAGCATTTACGCAAACACAATTTAATTGTGAAGTCAGATCACGCATTATGTATCAATCCCTCTAAAGTTAGAAGAATTAATGAAGAAGACATGACGATTGAATTCGAACAAGGAAAACAAGTGAGTATCCCCAATGCGATGTTTAGAAAGCTTGAATCACTTATCAACAAGTCTGAGTAGTTTATAAACTGTTGCTACTATATAATTAGGATAGATATATAGTAGCAACATACATATGATTGTGAAAGGTTTATTTCATAAGGTTATTGAGGTGAGTAAATGGACTTTCTATTCATTGGTCTGTGCATGATGGGGTTAGTAGTGTTTGGATTCAACTTAATCTCCTTCTTTATTAGTTTCTTTGGTAGATTTTATAGTTACATGGCAAAGGATGTAATTCTTTGCGGTGTGGGCTTCGTTTTATTAAGTGTAGGCTTGATGGGGATACAATAGGTAGTTGTCTAGAGTTTTTAAAATAACTATTTCATTAGGAGGAGAGGTGTTTTAGAATGTCTGAAATGATGTTTAGTCTAGAAAGATACATTATAAATGATAAGCATACAAATGAGGTTTTAATAAAATACGGTATGTCTATGGATGAATTTGAAGAAATAGAGGAACTGTTGGCTCAAAGCGATAGGTATTCACTGATCAGTAAATCGTCAGAGAGTGTGTCTCTAACAGATTTACCAACGGATTATTTAGATACACTACTAAGTAAGACATCTAATAACCCTAATAATGCTATGGTATTAACCGAGATACATCGAATCATCAATTCAAGACAAGACATGATCAAATGACTGTTTTATCTAGAGAGGAGACTAAATGTGAAATTTAAAGAGATTAAGCCATACATACAGTGCAACAATTATTCAGTAGACGTGTCTTTAAGATATTTGGAGAGTACACTTGACGAATATATTGAAGAAATGGGATTGGAATTAATTCCAGACTTTCAACGCGGATACGTTTGGAATTTGGGCCAACAGGAACTTTATATAGAGCACTTGTTACGCGAAGGAGTGTCTGGTTTAGATATTTACTTTAATCATACTAAATGGCAAGGAACAGAGGGAAAAGGAGATGGCTGGTTTGTATGCGTTGATGGTTTACAACGTCTTACAGCATGTCTTGGGTTCCTTAGAAATCAAATTAAAGCATTTGGTCACTTTTATAAAGACTTTGAAGATAAGATTCCAATGATGGTACGCTTGAGTTTTCATGTTAATAACCTTCAAACTCGTAAAGAAGTGCTTGAATGGTATTTACAGATGAATAGTGGAGGCACTGTTCACAGTCAAGATGAGTTAGATCGAGTTGCTGGATTATTGGCTGCTGAGTCTTAATCAAATGGCTATTTTACTATCTTGAGAGTGAGGCAAATGAATGGAGTATGCTGTGTACTATAAGTCTCAGGAGAACAATTCAAAGATAATGCATAAAGAATTACCTAATGAGTTAAAAAGCAGATACACTAAAAGTGCCAAATACATCTATAAAGTATTTTATCAAGTATACACAGGAGAAGATGAGAATCTGGAGAAATCCATCACGTTAACAAGCGATAAGGAACTAAATATCGACGAATTATCAGACAAAGTCGCCGCTATCTATGATAACGAAAGTGAGTTTAATGATTATCGTCTATATCAACTTGTTGCGATTCTTGTAGAAGCCGCATACACAAATTATTAGCATTTCTATATCCAGCAAGAATCAATGAAAGATGTGTTTCACGGGGGAGGATGGCGACCATGACAGATAAGATAAACCTTTACGTAGACGACCTCAGAGACTGTCCAGAAGGCTTTGTGGTCGCTCGTACATACTATGAAGCTATACATATTCTTGAGACCAAAGAGGTGGCTATTCTTACATTAGACCACGATCTTGGTGAGGATGTAGATGGGAAAGAGTTGCCCAATGGATATGACTTAGTGAAGTATTTCTGTGAACATGGACTTAAGGCTGATAAGATCTACATACATACTGACAATCCTGTAGGAAGACAGAACATGTATGAGACTTTGTTGGCAGCTCAGCGGAGAGGATTCATAGAAGAGGATATTGAGATATACCATTATCCGATAACGGTGAATAAGTATTCTGGTGAGTAGCATTTATAATGGACGGGGGTACTCAAATGAAATATGGTTTATTGGAGAATGGAATCGACTCTCTAAAGCAAGCCTATACATGTATTGAAAAACTTGAAGCGGGACTACATGAGGGCGTTGAACATAACTTAAAAGACGCAATCCTCTCATTGAATCATGCAATTGAGATATTATTTAAAATGATTCTTAAAAACGAAAGGGAGTACTTAATTTTTAGCGACATTGGAAAATACATGGCAGCTAAAAACCAGATGATCAAGCAAGGCAAACAAAATGTATTTGAGGTTGGACATGATTTAAAGACTGTTTCGTTAATAGAGGGTGTTAAACGGTTGGAACTACTTTGTGATTTAACTATTCCAGATATACTTAAGGGAGCCATTGATGATTTTAATAAAACGAGAAACAAACTTATGCATTTTGAATTAGAATTGTCTCAAGATGAGGTTAATTTAACTATTAGAAATCTCAAAGGGTTCTATGAGGAGGCTGTTAGCTTCTTAGGACAACATGTAGAAAATATCGAGGAGTTGCTAGATAAAGCCAGATTTGAGTACTCTGCTGAGGACTATCAAGACGAAATGTATGAGCACTATGCAGATATAATGCATGACGAGTACAGTCAAGGTTTTTAAAATAAATAAAATGCAAGTTTTACATACAAAATAAGGGGCGTGTCTCATGACAAAATTACTTTTAAGGATTTTCGTCTGGTTTAATGGTGGAGAGATATACTATAAAAATGGGGAACAGCATGTTCAATTAAAAAAGACTGTAGGGTTAATGAGGACAGGTGGTTATGTTTTGGTCGATTATAAGGTTAAGTATATCAAGGGGATGCCCTTCTTATCTCCAGTAGCTGCTTCAAAATAAGTCCAAAACCAAGAATACAAAAGGGGGATAATTATGGGTAAACAAGTGTATCTGTCTGAGAAGGATATTGAAGGATTTAAATTAATGGAAGATCTTTTTGATGCCTGTGTTACAAATGGAGAAGAATACTCTGATGAGGAGAGATTACTGGTGCAAAGGCTGTGTGATAAAATTTTAGGAGAAGGCGCTAGTAACGTCGGGTTTATGTATAAGTAATTATAAACTTGATAACAGATAAGTATAATATATAATTAAAGCAGAACCAATATAAAATTACATATGGAGGTTATTCAATGAATGATTACAGATTAGAGAATCTAGTAAGACAAGCACTAGGCGGATATAGTACTGGAGCTATGATTGTTGATAGTGCGGGGTCAATAAAATTGGAAGGCGGCGCATTCTCAGCATTAGTTGCCGCGTTGTCCCCTTATTTCAACAACTCCTCTCAAGATCGTCAAAGTCAAATTCGAGATGTGGTTGAAAAGCATTCTTATTTACAGGGTAAGATTGCAAGCGATGACCAAATTGGAGAAATTGTAGAAGACTTAAATTCATTTTTCAGCAACAATGGAATTCCGCTGGCTCAAGTTAGGTAAAATGTAGATTTCACATAGAGACAGTAAATAATAAAACCCACCAATTAAATGGCGGGTTTTTTGTTGTGTTCAAATAATCCTAGTTCTGATGCTTTAGCTATTAGGACTGCAAGAGCGTCTCTATTTTGACTCGCATCTAGAGACATCTCAGAGCGCCTAGAATCAATTTCTGATGATACATCCTGTATCTTCACCTTGATGAGCCGTATCTGAGCTTCAGACAAAATTAGATCCTGTTTAAGTGTGTGGAGATATTCTATAATACCATCGATATTCGCTTGGGATTGGATATTACTACTTGATTTAGAAGACTTATTTTTGGTTTTATTAATTTTTGCCTCGTAAATTTCCTTCTTGAATTTATGTCTAAGAAAAGAGTTCCATCTGAAGCCACAAGCAGCGGGAGTTCGTCCGAGATAATTTCCAGTATCATCAAATGCTTGTAGCTGTGTTTTACCAGACTCTATATACAATAATACGGTTTGTGTTAAAAGATTGTCATCCTGTAAACTCCAACTATCACTTCTTTTCATATTTATGCACCTCGAATTTGATTAGATTAGTCTTAATACCATATATATCCTAATTGTCAATAGTATATTCACGTTAACCAGCAAAATTTTAGTCGGCTACCAAATTGTCTTGACAAATCGGTGTTCCATATTGACAGATGCCTGTTTCGACTTTATAATGATAATATAACATTTAGAAATTAAGTACATATAGATTGTGGTATATATAGATTACTAAACAAACCCAAAATACGAGATGCAATAAGGAGTGGGATTGATGGCGGTAGCAATGGAACAGACAATGAATAAAGTAGTGAAAAGATTAGAAGTTTGGGAAGTTGATTTAGGCGAAAGTAGAGGGAGTGTACAAGGTGGCAGCAGACCGTGCTTGATCACTAGCAATGATGTAGGTAATAAATATAGTCCAGTGGTAATTGTTTCGCCATTGACAACAAGTAAAATCAAAAGACCAATGCCTACACATGTAAAATTAAACGCTGATGAAAACGGACTATATGGTGACAGTATTGTTATGCTTGAACAAGTTATTACTGTACCCAAAGATAAGCTTGCATTTAAGATTTCAAGAATACCAAAATATCTTGAAAGTGCAGTTAACAATGCATTGTCCTTGTCTCTTGGTTTGTAATATTTTACCTCTTGATGACGCCCTTATATTAAAACATAATAATACTACATACTAATAAGGAGATCCCGAATCAATGAAGAGATATCAGCTTATGAGGTTAATTGACTATGATCAATTAACTAATGTAGAGACTTGGAAATATACAAACATATCAACAGATAAGCCACATGAATTGAATAATTTTATGTTTAATGGATATCGAATATATGATAATAAAGAGAGAAAAGTAATTAAAATAAATTTAGACTTACATAAATGGTTACAAGGGAAAAGTCTCTAAATGAGGCTTTTCTTTTGTTTTGCAATGGAATTTAATGTGTAGTATATTTGTATTGAAATTAATATGAAAACAAAAGAGATGAGGGGATAATTCTAAATTAGAGCATAGCACATATGGATTTGGACGTATTATTTTTTATTATTTGTGCTATAATGTTTATTAGAGGTGACTACATAAAATGAAAATTGAAAGAGAAGAAATTGAACAAAGAATAATTGATGCATTAATGGAAGTTAAGCATTCTAGACGAAAATTGTATGAGTTAAATATGAGTCTCGCAGAATATAATGTGCCTTTTGGCTTACCACAGTCATTAATACAAAATGAAGAAATAATCAAAGAGACAGAATTACAATATCTTATTGGATTGACTCGTGGTTTATATGATTTATTGAAAGATAAAAAGCTAAATCCAGAATCTTTATTTGGAGACAGAGAAATAAGAGATTCGGAAAATGCTCTTTCTAGCGAAGATGCTGACAAATTATCATTACCACTAACTTTTGATGAAGTTATACAAATAAAGTATGACAGCTACTTAACTAAAATTTCTATACAAAAATTAGTTACAATGGTCAACAGTCAACTCATCATCTATGACGAAGAAACACAACGTGGGGTAGTTTATAAAGAGAATAAATCTGGAGGGATAGTTAAAACTCCAATAGTTAATAAGGCGAGTGTTAAAAGGATCACATCAAAGATGGCTAAGAATCAATACTTTGAAGATATGATCATTCTTAATGTATATTCAACGGAAGTTGACCCAGTAACATATCACGCGGAATCTAAAACGTTTACCATCAATAACGGCGCAGTTATCTCTATACTTGATGGCTTTCATCGTCTTCAGGGGGCTGTGGCTGCTTTGCAGATCAATCCAAAGGCTGAATTGAATGAAATATTATCTATCCGAGTATACGATTTTGAAACCGCTAAGAAATTTTTCAGTCAATTAAATACAATAAATGTATTGAAGAAAGAAAGAAGAAAAGAATTAGCGCAAGAAAGATTATCAGATAAAGTAGTTTCTGACCTACAACAAAAATCGGAAATTGGAAAACAGATAGCTTCAGCTAGTATGATTAGTGATCTTGCGGGAGAACTAACGATTTTTGATATTATGACATATGCTATTGATAATGTTTATCATCTTCAAAGGCAGCTAGATATCATCAAAACATCGAAATATCTGAATGAATTTTTTGCGTATTTAGTTGGGAATTACCCGGATGAATTTTCACCCGACATCAAACAACGTAAGAATCGCACGATGAGTCATCCCTTGATGTTTATTGGCTACATTGTAATGTCAAAATATATGCAATCAAATGAGCTAAGTTTAGATGAAATTGAAAGATATGTAGAGCTAATAGATTTTGAAGATGCAGAATTAATTTCTTTATTAAATGAGAAAAAAATATTGACAGGTAACAAAAGAGTTCGGGATAAGCTTATTGCTTATTTTTCAAGGTTATTTGAGGGGGAAGCAGCCAATGAATAAGGTTTACTTCAATGATTTTTTCAATAAAGATCAAAAAGATAGATACCTTAAGAGTTTAAGCACAGAGTCAACCAGAAAATCATATGCTACCATATTGAGGAAAACTGCAATAATGGAATCAACTTTAAACAAGGATCTTTATGATTTTAATTTACAGGATATTTCGCAGTTTTTATTTACATTAAAGGCTACAAAAATTTCATCATTAAGACATGCGGGTAGTGTCGCAAGAAATTATATACAGTGGGCCATTGAGCAGGATCTCCGCAAGGACAATATTAATCCTTTGATAGCCATAACTACACATGAGTGGTACAGCCAGTTTGTGGATGATAGTTCATTGATGCTGTTTACAGAGAAACAAATTGACAACATAGTAGACAGTCTAATTAATGCTCAAGATCAGGCCGTAGTGCAAGGAGTTTGGGAAGGCATATCAGGTAACGTTATGAGTGAATTAGCAAATATGAAAATGGAACATATATCGGAGACAAATATAAAAGATAAATATAAGATAAAGTTGTTCAATGACACAGCAGATGGAGTTACGAGTAGAGAGATACTAATCTCTAGTAATCTTTATGAAATCTTGAAGAGTGCAAATAAAGAAGATAAATACCTTAAAAACAATGGATTGGTATCGGAATCTATAAAATCTAGACACAATGTTTTAGTTGATAATGGCTATATATTAAAAACTGCTGTTCATCTGAGAACTGCTGCGACTAATAGCAATCAAGATGACGGTAGACCAACACAAGGTCAAATATTGGGTCGAAGAATTAAAAAGGCTGGAGAATTTAATAACTTCCCAATGCTAACAGCGATTAATCTGCGCAATAGCGGTATGCTTAAAATGGCTAGAGACCTGCACAGAGAACGGGGAAGACTAGGAATAGAGGAATACTATGATATTTGCGAACATTTTGATGTAGGAAAAAAAGAGGATGGTACATTTAATATCGATGTTATTAGAAGAAATTTCTTAAATATTGATACTATAAATAAGTTATATGGCACTGAAGAATAAGGTTAAAAACTTATTCTTCTTTTTTTTATTAAATTGTTGACTCTCTACATACACTGTGATATATTCTATTTAAGAGATACATATTATTTTATTATTTAAAAGGAGATAAGACATGAAAGAGGATATCTTATATACACTAATGAGTTTGTTGGACGGAATTACAATTTTTATGTTTGCTTTTGGATGTTTCAAGATAAGTTTTCGAGATTACTGGAAGGAGATATTAGTTACGAACTTAGTGATTTCAATAGGAACATTCTTATTGCGTAACAATTCATTTATGATAAGCGTAATTCCATTGCTATGTCTTGCATTATTAATTGTTTCTTTAACCTTTTACTTTAGAATAACAGTATGGAGTAGTATAAAACTTGCAGTTTACGGCTTTGTAGCACAGATTATCGCCCAATTAATTGCGAATTCGATCTTTATGGTTTCTTTCAACCTAAATTATACAGAAAGTTTACATACTCATGGGCAATGGGTGCAACTGATTGGAGACGGACTGCTAATAGCTATAACATTAATACTTCAAAAACGTAGAATATGGTTTACAACAATGCCATATGATTACACATTTAAACTTAAATTGAATAAGATCAATATTTTAAGTTTATTAATATCATGTGTAATCATATCATTTTTATATAACATAAAAACTATTGAGAATGTATACCTAGGGCTAGTATTTTGGGGAATTTGCCTTATTAACCTCATGTATTTAGACATTAAAAAGGAGAAGAGTGAAAGCTGATGATTGACAAGCTGGTAAACAATATTTCAACATCGCTGGTAAATAAATTTCCAGAAGAACTCCCTCCTTATGGTGTAACTAGATACGGTATTAAATTTTTAATCTCGAACTTACTACCAATTATACTTCTTTTGTTAATTGGGGCAGTTATTGATGCCTTTAATGAAGTGATGATTAGTATTTTGTCTTTCTCCACTCTTAGACTTGTGTCTGGGGGATTTCATGCAAAGAAACCTGAATTATGTCTAGTTATTTCAACAATTATGATTCTATCAATAGCAAAGTTTGGATACTTCTTTGAAGAGTATACAGTGGTAGTGAATTTGATTTCATTAACTTTAGTGTTGATATTCTCTCCGTCTAATATTGAGGGACAAACAAAGATTCTCAAGGAGAACTTCAAGTATCTCAAATTAGTTTCAATAGTAATATTAGCAGTTGGATTCTTCCTAGATAACTATTTAATAAGCACCTCCTATCTAGCCCAAAGCATCTTTTTGATACGCTTGAAAGGAGGTGGGAAAAATGAATAAAATGAAAATGATTAAAATGGGAATGACTGCATTTGGTTTCTTGTTGGTTGCTGCAACAACCATGGGAGTGAATGCTGCAAGTTGGACATTGGTACATAATGAACCAGTTCCAGAAGAAATGAAGTAATGTAAATAAGTGGCCCTCCAATTTCACACAAAATCGGAGGGCTGATTTAAACGGGGTGTCGATTTGAATAGAATGATTATGGTTCAAAGAAAAGAGGGTAAAAAAATCAGTGATGATGCTGAGTGGATGAATGAAAAGGATATACTTAAATGTACAAGAGAACTGTTTACAAAAAACAACTATAAATTTGTAATTCACACCGATGATGGTGAGTTCGTTTATTGTGAAAGTAAAGATGCTATCTTTAAATTGTTAAGTCAAAGTGAAGGAATGATCATGACTGACAAAGGAACACTTGGGAATATGAATAGAATGAAGAGTGTAGATTATGAAGTAGGAAAAGTATTTTTTGACGAAGAAAAAGAGAACTATGTTACCATATCCGCAAGCAAGGAGAACGCAGTTAAAACATTTATCAAAAAGCTGTTTGGTAAATAGGGCAGCTATACATAGTTTCACTAGAGGATCAAATAATCATGAAATTAAATAGCACTTTTAATAAAAAGTTATTTGAAGTATAATAAATACGAACATAGGTTCTGTGATTATCATTATTCGACATCATGCGACATCAATATGGATCTGATTCCATATTTATGCATATGTCAATACAATTTAGTCGGCTACCAAATGTGATTGTCAAGCGCCAAAAGTTGGATTATTATTAGTACATAGCTAAATATTACATCTAGATAACATATTTTTTACGAGAGGGTATGATGGTATGCAACAAATTTTCGATGCTTTGGACATTGACAAAAGAGCGATTGAATTGAAGGCGATGATAATCTTTTTATTTAAGTCTGATATAGAGACTCTCATAGATAATTGTGTAGGAAAGTCGAACTTTTATATTGATGATTTTGTGTATGATTACCGTGAAAAATTGATTGACAGCACAAGATTTGATTCGCCGGAGGAATTTAAAGATACATATTTTGCTGACCCAATTAAAACGTTGGAAAGATTATTTCAGGAATATATAACCCAAGATAAGTTCGATAAATTAAACTGTAAAGATCCCGATATTATCTATAACAAGCACATCGTCAATCCCAAGGTGCGATTCAATAGATTTGTAAGGGGGTTTGAGTAGGGGGAATTTCCCCTAGTTCTTTAAATAATAAAATAACAAATATATCTTTACAAAATAAAATCGTTGAACTATACTGAATAAGTAAGGTTGAAACGAAAACAAAGTAAAATAATAGTTTCATCAAGAAATTGGTTTTGAAAAGAGAAGCATATTAGAGTATATGAAAGAATGACGGAGATTAAAATAACACGCTTGCGTGATTATATAGAGGCAGCAAGTTTACTCTGAGAAGGTGGTGGAACATATGACGAGCAGATTGAGAAGTCCTCCAATGTAACTGGCTAAGCAGAGAGACATCAATCCAAAAATACATATACACAAAGGGAGATAAATTATTAATGGCAGACTACAAAATCAAGGTAAATAAGAATCATCAAGGTAAAGAGTTTAAGAGTTCGTTTCGTTTTATCGGTAAAGTTAGTCCAGTTCAGAAGAAAGATCAGATTACTGACAGTTGGGAAAAGCAGCCAATCTATCAAGAAACAACAACTAGAACTAATAAGCCTCGTCGAGTCCTTCAGTTTGAGATTGAAACAGCACTAAGTAACCGTCTACGGGTTGAGCTTGCAGGTATGGAGCAGCCATTTGCTTATCCTTACAGTCGTACAAATAATAAAGCAGCTAAAGTAGTTTGGGCAGATCGAAACGATAAAACAAAGTATCCAGACGATACATATCACGCTATTGAGGTTGATTGGGATAAAGCAGAACGTCTTGGGCAATTGGTCGAAGAGGATGGGTGGTACGAAATTCGTGGCCAATACCAATTTGACACCTTTACTCCAGATAATAGCACTGAAGAAAAAGTATTTGTAAAGCGAGTAATTTCATCTGTACGTCCAATTAAAGATGGAGTAATTATTAACGATGATGGAACAACACAGACTGTAAAACATGCAGGAGAAGAGTTTGATTATGTGATGGACTTCAACAGCGAAGCATTCCGAGAAGTGAATTACTTTAGTATGCAATTAGGAATTCGTAGTACCTATCAAGAAGATCATGGAGACACAAAAGTTAATGCAGTATTTCTGGACTATGGGAAAGAGCGTTCTGAGCCTAAAGATGTGGAACTGGTAGTCTATCAGAAAGAAGTAGAAAAGGGAAAATCGATGGCTGATGCATTTGCTTCGCTTAATACATATGATTTTATCGAAGTTACAGGACAGGATAATAATAGAGCAACCTTTGCTTATGTTGATATTGTAGAAGATATTCCATCAGACGATCCTTTTGCAGATGTTGATAGTAGCGAGAAGGTTACACGACAAGAACGAGTAACTAATGGAGACAAAAAAGGACTAGAAGTAATTAGTTATGTGCAGGGAAGTTTGATGCGAGAATTGTTAACTGAAGAGGAATTTAGAAAAACAGCAACTTTAACAAGTGACGACCCTTTCAATAGCATCAATAACTCAGATGATCCGTTTAATCAGACAGATGAAGACCCATTCGCAACAGATAAAAGTGACGACCCATTTGCTTAATAATTAATTTCTACGGGAGTGCGTAACTGCACTCCTCAACCTTAAAATAATAAATATAAAAATAATACAATTGGAGTGATTTAATTAAATGAGTTGGAGAAATAAAGTTGTAGGTAACACGCCTAAAGTTGAACTACATTCCATTACAAGTTTAGTTGCAGGTACATATAAGACAGGGAAGACACGACTTTGGAAAGAGTTAACTGAAATGCATTATAAGAACCCAAAAGAAGAAACACTACTCATCGCTTGGGAGCCGGGATATGAGACTTGGGAACTTGAAGAAAACGTGTTGCCAATGTTTGAAGAAGGGTCAGATGAAGATGCTTGGAAGCAGTGGGAGTTCTTCAAAAAAGATGTAGTCCCCGGACTTGTTCAAGAAGCTAAAACAGATAAAAAAGTTAAATTGCTTGGATTTGACACCGCAGATCGCTGTATTGATGCTGCTACTGCTTGGTTGCTTAAGGATAGAGCAAAAAAATATGGTGTTTCTAAACTCGTATCTTTGCAGGAGCTTACTGAAGCATCTAAAGGGGCAGAGAATGGATATACTGCACTCTACGATGAGATGAAGAAACCAATTGATGCACTCAAGGCAGCCAAATATGGAATTATGGCTATGGCTTGGACAAAAGAAAAAGAAACCACTCTTTACAATGGAATGAAGTACAATTCTGTTGAACTAATGATGCATCAAACTGGTAGAAAGATTTTTGAATCCCAAGCTAGACTTATTTGTTGCCTGTTTAATGAGGTGGTTGTAACTGATAAGGCAGGAAGCGAAGTTTCTGAGAATGTGAAGACAAAAGCGGGTAAAGAAAAAGGCCATAACTTTCATGAGACTCGTACGGTGATGGTGTTTAGACCTACAGAATACATTTCAATTGCTGGTGGAAGCTATACAGATCTTCCTGAAGAGCCAGTAGAATACAGTGCAGAAAACTTCATGAAAGTGTTTGAGGATGCCGTCAAAGGACAATTGAAAAAGACTACTAAAAGTATTGATGAACTTAAGGTAGAGCAGGAACAAGAGCTTGAAGACAAAGCCAAGGAATACGCCACACAGGTCAGCGAACAGATTCAGGTCACTCCAGAAGAATTAAAGAAGAGTATTGCGGAAGCAATGCAGAAGTTTGATTATAATCAACGAAAAGATTTGATTGGCCCTAAGTTCTTAGAATTGTTGGGAGATCTAGACTATCGTAAATCCGAAGACGTATCGAAACTATCTGAAACGCTGAAGTATATTGAACAGCTTAAAGTATAGTACATAGAGTTTGTGAAAGACAGATATCATAAAGTATTAATATCTATATGTGGACAATTAATATAACCATTGTCTGCATGTAGATTAATCCAAGGAGGATGTATGTTGAACGAAATTAAGATTAGCTGGACTCCACTTCCAGTTCTTTTTAAAAAGGGTGATATTGTTTTCTCGAATGTTAACCCAAGTGGATACTGTGAGATTTTAGGTACTGGATTTTCAGTATCAGGCTTTGACTCAGAAATTAATACTGAAAACTGCTTGAAAGATAAAATGATTGAGTATATCAAACAGGTAAATAGTAATCCAGATATGAGCAAACATATCACAAAGCTATATTACAAAGACGAGAATGATGAATGGAAATATGTCACTGACTATAGCACTTTTATTGATTATATGTCTGAAGATCTTCAAGAATCGCTCAAGTCTGGTAGGACATTAACTGAAAAACTGGAAGAGGAATTGAATTGCTATCATTATGAGATGGTTTATAAGCCTGAGATTAAGCAGCCGAGCCTTGAAAGGTTAGTGAAAATTAGCAAGCCAGAAGTAATTCTATCCAACAAAGACACACAGAAACTTCTCAAAATTATTGATGACTTAAAAAGCATTAACATTCTTTAGTATTAATGTAGTTATACATACGGCCTCACTTGAAATAGTGGGGCTTTACTATAATCAAATATCAGGAAGGTGATACGTTGGAAGTACTCCTGTCTCTATTGTTGGCACTGTCCATTGGCAATATTGGTCAAGTTGGATATGAGGGTGTCAATCAAGCACGAGAAGCGAAAAACACGACTAAGATTGAGAGTGTTAAAGTTGAAAAGTCGGTTGAGTCCAAGAAAGAAGTTAAGCAAGTGAAAGCTAGTGAGAAGAAACCAAGCAAGACTAAAAAGGAAGAAAAGTGGATGTATTTCACAATTACCGCCTACACAAATGGAAAAGAATCCACGGGTAAGGTAAAAGGGGATAAGGATTACGGGAAGACAGCTTCAGGGGTATACACTAAAGAAGGCGTGACAGTAAGTGCTGATCCGAAGGTGTTTCCAATGGGGACTAAGATTTACATAGAAGGTGTAGGAGAGCGGATTGTACAAGACACTGGCGGTGCAATCAAAGGGAACAAGTTAGACTTGTTCATTGAAGATCTGGATGAAGCATTAGAGTTTGGACGAAAAAAGAACGTAAGAGTACGAATTATTGATTAGAAGAGGATGAATACATATGCTATCCCAAGAACAAAGAATCGAAGAAGTTTGTAGTGATGTAGCAGCATTGCTTAAGAAGAAGAACCACGACTACGGAAATTCCTTTAGTATTCAATTTGAGAAATACGGAATAATGAGCGCAATGATTCGCATGGACGATAAAATGCGACGACTTGAGAATCTAATTAAGGGTGCTCATGCAGAGGTCGATGAATCGATTGAGGATACTCTTATTGATTTAGTGGGTTACAGCGCGCTTGCTTTGGTTGAACTGAGAAAGTTGAAGGCGATTGAACAGGCTTAAAACGATCAAATACATAAACGAAACGCCAGTTGATGAAATGATTAGTCAAATAAAAACCAAAGGTAACGATAAAAGCAAGGTTATTGAATCAGCAAAGGCAAGTAGAACAGAATATGGACTCAAGGTGCAAGAATTAATCGAGCGCCTTGAGTCACAGTAAAAGCTGTATTTCACAAGAAGGGAACGTGAAAATGGAGATTGTAGATAATAGATATTTGGGAACTACAGTAGCAGAACACGGGGATGTACTCGTTACTGATCTGGGCGATTATGTATTCATTACTTATGATGGCAATGTCGGAGAATACGGGTTTGCTTGGATTGGAGATGGTCTTGAGATCAGAGTTTGGGCAAATGATCTTGATAACATAGCTGTAGGCAGTGAAATCAGAGGTAGAAAAATTGTTTCAATTATTAAGAATACCGACATTACAATTTCATTTAACAAGGAGAAATCGAATGAATAAATTTAAAGAATTCATTAAAAAAGTAGCAAGTAAATTTAGTACACCAGTTAAACCGTTAGTAGCGGAAGTATTTGTGGAAGACAAGTTTAGAATTGATATACAAGGTAATGTGAAGGCAAGTGAATTGAAAATGAACGTAACTGTATCCGATGAAGTAGAAGTTGAAGGACTGAAGTATAAAGTTGATCAGTTAATTGTCGATTCTCTGTACATTCCTAAAATGATAGAAGTTATCTTGAATGAGCAGAAAATCGAACAGTTACATAAAATTCAACGTAAAACCAAAAGTAGTCGAATCAAGAAGAAAATTCAGAAACGGATCGATACATATGGAAAAAATTCAATCACACGCGATTAAAGATATTTGGAGAGTCAGAGAAGGTTTACTTTTAGAAGTACACAAGTTTAAAACACTTGGTCATTGCTGGATCAGATCAAAAAAGAGTGTTAAGCAAATTAGAGGGTGTAAAGGTTTAACAGAACTTAACGAAGATTATTGTGACAGCTACACCAAAAAGACTTTTCCAAAAGGCACATTGATTTATAACACTGTTCCAGTTGAACCAGAGATGAACAAAGACAACTTTAAGTTTGAGATTAAATCAAGTGGTGGCTCAATTTATGGTAAGAATGCTGAAGAAATGAATAAGATATTGGACGATATTAAGAAAACAATTAATACATATAAGTAGGCAAAATAATGCGTAGGAGGGGGATTATGTATGACAGCTAGATCTCACTTCAGAGGTCACGAGATTGAATATTTAAATGGAGAGTGGGTATTTTCAGACACCAAAGAGTCAACGGTGACAACATTCGAGACACGTCCATGTGGACACTGCAATAAGTTTGCGACTCCAGAAGGTCACGATGCTTGTCTGGGCACACTACCAAGAGTAATGAATGCTTGTTGTGGACATGGAACTGTGAGTGACGCATACGTTCAATCTATGGATGGTTCATGTGTAAGAGGCACTGTGGCGTTAGAAATGATTGAGATTTTAAGAGCCGAAAGGATGATGAATAAGAAATGAAAAAGTTTAAGGTAGAAGTTACTACAACTAATACATATGAAATTGAGCTTGACGAGAATGTAATTAATGAAGAATGGATGCGAGAGTTCAGAGATACCTTTTATTCATTTAATTCACTTGAAGAACATGCACAACAGATTGCAGAGCAGAGAGCTCGCAATGTACAACGAACTGATACATTTTTGGAGGGCTACGGAAAGGTACGAATTAAGGATTACGGGTTCGACTCTAAGGAATGGGAAAATCCTGTTGATGGAATTACTGTAACAGTAATTGATGAAGGAGAAATTACCGAGACTGAAGTAGAAGAGATTCAGTAAAATAAAGAGTTCATTGAGAAAGGAGGTTGCGCTTGAAATTAATGGTTGGTCAGCAATGGGAAAGTGAACTTCATCCACACGAAGATTTTGTGATTTATGACTCTGTATCAGATTCAAGCGAAGAAATATTGTTCTGGGAAAGAGTCAATGAACCTGCTTTTGATAAATTCATAATGGTAAAGAAAAGTTTTTCTGTAGATGAGTTAATTAAAAGGGGTCAGAATACATATCCTTATGCTTGGGCGGGAGAATGCTCAGGCAAATCTCTGAAAGCTAAAATTAAAAAATATCATATGAATTTAAAGAATGTAAGTGTATGAAATCGATCTTTTACTTAGAAGGGAGGCGTATGAGTATGGCAGAGGAGAACTTCAAAGAGATCATATCTATCTTAGAAAAAGGAATGAATTATACTTTTTGCAAGGAGGAACTTGATTTCATGCGAGAAATACATTTATCAGGATTCATTAGTGGGCGACTTGAGGCAACAAGAGAGATAAGGGATGAAATGATCGAATTCTATAGTGAGAGAGAGGTCAGTGAATGAACGAAGATTTAAAATTTCTAAAAGAGCTGCAAACAGAATTAAATACTCAAGAGAATGACTGTCAAGCAGCACCACGTTTCTGGACAATCATGGATTACAAAAAGTCGCCCGGAAATGAAGATTATGATAGTGGTGAGTTACAGTATTTTTTCAACGATGGTGACTATGTAGTATTTGAAGACTTTAACCATTTAAAAGAGTTCATTGAGGAACACTATGAGGAAGATATAGACGATGAATTGAGATGGCATTTAGGTAATGATGATTTTGAATTTCTCTGGCAATACATAGAACACAATTTAAATGATGATGGATATTTCGATTCAGTGTTTGTAAAGGAAGAAGAGTTTATTGTTCCAAACACGATGTTTCTGACTAAAGCAGAAGCAAAAAGACATTTAGAGATAAACCATTACCACTACACTAATAAAGCACATACATATGCAATGACAGCGTGGAGAGCTCCAAAAGTAGAGAGGCTATTGAAGATTTTGAGTGAGCTAGATTTTGATTCATTGGTGGGGGAGCGCAAAGTAAATGAAAATTAAAGCAAAGGTTAAAATTCGATTGGGACGAGATTTCAATTTTGAAGTTGACTCAATTAAATTCAAGGTTAAATTTAAAGATCCAAACAAATTCAAAAAAGTAGAACTCTATGACTGTATCATAGCTCGTAGGTGGCAAGAAAAGGAAACAAAAATAGAGTTTTTGGAGAGATGTAATGTGTTTCTTTCAAATAAAGAAGAAGTGATATTTATAGTGAAAGAAATGGTAAGTGAATACTTTAAAAAGAAAGAAATTGCTTCAGATGGAAATGTGATTGAAGATAAATTGATGTCATCAATTAAAGTTTATAATAAAAATGATTTTGAAATTGAAGTGGAAATTTAAACGAAATCAGCATTTCGAAGAGAAAAAGAGGGGGCAAAAAATAATGAAAAACTGTAAGCTTTATTAACCGAGGCAAGGATGAAGAAATTGAGTTTTATTATGACTCTAAACATGGATTTGGTGTTTCTTTAATGAATGGTTGGGGAGACAGCAGTTGTGTCTCCAAACTAACAATGGAAGATATGATGAACATCAAAAAAGCAATTGATGAAGTAATTCAAGCTTCTTGTTCAGGTTTGATAAAATGAAACTTTCTTGGAGAAAGGAGAGTTGCGATGTTGACCGAGAAATGCATTAAGTGTGATGGAGAAATATTTGAATCTGGATCAATCAGTAGATGTTTGAGATGTAGAAGAGCAACTGAAAAGGAAGTACCTGCTGAGGAATACTATAAACAGAAAAACAAAATAGGATTTGTTGTGAAAGAGGAAGAAAAGAAAGGAGTATAAATGAATAAAGAGACTCAAGAACGAACAGAGACACAAAGAGATAAAATTATTGCTTCCCTAAAACGAGCTGGAGATTCTGGTGTAACCAATGTAGAACTAAACAAGATTGCCTTACGATACAATGCACGTATTCAAGAGTTATATGTTCGTGGATATAAAATACACAGTGAAGAACTAGATGGTGGAGTTACAAAATACATATTAGTTTCAGAGCCGACAGAACCATTTAAGAAACCAGAAAAAGCAGTAAATATTTTAATTGAAGATATTGAGAGTAAATATAATGGAAACATTAGCGCGCGCGAATTGAACGAGTATTTGGATTCACAGGGATTCACAGTTAGACGGAAGATTGGATCGTATTGTTAATGAAATGAGAATATCATTTAGAAATGGGGATGGGTTATTGAAAGAAGTAGATACTACAGATAAAGACCGCAATGAGATGATTCTTACTGAAAGTAGAACGTTGCGTGATGATCTTGTTTTTAAAGTAAGTGTTATGGATAAGGTTAAATATGTTACGTTTTTACCTGATACATCAGAAGTAACCATCGAGCTCGCTGCCAATTACTACGAGGTCAATAAAGACGCAATTGAGTCTGTTATACGTAGAAACCGCAGTGAATTTAATGACTATGGAGAAATTAGGATTTTAAAAGGCAAGCAGTTAAAGGAGTTTAAAGCTCTCCGTCAGCTTGACGGAAACCTTAAAACTGCACCATCAATCACTCTTATCTCTAGACGTGGACTATTAAGAATCGGTATGTTACTCACAGAGTCTGGAGTTGCAAAGTCCATTCGACATTATCTACTCAATGTCGAAGAAGTTTCCACAAAAGAGCAAATACAATGGGCAGCGGAGCGCGAAATTGCAAGACAAGAACGTAAACAATTGACGGATGCGATTAAAAATTTTTATGTAGGAACAATGAAAAAAGGTTTTGCCTATGGAGTTCTTACTGACTTGGTTTATAAAGTATTGTTTGATATGGATGCCAAAGGACTAAGAGAATTTTACGGGATTGAAGATGAAAAAGAGACTCCGAGAGACTACTTAAGTACAGATGACTTAAGAAAGATAGTTAGGGCAGAGAAACTGGTGTCTGCATTACTATTGATGGGTAAGGGGAAAAGGGAGATTGAGATTGAATTAAATAAACACAAGGAAAAATTATTGATGCAATCGTGATTTTATTCAAAAGAAAGGAGGTAGTTTTGATGGCAAGTAAAAAATATTTAGATCAAGAGGGGCTACAACTGAAGATTGAAAATAAAGAAGGATTTGAATTTCAATTGTTTTGGAATCATGATAGTCCCAAAAATGCCTTAGAGCATGGTGAAGATGACGAATTCTATGTAACTGTAAAAGGTAACATTGGTAGAGCTGGGGTGGATTTTTCACTTGAAGATGCCATAGCTTTAAGAGACACATTGGATCATATGATCAAGCAAATGAAAGCGAATTGTCAACCAGAAAGAAGGCGATCTTAAATGGCAGTATTTTGTGATAGAGAATGCGAAATGGTTGGAGCGGTTTGTGATTTCTGTATCCATTATAAAGATGACAATACAAATGGAAAGATTCAAGGCGAAGGCTTATGTAAAGTAAAGAATATTCGAACCGAAGCGCATTTTTCGTGCGATGATGATTTTCACTGTTTCCAAGCAAAGTCACAATAAAGGAGAGCAAAGAATATGAGAAAAGCAATTATCAGAGGATACATTATTTTTGATGAAGAAGAGTTGCAGCATAAAGACAATATCATTGGACAGATTGATCATGAACTATTCAATGTAGAAGGCGTTGTTGAATGGGAATTTGATTATGAATTAAACGAAGAGATTGAATACGTTCAAGAAGATTAATTCTTGATGAAGTCGCAATTTTACTTAGAAAGGAAGATGAAGAATGCACGAAACAAGAACCTTTAATTTAGGTGAAAGAAAAAAAGTAGACATTTATGGCAGTTATCAATACATTAACTACTGCGCTTACTGTGGCAATAAGGCACTAAGTAAAGATATTGGATCATCCCATAACCATAGATGGGAAGAAGAAATTAACCACTTCTGTGATTGTGATAACGCAAAAAAAGAAATTGAAATTAAAAAGGAAATGTCTAATCTTAAAAGCAAATTGTTTTATTTAGAGCGTGACTTAAAAGAAATGGAGAATTTAGAAAACAATGAGGTCGTAAATACTATGAAATACAATAAGGAAGTCGAAGATTTAAAAATTAAATTTAAAATGAAATAGAAAATTCATAAAGAAAGGAGTAGCGATATGAGCGATTTTGATGAGAAGGTAACGTTTTGTTCTGCTTGTTTTGCGACAAATGAAAATGGTTCATGGGGAGCAAATGGATGGTCTGTTCAGGAAGTAGAAGAACGAGGACAAAACTGTTACTGCATTAATTGTGCTGGACATGGAGAGATTTTGATTATGTCTCGTGGAGCAGCATCACAAATTAGAAGAAGTTCATCTTGGGTAGGGAAGAGATACTATCCTTGTAACGAAGATCTCCTTCATTCTTTAATCGTGAATGATAGTAAAGGTTCATATAGAGTGCAGTGGCAATTTAAAGAAGGGGTTAAGACATTACCCGAAGGAATAAGACCGTGGGAGATTTCTGGCAATGAAGCTTTTGAAGTTCTGAAGCAATCTTTGTTGCTGTATGAGACTTTAGAGTCAACAAAATAAAAATATTAATATGATATGAGGAGAAATATTAATGAAGACATATGTAAAAGTATTTGTTAAATATAATGATATTTATGACATTACAGTTAAGGAAAGTACCAGAGAATTTGAGGTAACCATTGAAAAAGACAATGATCATCGTTGTGAGATGTATGTGCCTATGGATCGTATTTGGGGAACCAGCACTAGTGAGGTACTTTTTATTAAATTTCGTGATTAAATAAAAGAGGACTTTCACGGAGAAAGGATGAGCAAATGAACTTAGAAAATATCAGGCCGAAAGTAAAAAATGAATCGGATAAATACAGTTGGAATTTATACAAGTTTCTCAGCAAGATCATTAAAAATAATAAACATATAAAAGACCAATTGAGGATTTATTGGCATCATAGTAGCAGATGGGATGGAGAACATCTTCCCTTCAAAAAGAATTTATCAAACGGGCTACAGGTTATGATCGATCCCTATGGCGATAGAAGTTGCGGGTACTTCATGAACACTGTTTTACTTAAAGGTAATTGTGAACTCTTTTCTTTAAGTTCTTGGAGAAAAGAAGATTTTCTAGATATTACAGATTGGTTCTTTGATACATACGAAAAGATTGGCAGATGTGTCTTTGACTTAGAACATAAAGGTTGGTTACAAGGAACAGATGAAAGATATACATACGTAAACAACACTAGAAAGTGCAACTGGTGCGGTGAATGGCATCATAAGGAGATCAAGAAGGTTGTTACAATTAAACGTAAAGAACTTTGGATTAAGGAGTGAATATATGAAGTGTAATAATACATATTGCCTATGGAATGCTTTTGATCAATGTTGTCCCGAAAGTGAAGAATTACATAGGGCAGCCATTCCAGATACATTAGATTGCCCTTCAGCTATGCGTAGTGACCATCAATTTGCAATGTACCAGATTATTGATGAAGTCGATGAGATGATGTTGAGTCGTAATTTCAAGGAATTGACTAACATACATAAGTTTGTTCGAGGCCAGCGACAATGATATTTCAACCCAAAGAAATGTTTGAGTACTGCAAAGAAATCGTATTATTTAAATTTAAACTTAAAAACCTTAGCCTTGGAGAACGAGTAACAACGATTACGTTTTATCCATTTGGATATCTAATAGCCATCCTAGGATTGATAGTGTTTTGGATAGCCGCAAGACGAGATGAAATGTAAATTTTACTGAGAAGGGATTTGAAAAGTATCGAAAAGTTATTTAAAGTCGAACTACCACTAAATGAACTATTAAAACTAGACGGGAATACTTCTGAGGTGATTCAAAAAGTCATTAATGAGGCTAAGAAAGAATCATCATATGGTTTTGATTTACCTGTAATGAATGAAATAATCAAACAGTCTGAGAAGAATGGGAAATTAAAGTGGACACATAAATCAATTCGCTCTTGTGATTATTGCGACAAGAAGCCTGACTACAAGACATATCCAAGAAGCAGTCGCTATCATAGCAAGGGAGATAAGAACTTTAATAAACCAATTCTTTATAGTGGAGTGAAGTTTAACGAAGGATTTATTACAATCAGTGGTTACGGAGATATGTGCTTGGATTGTTGTAATAAGCATCAAGTTAAAGAAAGAATTATTGATTATATCCTAAATAAAAACTTAAAGATTGAAATTATGAAGAATGAATATAAACCTGGTAAATATCTTAAAGATGACATTAGGCTTTGTTATGGATGTAACGAAGAAATGCTAGAATCTGAAATGACTAAAGAAATGACTCTAATGGGTGATGGTTACTATCCTAGTGGCTGTCCCAAATGTGGTGCCAAATCTTTGCCGTTTGGATCAAACCACAAAATCACAAATAAGTATGGTTTTATTGACAATCCTGAATCAAGAACAGAAGTAATTGACATAAAGAAACTAACCAAAGAATATAACACTGATAAAAATAGAGACGAGCAAGTTGATTTTTATCAAAGTAGAAGTTCAATCCATTCATTCTTAATGAACAAGAGAAACAGCAGCAGTTGGAGTGGAGGCATCGTTGGTTTTAACACAAACAAGAAACAGTACAGAGTGGACAATAAGTCTCATTTATTAACATTATCTGTAATTAAAATTTTGATTAACAACGGATACATAGAAGAAGTGAAGTAATTTAAAATTAGAAAAACTAGAATCAGAGAATTGATGAAACATAGATTTTACGTACTTTCGTCATAAATATCATAAACGAGTCTAGGTATATCGCTGAATTCAATTCTGTCTTTCCCGAGCCTATTTTCTATTAAGTCTATGGCATCATGCTTGGAAACACCGTCCTGTTTCAAACTTTTGATATATTCTTTAAAATTTTTGATTCTTCCTGCTTTTGGACTGGCAAGGTCACGAGGATTTAAATTGATAACTATTTTGATGAAGAACAATTTCGTAAGTACTTTAACGACACATCTTTTAAAGAAGGGAAGTCCAGAAAGAAGTGCTTTAGTAGCATTCACAAATACCACCTCACCGTTTTTTAAAAATAATATGCATGGAGATGAGATTAAATGCCATCACTTTACAAATTGTCTGAGGACTATAAATTTTTAACCGAATATCTTGAAGCAGCTATGGAGAACGAAGAAATTGGTGAAGATGATTTTGAGATGTACAAAGACACATTGGAAGCACTTGAGGACGGTGTTGAGAATAAATGCGAGAACATCGTAAAGTTCGTACGGAATCTCGAAGGAGATATTGCAGCTTACAAACTTGAGGAGGAGCGTTTTAGTAAGAAGCGCAAATATATGGAGAATAAACAAGAGCGTTTGAAGAAACTTTTACAGGAATATCTTCAAAGAAATAATCTTGAGAAAGTGCATGCTGGAACATTTAAAATTAAACTACAAACAAATCCTCCATCAATCAATATTGTTGACCCCAGAAAGGTTCCAGATAAATACAAGACAGCTCAAGATCCGAAGATTGACAGTAAAGCTTTATTGAATGATGTGAAAAGTGGTATTGCAGTTGAAGGTGTCCTTCTTGTAAAGGATAAAAAGCATATTAGAATTAATTAATAATGATAAAATAACACTTTACATCTATATATTATGGTGATATGATGACTTTAACGAGTTGTTATATCACCTTTTTTATTAGAGAGGATGCGATACATAGTTGGGTCAAGATCGGATTGAAAGGATGCTGATGCTTGCTAAAGAATTAAATGTAGAAGTTGGCAATAGAGAAAGTGTTGAGGCTATAAGTAGAAATAGCAAGAAAAAACAAATCGAAATAATAGATGTGATTATATATATGTATCCTGAAATCTTCAGAGTCTTAAAGGAGAATGAATAAAATTTGAGCGAATTAAAAGCAAGAACTTATGATGATCTCGTTATAGAGTATATGCAAGACACCCTTCTTCTTGAAAAAGAATTGGTTATTCCCTTAGTACATAAGTCGTCGTTTAATGAAATGTTAAAAGAAGATCCAGATTTTATTGGACACTATCCTCCAGAATATTGGGTTCAACATATCTTAGAGGAATGGTGTGAGATATTAGTTGGAGCATCTCAAGCGTTGAACAAGGCGAAAATAAAAAGCCAAAAGTTCTCTTCAAAAATTGATAAAGTTGCCTCTATGTTTGCCAACATAGAAGGAGCAAAATCAGTAAATTTTAAAATGTTAAATGGACTATTTTACTTTACTGTGACCTTTGGTGAAGATCATCCAAAGCTAGGAAGACTTTTAGCAGAGGTACAAGTTGCTATCTACCAAAAATATAATATTTATGTCGAAGCAAATTGGGAACTTGAAGATGAAAGTTGAAGTAAAAGATCTGTTTTATCAAAATTAGAATGGAGGTAACCAAGTGAAAAATGAGATTGAGTTATCTAATGAGGAAATTATTCAACTGGCAAAGTCACATGGAGCTACTGTAGAAGAGAAATCAGACAACCCCGGGTTTTACATAGTTATTGGAAATGGAAAGCGAGAAATTAGTTTAGAGGACATTTTAGGCATCTAGTTATCTCACCTACTCTTGATAACATTGCAAGAAACACTATGAAAAAGGGTGATGCTCATGAATGATTTATATTTTATTGAAATAAGTAGAAAAGGTGAGATCGAACTTTATGAAAAAGAAGGAACTTTCCGCGATCATGACACACAGGATCAACTAGTAGCAACTTTTTATAATGAAGAAGAGGCAGAGAAAATATTGAAGATTTTAAATATACACTACTCTAAGTAAAAGGCACGTTTCATGGAGAAAGGAGAAGAATATGTTTATTGAGTTGAATGGACTGCCAGAAGTAACTAGACACATCGTAAGTTTTAGAACAAATCACGAAGTTGTAGATTTGTGGTGGTCGAATGGCTGCAACGAAGAAGGTGAAGACTACTACGAGCTATACATTGACAGTCATGACAATAGTCAGAATTTCTATTATAAATATGGCTGGGGCGAAATCGAAAGCTTAGAAGGAGCATTGGAGGAATTAGAATGATAAAAGTAATTGATGGAGATTTACTCAATGCAACAGAGGACATTATAGGACATCAAACAAATACAAAGGGTGTATGGGGCTCAGGAATAGCTAAAGCAATTAAACAGAAGTACCCAGATGCTTATCCGTTTTACCAGTTAGCATGTCACGAATATGGTGATAGATTACTGGGGCTATGTTGGACGACTAAGGTAAATGAAAAGAGAGTTATAGCAAATTTATTCGGACAAACTACATACGGAAGAAATAAGAACATTGTATACACAGATTATGATGCATTGAGGGCTGCGCTTGATTCATTGAAAATACGTGCTAAAAAGTTTGGTTATTCAGTTGCATTGCCATACAACATTGGTTGTGGATTAGCTAATGGAAACTGGAAAGTTGTTTATGGAATTATTGAAGAAGTGTTCAGTGATTATGAAGTGACATTGTACAGATGGGAGCCATAAGAGTATATGAATCTATTTGAAATTCAAAAGTTTATGAGAATTGCAGAACGACACTCTCCCAACTGTTTCATCAACTCTAAGTTTGAGCTAATCATAGAACCCAAAAATAATATTTATTTTTTACTCAGCGATGTGGAGTCTGATTTTGACATTAAGCGAAAAGTGTTGGCGTGGCTTTCAAGACCAAGCTGCAAGGGAGTTAGTTTGTATTGGCAAAAGAGATTCAGGGCAATCATCAATGAGTATTTGGAGACAAGTTTCACTTATGAAGATATGGATGAGATTTATACATACTTAGGGAATGATTGTAACAGAAACAAGACAATTCGATTCATTGAGTCTGGATATGATATGACAGTACTAAAGGAGAAACGAGAAAATGTACAAAAAACATTGGAACGAAAATGGAAAGAACTACAGACTTGAAATTAAAGAACAACGTGTAAACACACAAAGAATTAGTGGAGTCAGTTACTATAAAACCGTCTATAAACTGAAGATTTTTGAAAAGTATAAATGGTTTATAGGTTGGAGAAATATCTATCAAAATCAATGGGAAGATAATGACTTGGACATTGAGACCAGAATAAACAAATGTTTAAGAGATTGTTTTGTGAGAAATCGACATGATAAAGTTTGAGTGTAATACCATATGAAAGGTCTATTTCAATTAGAAAGAGGAGATAACAATGACTGAGAAACCGCTATTCTTTATCTATCAATCTGGATTTAGACAAATATCGTTACCGCCAGAAAATGAACATATGAATAATTTACAAATTATAAATATAACATCATGTGATGATGGTTGCCGAATTACTACAGATACCGATACGAGAGAAGTATGGACAAAATTAAATAAGTTTAAAGGCAGAAAGATCGTTGAGATATGGTGTGACACCAACGAGATACATGACGGAGGAGTATTCGAAGAGGCAGTGCTCAGAGATGATGGCTATGGATCACATTCTATAAGTCTTAATGTCAATGAATAGAAAAGTAGAAAGCATACGAAATGCGTGTTTCATAAAGAAATCAGTCAATGAATGATGCAGTAAATGAGAGAAAATAAGAGTATAAGGGAGATTGGCATATATGAAAGTTGAGAAATTTTTGATTGAACTGAAAAATGGTGAATTTGTTCAATTTACACAAGAGTCAGACACTGATATCCATGTAGGATCATTTAAACAGGATTATTTCTATCAAGCTGAGAAAATGGAGAGAGAGTTTGCAGAACACATGTTTAATGAATTAATGGATGAAAATACTTCATGGGACTTCTATGGAGATTGTTTGGAGCCAAAAGCCATTCGAAAAATCATTGTTGAGTTGATCTAATCAAATTCAAAGAGAACAATAAGGAGGCAGAAAATGGAGCTAGTAGAAATGAAGAACGAGTACGAACAAGCAAAAATGGATTACGGAAATGTAAATAGCAAAACAGCAAAAAAGGGTATTAGTGAAGAAATGTACAAGTTAAAGCATAAGATTGAAGAGGAAGAACGACGATTAAATAGTAAACTTAAAACAGTAGATATTAATGGTGTTCAATACGAAATCCCGAAGAGTTTTAACTATGCTCCTGACAATGAACGATATACATATGAAGTTAGAGATGAATGTCTTTATCAGATTGAGAAGTTAAGAAATGATCCAGATGGTAGTTTTCATTCTCATCACTACGTTTGGATTCCTCAATCAGAAAATAAATATGCTGTATTGTGTATAAGAGTACTTGGAGGAGATAATTATGGGGAACGATATTATTTAAGGGTTCATTATTATAAGCACCCTTCTGATACGTCACCATACTTAACTAAAGATATCAGAACTGACAACTATAACTATAAGCCTTTCTATGATTATGTTTTGGAGAAGTTGGGCTTCAAACATAAGAAGGATCGAAATCATACCAATTATCTTGAATGGGTATCTGAGGAGGATGCTGCGCTTGTTTAGTAATGAGATTAAAGTTGAGGGTAGATTTATAAAAGGAAAAATAGTAAAACAAACAGGATTCCCACATCGACTTGTTAGCAAGATTAGTTTAACGAATAACACATGGAGTGCCGGGGATCTCAGAAGTATCGCCAATGAATTTAATCAAGTGGCAAATGAGCTGGATAAACAAAATGGAAAATCCATAGTCATTGATGACGAAGATTTCTCAGGTAATGTTCAGTACACAGGTAAAGTTACACCTTCAAGAGGCATTGTTACAGATCACATTATTGGAAGCACTTCAATTGGGGTAATTCTAGATCGTCTAAAAGGAAAAGAGATTAAGATATCAGTAATTGAATGAAATACATATTTTAAGGAGAAATCTATGAGAAATATATATGTTGTCGATCCACCCAGAGGAACAGGTGAATATTGCGAATGTGGACAAGAAGCAATGTTTATATTGGGTCTCAGTGATAAAGAAAAACCACACCATATTTGTCCTGTTTGCATTTCAGAAGTTGCCAAGAGTATTATCAATGCTTTAGTTTAAACAAAAAACGCTAAGAGAGGAAGAAGACAGCCAATGAAAGGTAAACATGGTCTGAATCAATATCGACTAAATCATGCAAAAGGATATGCTCAAAATTTTTTAGAGATGGTGAGCAAAATTGAGATAATGTTTCAAATGTCTGATCAGGGACTTGTTGAAGATGGAGTTGCAGAGAGATACATATCCAACAATATAAATGAATTAGATAGAAATTGGGAGTATTTCAAAGGATATATTGAGCAGCGCGAAGACATGCGTTGATTTTGATAAAATGAACATTTCGAAGAGAAAGGAGATATAGATTCTGATTAATTTCTTCAATGCAGCCTTAGGTATGTTGGGAACGATGGTGTTAATATATCTACCGAGCCGTTTTATAAGTTTCACTAACAAATCAAAATTTTCGCATAAGGCATATTTTTATGTGATGATGATATCATTTGTTTTAATTGCAGTGCTACAACGATTCAATATTATTTAGAGGAGAGACAGGTAATTGCTGTAGACATGTACGTAAAGTAGGCAAGACGCTTTACAATTTGAAACCGCAGCATGACTTTGAATTAGATATTACATATAGATTTAACGGTTAAGGCAAAAATGGACGCTTTCATGCGAAAATTGGCTAAATTCTAAGATTAATATAGATAAAAGTGTACTATTATGTTTCTCCTTTTATGATTCTAATTAGACTTACTTCTGACTGCTTTGTTGAACACCTGTAAAGAGTATAAGATTAAGATATTAAAAAAAGAGGAGCGATACTGATGAAAAAACTAGAAGATCTTTTAAACGAGCGCGCTGTGGGTACGAAAATTAAAGTAGTGGGGTTATTCGTTTATGGATATCCATCCTTCACTCAAGGCGAGGTTGTTTTGACAGCAATTGCTACACAAGCAGGAAAAGGAGTTTTCTATGTTTCAGATGATGGACATCGATTTACTCCACTTGATATCGTTAATCGAATTGTCAAGGCAGTTGAGTTTCTATGATTTGATGAAAGACAAGTTTTACAAAGAAGGGGCTCATTAAAGAGCCCTTTTTTTGTTTAGAACATTGATGATATTTTCCCGCTTGATTTATCGACATAATACCAACCATATGTTGCTGTATGACCTTCTCCAGTTTTCTCATCATCAATAACTATTTCATAAACATGAACAACATATTGATTATCTACTTCATTGTCAACTTCAACAATCAAATATGAACTGTTGTAGCCATATTTGTTCTTAACAAGTTTGACTGCTTCTTTTTCTGTAATGTTTAACTTAGGAATCTTCCCGATATAAAGGTTATTATCGCTTAAAGCTACGTTTTGCCCCAATGCACTGCTCATACTTCTAACTGGTACATATGTAGTGTTATTGTATGTAATCGCGTTTGCTGTTGTTTTCTTTGTCCCATCTACATATAAGTTAACCTTCTGAATTACTGCCTTAATCGATGTCCCACTTGCTGCAAAAGCTGTTGCGCCTGTAATTGTTGAACCAATCAGAATACCAACAACTAAGCCTCTTACTTTATCCTTCATATTTTAAAACTCTCCCCGTGTAATATAGTTAATTTCTCAAAGTTCATTATACCTCTAGATGATTAAAGTCGCTTATAAAAATTTCCTGTTGCATAAAGAACGTCTGTTCGGTGTATAATACTAATACAAACAAATGTTCTTATATGAATACGGGAGTGAGAATAATGGCTAAAAAAGAGCGGACTATAATGTTAATTGACATGCAGTCGTTTTATGCCAGTGTTGAAAAGGCTAAAATGCCACAATATAAAGACAAACCATTGGCAGTTGCAGGAGATCCAGCAAGACGATCGGGAATAATACTTGCTGCATGTCCTTTAGCTAAAGCAAAAGGCGTGTCAACCGCTGAACCATTATGGCAGTCACTTCAAAAGTGTCCTGAACTGATTATCGTAAGACCGCATATGCAGGAATACATCGAAGTTTCAACTCAAATTATGTCCATTATTGAGGAGTTTACTGACTTAGTGGAACCCTATAGCATCGACGAACTTTTCGCGGACGTGTCAGGATCACTACACCTTTTTGGCAATGATCCCATTGATTTAGCAAAGCAGATTCAAGACAAGATTTACAATGAAACGGGAGTCTATGCAAGAGCAGGTATATCAACCAACAAGGTGATGAGTAAGCTTTGCTGTGATATGATCGCGAAGAAAATTGAAGGTGGAGTATTCTTTCTTAAAAAAGAGGAGCTTCACCAGCGCATAGGTGATAAGCCAATCCGGGATATGTGGGGTATTGGTTCTAGGATGGAAAAACATTTATGGAAAATGGGAATTCGAACAATAAAACAGCTTGCCGATACACCTCTGTCCAAATTGAGAAGCAAATGGGGCGTAAACGGAGAGGTTATTTGGAGAGTAGCAAATGGACTGGATGACTCTCCAGTAACAATTAATACTCATAGTGTACAAAAGGATATAGGGAACGGTATGACGCTGCCTAGGGATTATTCTGAAGCTTGGGAGATTGAAGTAGTCATTCAAGACATCTGTACTGAGGTTTGCAGACGTGCCCGGAAAAAGGGGTTGATGGGTAGCGTGGTCACGATGAGTTTATCTGGTGCAGATTTTGATCATCCAACCGGATTCAGCAGACAGGTTAAACTTCAAGATCCCACAAACATAACAGTTGATGTGTGTAAGATAGCTAAACAAATATTCCGACATCATTGGGACGGTCAACCTGTAAGACGAGTTGGGGTATCTTTGTCCAACCTCTCCAATGCTGAGACTTATCAACTGTCTTTATTTGATGACCAAGAACAGAAGAGAGCAATTGATAAGGTAATGGATGACATCAAGGATCGATATGGCGACATAGCCATACTTAGAGCAAGTTCAATTACCTCTGCTGGTCAGGCCATCGACAGATCAAATAAAATTGGGGGGCACTATAAATGAGCAAAAAGCTGGAGGCAAATGGGCTGTGGGAATCAAGTCGTATGATGCTGCCACAACATAAAGAAAGAATCATTGAACATCGTTCAAGAGATAACGATTTAACTAAACCACTTCTACACGAGGACGAATGGGAAGTAATTTATCAAAACATAGGAATATCATATAGATATACTGAAGAAGCGTACTTTGAGATTTTTGAATCGAATTCGAAACGAGCTGTAAGTGGGATTGTTTCAAAGGTTAATGAGTTAGGAAAGAAGATTAGAATCGAATGGGAAAATGGGCACGAATGGATCGACATAAAGAGTTTAGTTGCTGTCAGATTATCGGGAGGAGGATTAGAATAATGAAACAAAGTGCTGAAGAGTTGGAGTTGGTGAAAAAATACGCTGAGATGCCATTACTGTTAGATGTAATAGAGGAAGACAAGAAGAGGATAGATGAGAGCAGTGTCATATTAAAAAAAGAATTAAAATCATATTTGAGTGCATTACAAGATAGAATAACCGCTGATATATATGAGCTGAAGAAAACACTAAGAGACCGTGACATTAAAATTATCGAACAGAGAAGAACTAAAGACAATTTGTTTATTTCCTACTCAATCCGTAAATATCAGCATCAAATGAATCCACTAATGAGCAGGGTTAGAACAGATGTATTAGTTATGTTGGCTGACTACATGAAAATAGATTTAACTAAGACATGAAGTGATTTGTTACTTGACTTTTAAGAATAAAGATAATAAAATAACATTAACAAATAAAAAGTTATATGTTGTTAACGACAAGAGACGCAGTTCTTTTATACATACGATATTGTGTTGAACAGGATGATTAAAGGATTATAATGGTAATAAGAGAAAGTAAAATTAGTCTTTCACGGAGAAAGGGGAAAATTAAAAATGAATGAAATCAAAGTATTAAAAAAGGTAGTGAGAGACGCTGTTATTACAAGACCTATAATCCTAGGTAAAGAATCTGAAGAAATCAAGGACTACAACAAAGAGGAACCAATTGCTATTCATCAAGCCTTCTGTGATTCAAGGTACAGATAAAAAATAAAGAGTAGTTTGATTATGAAAAGAGGAGTGAGAGCATGAATATTACAGAAGAAGTTGAACGGTACAAGAGGTATGACTTGGACGATTATCACAGAGACACACATCTATATGTTGGAGATGCTAAAAAGATGTGTGAATTCATTCAAGACATGGCAGAATATATAGAAAAACTTGAAGAGAGAATTAGTGAACTGGAAGAAAAATTAGAGTCCAAGTAAAACGAATCTTTTATGGAGAGCTAAAACAAGAAGAAAGGGTGACAGTAAAATGACTGAAAGAGAGCAGATTCTAAATCAAGCTAAACTAGAACTATCTTTTTATTTATTAGAACTGATAAATAAGCATGATTTACATTTAGAGGAGGCAATATCTGTGTTAGTATCAGAAACACATAAAATGAGCGATTTACTTTTACGTGAGATGAAGAGGTAGTATAGATGAAATGTGAGTTTGATTAAAAGGGAGTGTAGTATGGATTTATTTAGATCATCGGTAAAAGAAGAGGGAAGTTGTAATTTTTGCAAAAGGGGGATACTGATTGAGGATCAAAAAAGGCTCCAGTTTCCCTATGACGATGTAATAGTTTTAGCTGGAACACAGGCTAAAGTTAATTTTTGTGATGATTGTTTTTTGAAATTAAAGAACAGCAAAACCCCATAAAATATGACTTTCACAGGAAAGGAGAATGTTAAATGGAGCAAGATCTTGAAGAACAAATGTACCCAAACTTTATGATTATTTGCAATAAGTGTGAAAGCAAGGAAGTAATTATAGACAACGATATTGGATATTCAGATACGAGCGGTGGCTGGGGTGGAATACATCTAGTGTGTAATAAATGTAGGAATAAAACGGAGATTTACAGTCATATTTAATTAGTGCAGAAAGGAATGAGAAGTATAAGTATCTATATCACTGGAGACATCCACGGAACAATTAGCGTAAATAAGCGATTCAACACAAAGAACTTTCCACAACAAAAGCAACTAACTAAGAATGATTATGTTATAATTGCTGGCGACTTCGGGCTGATATGGGATGGAAGCAAAGAGGATCAGTACTGGCTCAAGTGGTTAGACAAGACTAAGCCCTTCACAACGTTGTTTATTGATGGTAACCATGAGAACTTTGATTTACTTGAAGAGTATCCGGTGGAGATTAGGAATGGCGGCAAGGTACATAGAATTAACGACAGCGTTATTCACTTGATGCGTGGTCAAGTGTTTGAGATTGAGGGTAAAAAGTTCTTTACGTTTGGTGGAGCTGCTTCACACGACAAAGAGTATCGCAAGGAAGGAAAGTCATGGTGGAGTCGTGAGATGCCATCTCAAGAGGAATATGTGGAAGGTTTGAAGAATTTAGAGAAACATGACTGGAAAGTAGACTACATATTAACACATACGTGCTCCACTACATCACTAGAGTATATTGAGCAGCGTTGTAACATCAGAATGGATCGTGATGAAATGCATCCTTATTTTTATGGTATAGAGCAGAAGGCTGAATTTAAGCAGTGGTACTTTGGACATTTTCATCATGACTTTGTGTTACCAAATAATCAGAGGTTGCTGTACACTGATATGATTAAAATAAATTAAATAACTGGGGGCTATTATGGATCATGCCATCGGTGAGAGACTAAAGAAAGCAAGAAAGCATATAAATCTTACACAGATTGAGGTTTATGAAAAAATCGGAATCAATAACAAAACCCTTAGTGGATATGAAGTTGGGACTAGTGAACCAGACTATCAATCTTTGGCTAAGCTGTGTAGCCTTTATAATGTAACTATTGATTGGGTCATTACTGGTGTAGCCATTTCTGCTGAAAGTGTGAAGATTCCTGAACCGAAGGTAATTGAACTAACCAGCGAAGAATTTTTAAGATGTGATCTATTGTATAGAGACAAGGAAATGACTGTAGTCAAAAAGAAGAAGTTGGTTGAAATTGCTCGTTTGCTTTTTGATTAAAGATAAAACAAATATTCTATCAAAAGTGAGGTGAATAAGTATGACTTGGTTCTTAATATTGTTATTTATAGTATCAGCAATAGCGCTAGATAGAATGCTACGTTTAAACAAAGATAGCAATATTATTAGAGCTATTGTGGTTGGACTAATGTTTTCGCTATTTTTATGTCCACTCTTTGTTATCTATGAATGGAGTCCATGGAATGAAGGGGCTGGACTTGCTTACTCATATTTAGGATTTTATTTAATTTTGATTTTATATTTTGCGAATGTTAAACCCAAGAATTATAAAGAGGATAACCAATGAAAAATATACAAGAATGTTCCTATGCGCTGTTTTTATTATCTAACTGTGCATTTGGAGAAGAACTGGCACTTAAAGCGAATGACTATGGAACAAACCTAATGCCAATCTCAAGAGCATTACAGAGAATTGGCTCAGAGGTGTTCGATTTCGAATTGCCCAACCTTTACAATCTAGGTACATATAATTTTATGAGAAAACAGACTCAAAGCAGTAAACTATTTAAGCAGTTTGATCCATATCTTGATTGTTATTATATTCGAAAAGACAGAACTCGCGTGGTATATGTTAACTTCCCATATGATGATAAAAAGAGTATCAACAGGTTCTTGAAGATTGCCGCAATTTGGTCAGGATTAGAATTTGATGAATTTAAAGCTCGATATAAGACATATCTAATAAAGCATATGGTTAGCAATGAACTTCTTCCTCATGAGCAATTGATGTTTTTTGATAGGTTTAATTATAGAGAATATTTAAGTCCCCAATTCGAGTGGCTAATGAATTCTTAATCAAATTTTCCTTTTACATAGAAATGGGGTGTAGACTTGAATGCAACTTTGTCTGTGAAATTACAAAAAGATGGAAGTATTGAATTAATGGATTTATTTGATGTACTTTCACTAGAACAGATAAGCAGAGTCCCTAGCCTTCTGAAAGCAGATCCAATATTCAAAGATAAGAGGAAAGATACTTTATTACTCAAGGAAATTAATGTACTTATATATAATAAGAGATTAGACGAACAATTCTTAACGATAAGAAACAGCTCTATAGAGTTTAAAATGATGCTTTCTGATATAATTGAAAAGTTAATTCGTTATGAGAAAAGATGAATATTTTTGAATGATTTAAGGAGGCATTATTTTGTTGTTAGAATGTCCAGAATGTAGGTCAACTGAAGTGGAGTATGCTGGGTATGAAGTATTACAATATCCAAATGGAGATATAGCAGATGTAATTGAGATGGTTACTTGCAGTAAATGTAAGACTGCATTCCCGTCCAATAATGTAATCGAACCTGAAGTATGATAAAAGTTTACTTTCACAGGAATGAGATGAATCACGATGCCCAATAAAAAAACCAAAGAACTTTATGCGCTAATGGATGATTTACACGATCACAAAGAGAAATTGGATCATTATGCCATACATAGAAATCGATCAGGTAATCGTGTATCAAATAGATTGAAACTCATGGAAGAGCAGGCAGCAGAAATCGAAAAGATTGCTTTAAAAATTCAACATCAAATACAGTCCATGAGAAGAACTTAAATTGCAATCCAAAAAGTAGCACAAGTAAGGAGGTGAAAATATTTGCAAAGAGTGAACTTGGTTATCGAGAAGAAAACAGGAAGGTATTTTTTACATAGAAAATCTAAGAAGGGCAATCATGTATTCAGAAGTGTCATAGATGACTCAGAATGGGAAGAACGGTTTACCGAACCAACATTGCTGTTTAAGTGGGCAGATATTCAATTTGGAAACCATTTCGAGATTGAGGATTTTGAGACAGTTAAAACTTATTGTGATGCTGCAAGTATCTCACCAAAGGTGTTCGTAAAAGGTTGATTTCATATTGAAATGAGGATGAGAAATGATAGACATAAACCATAAAAGATGGACTGAAATTAAAGAGTCACTCGATTATGCTTCAGAAGTTAGAAAAAAGATGATCTCATTGTCAGCTAAACTTACCGTAGCTATTCTTAGAAAGCAACAAGATGAGGAAATTAGTAGTGCTGATCTCGCTTTGAAAGCACAGGTTAGCGAGAAATCTATCATTTATTTAGCCAAGGATGATGATATTCCAAGTATTGAAGTGTTGATTAAGTTGGCGTTGGCGTTAGATATAAAGATTGAAATAAATCATTATTAATAATAAAATAACACTTGAATTTAATTTTATTGCATGATAAGATGAATATAAAGGAGGGAAAGTCATTAACTATACAAGATACATAGATAAGCACTGGAAGTATCATGAACGCAACACATTCGACATTGAATGGTTGTCGCGTAAAACTAAAAAAGCAGTAAAGAATTACTTCGATAAAATGGGAAGAGAGTATCTTGAAAGTGAAGAATACATATTAGACAGTCTTCCAAAGTGTCCCCACTGCGATGGCTCTGGATACGAATATGAGTATAGTTATGAAGAATATACATGGGGATATCCAAGAAATAAATGTCCTGACTGTGAAGGTACAGGTAGAGATGGTTGGAGATATGACAGTGGAGGAAAGATCACTCCCATTGCTCCGAAATTGAGTGAAAATGCTATAAGATTAAGAGGCAATAAGATGTGTAAAAATATCTAAAATAAGATCCATTTAGGAGGAATTAAATACATATATGAATTTAAAAACAATTAAACGTAAGCTGCAAGATGCCCACAGAGACTTTATTGGTTCTATCGATGATGAGTCAATCGTAAAGATTGTCAACGAAAAGTCTTTTATTACCGGAGGAGCTATTGTATCGCTACTGCTTGACGAAGAACCAAATGACTATGATTACTATTTCATGGATAAAGAATCATGTAAGAAGGTAACAGAGTATTACGCTAAAAAATTCAATAAGAGAACCAACAACCACTACGATGTTAAGGTTGAAGAGAAAGAAAATAGAATTAGAGTTATTGTGCCAAGTGCAGGAGTAGCAGGAGCAAAATACAAAGAAGGATATCTACCAGTCTTCGTATCGTCTAATGCAATCACTCTTTCGGACGATGTTCAATTGGTAAATAGATTTTATGGAAACCCTGAAGAGATACATAAGAATTATGACTACGTTCATTGTACATGTTACTTCATCCCACATAAGAACGAATTGGTCTTACCACAAAAAGCACTTGAGTCAATAGTAACCAAAGAATTAAAATATGTTGGCTCAAAATATCCATTAGCATCTGTTATTAGATCGAGAAAATACATACAACGAGGTTGGAGTATCAACGCAGGACAATACTTAAAGATGATCTTACAATGTGGTGAGCTGAAACTAGACGATGCAAATGTCCTAGAAGAACAATTGACTGGAGTAGATTTGACTTTGTTTAGAGATATTATTGAGCAAATTAAAATTCAATCAGTTAAGCCTGACTTTGTTATTAGTACTGAATGGATATCTGAAGTAATTGATCAGGTTTTTGATGGAGAAGGGGCAGCATCATCTGACAATGAAGAGTAAGTAAAAGTACAGTTTCATCAAGATATTGGATTAGAATATGGTCGATATCGAGAGAATAAGAGAGTATGAGGGAGGTTAATATGGATAATAATATGAGATTATTTCTGGATAGATTAAATCAAATTACAAAAGAAACTGGTGTATTCATTAAAGTATATGGTGACCAAGGGTATTGTCCAACTTTAGGTCAAATCGATAGTCCAGATGAGGAAAGTGATACATGGATTAGCTATGATATTGATAAAGGAGAATATAAAACTGTAGTTGGAAATCCATACAATTAAGAATAGATATTAAAAAAGAAGATTAAGCAAAGATTGGATTGATTGTAAGTGGAGCTAGAATTTAAAACAGTAGACGACATATTGAAGCACTATAAAAGTAAAGATAGCGAAAAGGAAGATTCAGAAGTTTGTGAGAAAAGTGAGTAAATTTATATCTAAAACGATACATATATTACCGCTGAAAATACAAACACCTGTTTGATATACTTAAATGGGTGATAATATGTTTACTTCTCCAATGTTGCTATACAAAGCACCAAATAATAAGCCTTTTAATAGTGATTTGCATATAACAGAGCTTAAACTCGATGGTATACGTCTTATCATTGACTACAGAGATAAAGTAAAAATCTATACAAGACACAATAACGATGTCACTTCTAAGTTTCCTGAGTTGGTTGATAATATACCAATAAGAAAAGGGACAACGCTTGATGGAGAACTAATCGTAACTGACTCAGATGGTAAACCAAGTTTTGAATCTGTCATGGAGCGGTTCATGTCAAAGAAGAGTAAGCACAAAGTCACTTTCTGTGCATTCGATATTATTAATTTTGAAGGAAAAAGTGTGACCTCCAAACCTCTCATAGAACGCAAAGAAATACTGTCTAATGCCTTCACAGACAATGATTACTATGCAAAATCCATTTTTATAAAAGGAAATGGAATTGAATACTTTAACGTCGCTAAGGAGCAAAAGCTTGAAGGGGTAGTTTTAAAAGATATTCGCTCAAAGTATGAGATCGATAAACGTTCTGATAAGTGGTTAAAGGTAATTGCCTATGAAATAGGCGAATACTACATTGCTGGATACAAGACAAATGAATTTGGCTGGCTTCTGTCAGACGGAAAACAAATAGTCGGTGTTATGACTTTAGCTGTAGGAGCAAACGAACGCAAAGCTGGATACAAAGTATTCCAACAACTCAAGAAAAGCGAAACTGAGGATACAGTCTATATTGATCCTGTCATCAAGTGTGTAGTTAAGCATAGAGGATATACCAAAAACAATTTGTTGAGATTGCCTGAGTTCGAAAGTTTTGTATTCTAAGGAGGTGAGTAAACTGGCTAGACCAGTTAAGTGTCCTATCTGTACTCAGTATGGGCAGAAGGAAGATATGAAATATGAAGAAGATAAGCGATATTATCACTTAGAGTATTGTCATGATAAGTATTTAAAAGACAAAGATTTCAAAGCCAAAGAAAGAAAAGAATTGGACTGTTTAGCTGAGGCTATAGTAAAAATACATAAACTGAATAGCGTGAATACCATCCCTAATACTTTCTATCCATACATTCAAGAACTCAGGAATGATTCAGTATTGTTTGGTAGGGTGAGTAAACGTTATAAAGAGGGAATCACCTATAAAACAATTGAGAATACATACGAATACTGCGCTGAGAAAATTGAATGGGCAAAAGGGAATAAAGAGTTTAAGAATTTGATGAGTGAACTAAAATATTGTTTTGCTATTGTAAGAAACAACATTGAGAATTGCCTTAGAGATGGGAGTAAGTCTTCTAAGCATAAAGCCGAAACAGAAATATTGATGAATCATGTGGATTCAATGAAAGAAGTAAATAAAATCATCAGTAACGCACAAAACAAAAGGATTAAAGAAAGTGAAGAAAAATTAGATTTAACAACATTGTTTGACTAATAAGGTGGTGGGATTATCTCAGAAGAAGTTTCCAAAATTGAGGATTTAGGAACTGAGATGCTTATTGTGGGCAGCATGTACCTAAATCCCGATTTATTTCTAGATTATAGTGAGCTCATTAAGTCTAATTATGATTTCAACCAAGCATCAAATAAGTTTTTGTATGATTCCCTTGTGGATTTATATAGTCAACATGCTGGAACAGAAATTAATGAAGTGAAAATAAACATCTACATGAATTCAGATACAGACAGAAAAGCAAAGTATGAGTATCTCAAAGGTTACAAATATATAGATAGGATTATGAAGTTGGTTGATTTAGATGACTTCCCTACTTATTATGAAAAACTGAAGAAGTACTCATTGTTACGAGAATTTGAAAGAAAAGGATTCCCAGTTCAGAAGTTAATGGGTAGAAAAGACTTTGACAAGATAAGCACAGAAGACATTATTAAGGGAATGGAATATCAGATTAATACCATTGGTACAGTGATCGGTGGTGTTGAAGATAGTATTATCTTGGGACACAATATGCCAGATAAGATTGAAGAGTGGGAATTAACACCAGATGTTGGAGTCCCAATTCCATTTTCTATTATCAATGGACTTTTGCGAGGACTTCGTGGTAAGAAGTTCAATCTTTTTGGAATGCATAGTGGATGCGGAAAGAGTCGCACAACAAGTAAAATAGCATGCTATTTGGGCATAAAATTACAGATCCCTGTGTTGGTTCTTGTAAATGAACAAGATGAAGCTGAATGGTTAGGAATGCAAATCAGTTGCGTTCTCAATAATCCCGAGTTTGGGTTTGATATCCAGATGAAGAGAAAAGGGATTGATGGAATCGATGAGACAAAAATAGTCACAGGAACCCTAAATAAAGACGAAAAAGAGATTGTTAAAGAAGCAGCACAATACATAAAAGCAAACAGTAAGATATACTTTTTGGAGTTGAACAAGTATGACGAAAACACTCTGAAAAGACAAATCAAACGCCATAAACTGAGAAACTGTCAGTTGATTATTTATGACACGATGAAAGCACCGGATCACGACTGGATGACTTTCGTGAGAACTGCCGATATGTTAAAAGAGGTTGCAAGTACTGAGGATATTCCTGTTTGGTCGACTTTTCAATTGACAGATGACAGTTTGTTCAATGATATGCTCACCAGCCAAGCTATTGCAAACGGCAAGCACATCAAACACGTCGCAGACTCATTAATGATGGCAAAGCCAATTTCACGAGATCAGTATGATAAATTCGTGATATATAACCCGAATGACCCGTTTATCGGAGAGTCCACAACACAATTAGAAATGCATATCAACTATTATATGGTAGTAATTGATAAGAACCGTGGCGGTAAAGACAAGGATATCCTTTGTTTTGAAGTAGATAAAGGGAAGAACTTGTGGATTGAAAAAGGGTACTTGGTTCCATCGCAAGGAGAGAAAGAACTTAAGCAACTCAAGAAAGAGAACAAAAAGCTTAAGACTGAAAAAGAGGTTGCAAATTTACGTAAGGCTTTGAATAAGGATTAATCCGAGAGGTGATATAAAATTGATGCTCAAACTTTAAAGGACAACATAATACGAGACAATAAAGTTGCTGATATTTTAATCTCTCTAGGGTGTCATATCAATGATAGAATGTCAGACCATAGTGAAATACGCTCTACAAGACCGGGAGGGGACAATCCTTCAAGTTTACAAGTGTTCACTGATTCACTTTTAGTTAATTGTTATACAGACACCCTACCAAAACCAGCGGATATAATAACTCTTGTGCAGCATTACAAAGACATATCGTTTTCAAAAGCAATGTACTATATCTGCGATGTGTGTGGGTACAGCTATTACTCAGATTACAAGTACACGAAAGAAGAGGTAGATCCCATACTATCCTTCTTGGACTCAATCGAACCAAAAACAGAGGACAAAGATGAAGTTCCACTACGTAGAATAGACGAATCAGTTTTAAACATGTACATATCAATGCCAAATTGGAAGTTCTTAGAGGAGGGGATATCATGTGAAACACAACGGTTATTTGAAGTGGGATACTCACTCAATGACAACTGCATAACCATACCTGTAAGAGATGATCTTGGCTCTCTAGTTGGAGTAAAGGGAAGGACGACATTAGACTATGAGAAGCTGAAAATCTCAAAGTATTGGTATCCTGTGCCTACTCCTAAAAGCCTAATCTTATACGGACTTGATAAGACATATGAGCACATTAAGTCTACTGGACGTGTCTATGTATTTGAGGCTGAAAAAAGTGTCCAGAAAGCGTGGAGTTATGGAATTAAAAATAGTGTTAGCATTGGTGGGCATGAACTAAGTGAAACTCAAGTGCTAAAGTTGGAACGTTTGGGTGTAGAGATTGTATTGGCATTCGATAATAACGTAACTAGTGATGAGATCAAAGACGAAGCTAGGAAGTTTGTATTGCGAGACAATATATACTGTTTATTTGCTAGTAAAAATACAGGTGTAATGGGAGAGAAAGATGCCCCAATAGACCATGGCATTGAATTTTTCACGAAAATGGTACATGAAGACAAATACAAAATTAGAGTTTAATTAGGAGATGTTAAATGTTTACTGTAAAGCAGCTTGAACAACTTAGCTTTCTATCTTGGTGGGATCTAGAGTGTCCACCTTTAAAGTTTATGGTCAAGGATTGGAAAGAGGTTAACGGTTTGAATGATGAGGACATTGAAAAGATGATGGATATTTTGACTGATGTATAAGCAGATAAAATATAGTTTTCATTGGAATAATAAATAATAAAATAACACTTGACTTACTGTAATATAAGTTTATAATAAAATTATCAGATCGAAAGGGATGGTTAAATGTATGCTGCAATAAGCGAATCTGATTTGATGAAAATTGACTCCAGTGAGGAGGCAACACATGTCAAAATATTAGCCAAGCTTAGGGAAATGCCAGTAACCATTGGAAAACTCTACGAGATGAAAGTTAAGAAATATGCAAAGAATGCGAGCATTGATAGTGAAACATACATAGTAGATGACAACGGAAAAGAAAACTTTTCGTTCTGGATTTGTTGCAAAAAAGAATTTTTCAAACTCAATAAATAATAAAATAACGTAATATGTTATAAAGGTTGGATTTCATAAAGAACAGGAGAGAGAGTATTGCAAATGAATTTTGGTCAAGCGATTGATTATATGAAGAAAGATGATTGGAATATGGTAGCGCGCGAAGGATGGGTTGAAAAAGGAGTGTGGTTGCATAAGGTTACTCCACCATCTTCGCCATTCTCAAGTGATGGCAATAGCAGTGACTTTGAACATGTACCTTACATAGAAATAAAAACTGCGAACAATAAGTTTGCACCTTGGTTTCCATCACAGATGGACATTTTTGCAGAAGATTGGATGATTGTAGAAAGCAATAGCGATCAAGACGAGAATTGAATCTAAGTAAAATTTGAATTTCATAAGAAAAGGAGAAGTGTTAATGAGTGCTGATAATGGGATTTATATTTTGAAAACAAAAGATCAATATCGAATTATTCATGCTTTTGCAATTGATAATCTATGGTGGTCATTTGAAGATTTTAATCAAAGAAAAGAAATGGTTTCAGCTAGACTTGTAGAATATTTCGGCAAGCAAAAATATACAAGAAACGCCGAAACAGCAATGAAGGTTGCGCTTGCAATGCAAAAAACAGTGAGCTATACGGAGTATGGGATTGTGACATTACCAATAAACAAGACTTGGAATAGGATTGTAGAAGAGGGTGTTGCTCAAATCCCACTGGAAATAAAAAACATTCAAGAGAGGAATAAAGACGAAAGATGGAGTTCTGAAATCAAGAATCTTAAAGAAATAATGGTTCTATATAATAGTAACTAAAGCAAGTAAAAGAAGAGTTTCTTAGAGAAAGGAGGCTCATATGTGGATACAAAATATGCAGTGGTTGAATGGCAAGATGAAACAATCAACGGAGATGTAATAGGGAAGGAATTGAGTTGGGAATTAGCTGAAGGGTTAGTGAAAATTACTCCTGAATATTATTACAGAGAAATTATCACTATGGACGATTTGGAAATTATCCAAAAGAGAATGAATATCTGATTAAATATGATTGTCATAGAATAGGAGAGTGATGAGTATGAATGAAGGAATTGTTAGAGTAGTTCCTAGAGAACCCCTTATGGGTTCAGATATTGCTGAGAAATACGGTTACGAGGTCAACAATGCACTTTGGACACTGAAAGCATTCCACAGTAAGCATGGAGGAAGTCCACTAATTTCAGGTGTAGTTACTATTGATACATCTACTAGATCGCAGACTGTTCCAAGGTATAAACTTTTATTCCCAGATGGATTTGTTGACTATGCCAAGATTGATAATTTTGATACATTTTACACTTTGGTTCCAGAAGTACTATAACAAATTAAAAGGAGAAATACATATGAACATTCGAGAAGCAAAAGAAACTATTACAGAGATGGGTAAGGCATTGCATGAGTTGCAAATTATCAGTTGGAATGAAGTGTTTGAAAATCTTCCTGACAAGGAACTAATTGAAGATGACGTTTATGACAATCTACGCAAGCTTCAAGATGGCATCAGAGAATTGAAAGAGTTTTTTAACTAAAATACTACTTAAAGGAGAGTTTTAAATGCATATTACAAATACCAAAGAAGAGGTTTATGTCATTGGAGTACGAGATAAGGGGTACTTGAATAACAAAGGGCAGCTTATCAACGATGTTTTCCAAAGTAGAATATATTTAGATAAAGAAGAAGTGATTGGAGTAGCCAAGCTCTATAGGAATACCCGCCAAAATAGTGAGGGTACATATATCAGAGTACTTCACATTTCAAATGCTGGTGTAATTGAAATGTGAAAGAAAATATACTTTTACTTACAAAAGGAGAGAATGTAAATGTTAATTGCAGCCTGCTTGATTATTTACGCACTAATTTCAATTCCCTGTGTGCCTTGGTTAGGTCATATCTCTATGACCAATGGCGACACGCAGAGATCTGGATGGGGAAGCTACAAGAAATTTAAAGAGAACTGGAATAAATACGAATGGAAACGGCTGAAGTCTCATCCAAAGAGTTTCGAAAATGAAGAAGCTAAATGTTATTTTCATGCAAGCATCATCAAGTTTGAAGATAAGGGTATGAAGATTCGCGATCCAATCAGCTACTGGCTAGTCAAAAGATATGTAAGAAAGCTACATAAGCTTCCAAGTGTTAAGTGGTAAGAAATTCGATTTAAAGGAGAACTGAATATGAATTCAACGGAAGATATTATCAATCAATTGATTCAAAGAAGCAGCATTGAAGAATTATCGTTGTGTGGTGGCGATCCAACGAAGCCATATTCAGATGAGGATTATGAGGATGCCAAAAAGCAAGGACTAGATTTGGATAATTGGGATCACTATCAGCGTTATTGCAAGATGGGCGAATATTCAGATGAAACAGACCGATATTGGTGGTAATTTAAGGTTTAAATGAAACTGCTCTTTCATCAAGAAATACAGATCAAAAAAGCCAGTAAACGCAAGGGTTTTGGAACTGCTGCTTAACTAATTTCTGAGGAGTGATTGATTTGAGAAAAGTAAATATCAAAATCATCAACAAACAGACAGGATTGGTAGACAAGTGGTTGACGAGTAGTTGGATGAATGATAATGAGAATATTGCATTACCTGAAAAATTCAAAATAGTCATTCAATAAAATGTTGAAAGGTGTGATTTTGCCATAGCGTGGAAACAAAAACTACCTAAAATTCCGTTTGAGTCATATGATAATACATACTCAAAGTTAGCCAAGATAAACGGAATTGAAAATATTGATGAGTTTCTTAATCCACTCTCTGATGTGGTACATAGTCCATATCTACTAAAGAATATAGATAAATTGGTTGAACGCATTGTAAGAGCAATTAAGAACGGTGAGAAGATTATGATTTATGCAGACGTGGATTTTGATGGAATTTCTTCGACGGTGATACTATATAAAATCCTACTAAGGTTCACTGATAATGTTCAGATCAAATATGTTGAACGTAGCCAAGGACACGGCTCTAAATTCATCATCGACCAAATTGAAGATGATACAGACTTATACATAGCAGTAGATAGCAGTAGTAATGATGTAGAGCCATTAAAAGTGCTAGTTGATAAAGGTATTGATTGTCTAGTTATAGATCATCATTCAGTTGATGTAGAGAATCCATACTGTATTTTAGTGAATCCTCAACAAATAGGATGTGAGTACCCAAATAAGAATGCTTCAGGTGGGCTGCTGGTATATAAAGTGTGCCAAGTAATAGATGATTATATGGATACTCGATACTCGCTTGAGTTGAGCGATTTGCCGGGATTCGCTTTAATGGCAGATGTTATGTGCATGAAGGAAATGGAGAATAGATATTTTGCAAAAGTGTCACTCAAAGGATTACGACATGAAGGTATGAAGCTATTGTTCGAAGCGATGAATTCAGACTTGAAAAATCTCACCTCGACAGATTTCTTGTATGGTGCTAGTCCAGCAGTAACAGCAGCAACGAGAGCCGACAATATAAAATTGGGAATAGACTTTCTGATGTGCGACAAAACTACGCCAGAAACTAAGGGATATGTTAAAGAACTAATCAAACTAAATGAAAACCGCAAACTTGTCCAGTCAGAAGCCACTGAAGCAATGAAAACGGGACTTTGTGAAACCGACAAGGTGATTATAGTTTTTGATCCTACTGTTGGAAGAGGACTGAATGGTCTAGTGGCACAAGAGATTTCGAAGAAGTATAACAGACCAGCAATTGTGTTGGGTTTTGGAGATGACGAAGATACATACTCAGGAAGCTTCAGGGGATTAGATGACTTTTCGATGCTGGAATTATTAAAGACTTGTGAGAATGTGATTTATGCCGCAGGACACGATGGCGCAGGTGGTGTGGGTGTATCAATAACTCATCTTGAATTGCTTCGACTTGAACTCAACTCCAAACTTCAAGACTTTGTACCGGACGACACTATATATTACGATTTAGAGTTTAGTGCTGATTGTGTTAATGAAAATCTAATCAACTATCTTACAGAGTTTTATCGTTATTCAGGCAATAACTTCAAGCCCGGAACATTCTTAATCAAAGACTTGTTCATCTCTGATAAGAAATTGATGGGCAAGACCAATAACACAGTAAAGATTGATTGTGGAAAATTACAATTGATGAAGTTTAAAACAGATGAAGAGTATTACGACCAAGTACCAGTATTCATAGAAGTTGAAGCTGTAGGTTCACTTAATATGAACATGTGGACTCAGTATCGACCAAAGAAGAAAGTAATTAAGACATGCCAATTATTCATTGAGGATTATCAAGAAGTAAACTAAACAAATATAATACTTAAACGAATGGAGATATATACATATGAAATTTTACGGAATTGCAACTAACAACAGTAATCAAAGCGTGGTAATCGACAACCTACCAACAGACTATCTAGGTGCAGTCATTGCAGCGAAACAACAGGCAGCGAAAAAGGGCTTCACGTTCCAATATGTTAAACCAGCAGAAAATGGTCGGAAGGAAGGATCTGTGTTGACTAAGTTTAAGAAACAACGTACACAACGCAAGTCCAACAAACGGTAATACATATGAGCAAGCAAAAAGTAAGAATCAAAGTCAGTGATCATGCACGGGTAAGATGCGAGCAAAGCAATGTTGGGGTGGGATATCTCATTAAGATGATATCCTCCATTCCAAATGTACAAGGAAAATTAAGATGGATGACTGAAAAGGGTGTAATTGTGATTGAGCGTGTGAATGAAGGATTAATTCTAGTTCGTACATTCATCGCGCGATTCAAATATAAAGGCAAGAGATATCGTAAGGGATGTACAACATTTTAATACATAGAAGTCCAAGAAAGAACTGTTTCATCAAAAAATTAAAGAGGTGTAAAAATGAAATCAATAGCACTAATTAGTTGTGGAAAGAACAAATTGTCCGAGAATGTAGCAGCAAAAGATCTATACATTGGAGACCTATTTAAGAAAGCAAGAAAATACTCAGAGAAACACCATGATCAATATTATATTCTTAGTGCACTACATGAGCTTCTTGATCCAGAAACAAGTATCGATCCATACAATTACACCCTAAATGATCTTTCAAAAGAACAGATTATTTCATGGTCAAAAAATGTATACCAACAGATTATTGATAATATCGGAGAGAGTAGTGAGGTAGAAATCTCAATTTATGCAGGAGACAAGTATAGAAAATATTTGGTTCCATTGCTTGAGCAACAAGGCATTAAGGTCAATATCCCCTTAAAAGGATTGGGTATTGGTCAGCAGTTGTCTTGGTTTAAAAACAACATCGGAGAGTGATTAGTTGAGACTATATTTATCAAAATGCAATGACAAACTAAATACCAAGGAACTAAACACTGAATTCATCACGCAAAGTGTCTGCTTGAATCCAAAGTATAAAGGCATTACTATCAGGAACCCTGAAACGAAAATCTTGATGGATAGCGGCGCTTTTCAGGATACTGACAAAGATAAGCGCATAACAGTTGAGGAAGCACTAGAACGACAACTGAAACTTGAGAGCAAGGTTGGCATGATTTGTGAGAGAATTGTTGCTTATGACCACATTGGAAACGTTGAAGATACAATTGAGGCCAATAAATACTTAGTTTCTAAACGTGAAGAGTTGAACCCAAGGCAATTAGTACTCATGATTCAGGGCGCAACAACAAAGGAATACATTGAATGTTTGGTTGAAACATTAAAAATAGCTTCACCAGAAGATTGTATTGGGCTGGGCGGAGTGGCAATGTCAGGAAGAGTGAATGAGATAAAGTTCAAACTATTGGATGCTATTAAAATTGGACTGCCCATTATCAGCAAATCTAAAGTTAAAGACGTTCATATTTTCGGAGTTGGTACATTCAGTGTTTTAAAAGAAGTAGCATACATAAAAGAAGTTTTAGAAGTCATTGGAGTAGACGTTGATCTACTGAATATTAGTTGCGATACTTCCTCTTTCGAGATTATGTCCACTATGGGCAGTGTTATTGATGTTGATCAAGAGAGGTGGGTTAAGACTTATAACAAACAACAGAAATTCGTAGATTATCATCCAGCAGACTTAACCATAGAAAATATGCATAAAGCTAAAAAAATAATTGAAGCGATTTAGGAGGCATTAAATGATTAGAATTTTACTTTATATTTTAGCCATTATCGTTGCAAACGTAGTTACAGCAAGTTTCAGTCCTATTGTACTTTGGAAGTTTATTGTACCAATGGGAACAATATTTATTGGGGCTACATTTATTCTTAGAGATTTAGTACAGCAAAAATATGGTCGTAAAAATACATACTATATCATCTTTATAGCATTATTGTTATCCGCATTAACTTCTTGGCTATTGGGTGACACTCTATGGATTGTATTTGCAAGTGCAATTACATTTATTTTCTCAGAAACGTTTGATACGGAAGTATTTACTAGACTTAAATGCTCGTTTGAGAAGAGAGTTTTGTTAAGTGGAACTGTGGGAGGCATAATCGACTCTGGATTGTTTGTAATCATCGGTCTATCACCAATTGGGGCTGGATTTATCCCATGGGAGGCAGTAGGATATGCGATTCTTGGTCAAGTGGTTGTTAAGACAATAATGCAATTTGTGGGGTATCTTGCAATCAAAAGATTTTTCAAGTTTAAGTAAAATAGTGGATTCACAGAGATATAGGAGGTTGTGAGAATTGAAGAAATGCAAGTGTAAGTGGTGCAGGGAGTATGGCTCAAAATGTGAATTTTGTATTAACTATAAGGATAATCAAACGCATGGATACTTAGAAGGCGAAGGAATGTGCATGGCAAAAACACACGATTTTTGGGTTGAGATGCAAGATGAAGCATGTGAAAAGTTTGTATGCGATAGTACTATAAAAAAGTAGAAGGAGATACATAGATGCATGAATTGATTGAGAAGATCAAAGAGGAAATTGAAATTACGCTTAACTATTATAAAGAATCAGATCCCGCAGCACACGAAGGTGAAATTCTTGGTCTACAGGAAGCATTAGATATTATTCACGACCAATATGAAATTAGTAAACTATACACAGGGGAGAATTAAGTATGTTGATTATCGATTTGGAGAATGAAGAGAAGACTTTTACAGAAGTAGATGAAGCTGTGGAATTTTGCGAGAAAGAGTTTGGCTATAAGGGTTTTATGTGGGATGCGGTTAAGCGTAGATGTAATTTAAATCAACTTTGTGAGTTGCTTCGTGCAGATGAAATTCATGCTTGGATTCATCCATAGAGGAGGAAAGGCATGCCGTTAATTGGAGGACTCATACTAATCTTTATCTTAGGCTTCGGTTTGTGGACATTAATGTTCCCTGTATTCACTAAAGTAGGAAGTAAAGTCATTAATAAATACAATAAATTTAAACAAGAGGAGAAAGTAAATGAAAAATCTAAAGACATTTAAGGTAGGAGCAGTTGCGGTTGGATTGGCTATTGTTCTGGGAGTAGTGCTACTGAGTTTCTTTGTAACAAGAATTCCTAATGGATATGTCGGTGTCGTATATTCACCAAATGGAGGTGTGAAGGACAGTACACTAAGCCAAGGATGGAAGTTGGTTGGCGCGTTTGATAAAGTAACTAAATATCCAATTCGAATTCAAACAGTAGAATATAAAGATATTCAAATTGCTACATCTGACGGTAAAAACATCACGATTGATTTTGCTTATAACTACCAAGTAGAGCCAAGCAAGGTGTCATCCATTTTTAACACATTTGGGCCAATTGGCATTCAAGAAATTGAAGATACATATCTCAAAACACGATTCCGTGATGCAGCTCGCAAAGGGATCTCTAAGTTTACAGTAATTGATGTTTATGGTGAAAAGTCTTCTGAAGCGGGAGTAGATGTTCAGCAACGTTTTGCCGATGATGTTAAAGAGTTGGGCTTTATCGTATCAAACGTAACCGTGGGCGTTCCTCAGCCAGATGCTAAGACTCAAGAAGCAATTGATAAACGTGTGGAAGCTTCTCAAGAACTGGAACGTAAAACGACTGAGCTAGAAATTGCCAAGAAAGAAGCAGACCGTAAAAGAGTAGAGGCACAAGGTAATGCAGACAAACTATTGATTGAGGCAGAAGGTCAAGCTAAAGCAAATAAAGAGCTTCAGCAGTCACTCTCTAATCAACTCGTTCAATATGAAACAATTAAGAAATGGGATGGAGCACTTCCCTATGTAAGTGGATCTAATACTCCAATGATTCAACTGCCGACCACTAAGGCCGAAGAGGTTAAATAATTAATGGGGAGGTTATCTCCCCAAATGACTCAAGTGATTTTGAGAAAGGGTGAATGACATGAATGACATGAAAGACAAGGATGCACTTATAGAAAATCTTATCGATGAATTAGGGTCTAAGGTTGAAAAGAGAGATAAACTAAAGCAAACAATAGCATTGATGACAGCAACTGTTGCTGAATTGGACAGTGAGATTGATCAGTTGAACATACAGATTGATGAACTTGAAGAATCTGAGTAGGTAGTAAACCTTGTGAAGATATATTTGATCAAGAAAAGAGGCAACTAAAATGAATTTTAAGAGAGCACAAGTATTTATCATGAAAGAGAATAAGATATTACCTAATGAAAAAGTGATTCTAGCTTCATACAATGACGTATTAGTAAAAGAAATGAGTGATACTAGTAACGGATCAATTTCTCTATATTTTCCCGGTGAGCAGCTATGTGGCGATGTGGGAAACGTTTTTGCTGACATAAAAAATAGTACAGTAAATTTAGAGCTAATAACCTACGAGAATGAGTCATATGTGTTTAAATCATATTGTCCAGCAGTTGGATTTGGATACTCTGACGATTTGGAAGATATACCGTTAAAAATTACTTTTCTTTTAACTACATAACTAATTTGATAAATGTGAGATTTCATAAAGAGAGGAAAATGTAAATGAAAAAATATGCCGATTGGTATTATCTACGGGAAGCTGAAAATGCTGGTTTTGTTGCTTCAATGGATGGAACAGTAGAACGAAATCGTACTGAACTGAATAATAAGCTTAGCGCCTACTTTAGAGATAAAATGCCCGGATATAATTCCTACTTTAACGAGGAAACATCGGAAGATGTGCTTTATTCCATTAATGAGTACATAGAAGAAAATAAAATCGACAAACGTGAGATTGACTTCCCAATCTCAGAAGGTAGCGATATTCACCTGCTCAAGATAACCAACAATCTTCAATTAAAAATTTTGGTTGCAGATGAATATCATGGTGGTGGAGATTACAGTAAATTTATTGACGTTGATAAATTCGTAATTAATGAACAAACAACAGAGAAAGACGTTGATGTACTTATTGACTTTATCAAGAAGTATCTGGACATTTGTCGGTAGATGGATTTCTAATAGGTAGGAGGTAAATGAGTGGGCATTAAAGAGACAATGAAATACATAGAAAACAATAAAAATGAGTATTTATTGTTTAACAAAAAAGTAGAAAGCAGAATGAGGTTCGAACAGTTATTGGGTACTCTCAAAGATCATCAAATAGCCAAAGCTTGTTTTGCCAATGAAGAATGGTACATAGTGCGCGATTCAGGAGCAGTAAGTTACTGCAACGAAGATGGCTCAGAATTGTATGGTATAGTGCCACTGACGTTTAGCAACATGAATGCATCATATGAAGTTGTTGGTTATTTTGAAGGTTGATGAAAGGCGTATTTCAAAAGAAAGGAGAAAAATGAGTGAACCTGTACAAGATTAAGTTTGAACACTTTGCACCTAAAGGTAGCGAAGAAGGAATTGTTACATATTTATTTGCAGCTTCAGATGAAGAAGTATATAAGTGGTTGAAATCTGAACCGAGAATTAATGACAATAGTATCTACAGTGGATATAGCTATCACGAAGCAGATGAAGAAATCTTTGATGTTTATGATAATGAGTTCAACGTGATTGGGCAGGAGACATTTAAAGAGAAAATGATTAGGCTACGTGGAAACATTCACGATGAAGAAGCAGATGTCTCAGACGCATATTATGGTGTGACATTGTACGGATGGGATTTAGTGAAAGAGAAAGTAAGTACAGATGTAGTTGAAGTGGCTAAGAACTTAGGAATCAATATTGAAACTATCTAAATACATAGCAGAGGTGGAGTAAATGGAAGAAAAGTATCTATACAAGTTTAATTGGGATTGTGGTCGTCAAGGTGAAGTTGAAGGATTGTTTGTTGCTACTGAAAGCGAAGTTGAGTATGCGATTGGGAAAGAAGCGTACTTTGGTGAGATCCTTGGAAAGCATAGTGAAGTATATGGAACCATCGAAGAAGGAGAAATTACAAAGATTGATATTGACTCAAACTCTGTTACTCAGGTTGCAGAACATTTAGGGGAAACTTGGTCTGGATATAATCCACTACATTATATTAAATACGACTGCCAAGTTTGTGAAGATAGATACGCAGGAGAAGAAATGTACTCAACAGAAGAAGATAATATGATTTGTAAATATTGTCATAAAGAGAAGTCAGAAAAACGTTGATACATAAGGGTTTTTGGAAGTGAAAATGTCCGTGAAAGTCAAATTTTATCAAGAATATGGGGGATTTAAATATGACAAATGAAGAAATCAAAATCGATGAGTTATGGGATCAATACTATGATTTACAGGATGCAATTAGAGCATATGAACGCCGCATTGAAGAAGCTGAAGATGATTTAGATGCGATTAAACAAGAACTCAAAGACTTAGGTGAAGCAGTTTAATTTCATAATAATAAACATAAGGGAGATATACATATGAATCCACAAATTGAAAACAACTTTTCTTACCATTCTCCAAAAGAAGGACAGCCTCAAAAGTATGAACAAATCCGAAATGCAGCAAAAGAATTGGCATATCTTTTGGAAGAATCAGTCCCAAATAGTCGTGAGAAATCATTGGCAATGACAAATCTTGAACAAGTCGTATTCTGGGCTAATGCTGGAATTGCACGTAACGAATAGGGGGGGATTATGTGAAACCATACGATGTAGCAACAGAAGAGTACTATGTACTAGAAATGATGAATGCTGAAGATGTTGCTTTAAATGGTTATCAGGCAAAGGTTATCAAGACACACCATGAGAGTTTGCCATCTCCCAATATCATTGCCAAAGAAGTGAAACGTTCAGGATTTGATACTTTTGAAGTTACTCATGTTAAAGAAACAGTCAAACGATATGAGGTATAGGAGATACATAAATGATTACATGCGATTACAATCAAGAGGAATTTGCTCTTATTCAAGCATTAAGAGAAAGTGGTATGTCTGCAACTGCTGTTTTGATTGGAACCAGAAATGATTTTCTGAAAGACAATAAGGATGGTCACTGGAGTGAGTTGATTGAGGTATCTGACAGATATATTGAATCCTTAATTCAAGTAGAGGATGAAGATTCTGAATGAAATGCACATTTGATAGAGAGGTGAAATGAATTTGAGCGAACTATATTTGTATAATGTAAGCTGCGGTATATGGGATATCGACTATGATGATTATTACATGGTTTCAGATCAGAAATATTCTACTGAAGAATTCGAATTAATGTGTAAGAAAATTATTGAGGAAAAACAAAGAGTTAATAGCCCTAAAGAACTGAGTCAGTTTTTAGCAGAAGAGTATGGTTTTAAGGTTCCTTCAACAATTACAAGCTTCCATCTTAAAGAGTACTCTAGAGAAGATATTGTAAGGGAAGAGGCATTAAAAAAGGCGAGAAGATTGGAACAGGAATATGCCAAGAAGCCTAAAAAATATAGTATGTACACAATAGATGAGTTATCGAAAGAGCTCCAAAAGGCTGGCTTAGGTGAGTTTAAATGCTTCAGGTTGGAAAGCGTAGATGTTGGCGACTTTTATTGTTATGAAAATCATCAATACATAACGACCGAATTCGAGATTAAAACTGAATATAGCATATTAAATCCCAACACTATAGTAATGGAGTTATTTGGCGGTATAAAAATGTACCCTTTATTTGATGCATACATAGATGGAGAAATATATAAGATTGCCCTTAATTCAAATTTTGGGAATTATCGTATAGAACAGCGTGGAGTTTTAGTTGAGAAAATTCAGTGAAATGTACCTTTTATTTAGAATTGGTTAGAGACAAATAGAACTAAAATAAACTAAATACATAAAATCAATAGAGGAGATGGACATAATAGCTAAATATGGACAACAAGTGTGGGGATCTGTTGACATCAATAAGCAGGTCACAATTACAACTAGTAACAATATTTTCACATTCAGTGTTGATGGTACTGCATATACACTTACCCTACCTTCTGGGACATATAAGACAATTAGAGAGAAACATGAGTCAGATCTGGTTCAAGCAATCACAACAGCAGCTTCATCACAGAATATTCCCGTACAGTTTAAATTGGGTGGTATGCATTATGATGAGAAGTACAATGTATTGATTATTGAACACACAGACAAAGAGAATGAGCATGTATTGGATAACTTTACCGGGAGCGCAAATAGTACATTGTTTGGTAGTATTAAATTTAATCTATCACCAAGAGAATAAATAATTTATAAATGATAAAATAACATTGACTAATAATTTATTGTGAAATATACTAAAGAAGTAGACAACAACTAAGAAGAGGTGTTGAAGATGAATAGAAATAGTAAGCTTCAGGATTCGCTAGATAAGTTAAACAAAAGTTTGGAAGCTTTGAATATGGCTATTGATCGACAACATCTCAAAACAAACAATATGGAACAATCAGTTAAAGAGTATTTTGAAGTAAAAACATTCTTAGCAATGCAAAAAATGAAGGATAAGGGGTGGAAAAGGTAGCACAATTAAACGAAGCAACTTTGAGCCTATCCAGAGTGTTGATTGAATGTTTTAAAGAAGATGTCGACACAGATAATGAAGTTAAATTACACGAAGATAGTTATGTAAGCAAGAAGTTGAAGCAGTATATAGGAAGAGAGCAGTTTAAGGAATATGACAAGTACGGAGAAGAGGTGTGGAGTAACGCTTGGAATGAGTTTAGCCGAGTAGTGTTTCACACCAGATCGAGTAAGTAAAATACATAGGAGTTGTCAAAATGTACTCAAAGTTTGGATGGAGATCTGAATGGCATTGTTACGATAAAGGAACCTTTCTTATTGGTATGAATTTCAACACTAATGATGAGTGGGGAGAAAACGAAAGAGAATCATACATATGTTTATATCTCGGAAAATACAATCTCACAATTGGTAAGTTCCATTATAGAGTTGATTAGATCAATAGTGACTAATTCAAGGAGGTGATGATGGTGCAGTTTGAAGTAACACTAGAACGTAAGTTTGCCAAGAATGATACAGAAGAGGTTGAGTTTTCAGTCAATGTAGACGAAGAAGATTGTGTTGAGATGGTAGGAGACAATGAAATCACAATTAATGAGATGAAGAAAGTAGCTGTAGAGTATGCTATTGGACGATTCTTTAAGCAAGGATATGTGATGGATGTTGGCGATAGGTTGTCAGTAATAAGTATTGACTATTAATACAAAATAGTTCTTTTACAAAGATAGAGACATTTGAAAGTGAGGATTTTAATGCCCCGATTAGTAAACAAACCGAATAATAGACAACTAGCGTTTGATGAGAACAGAATTAATACATATGCAGATAGAGTAATGAGTGGATTTGAATTAGATAAGGCAAAGTTAGTCAAAGGTGTTAATAGTAAACTAAGACGTGACGAGGTAACAGCGGAAGAGATCAGTGAAGCATTCTCGATGACAGCTCTAGATTTGATCACGAAAGAAGAATCAGACTGGAAGTTTGTTGCTGCAAGAGGACTACTGACAAAGCTCTACAAAAAGGCCGCAAACAATCGGAAATATAAGTCCTATGTTGATGAGCCATACGGTTCGTTTTATCCTCTGATTCAAACATTGGTCGAAAAGGGGATCTTCAGGGAAGAACTACTCTCGTGCTATTCAAAGGAACAAATTGAAGAACTAGGTGAATACATAAATCCAGAACATGATTTACTGTTCGATTACATTGGATTACTTACTCTAACAGAGCGATACTTGACACATGATTTTGATGGGAAACTAATGGAACTTCCACAACAGAGATATATGGTTATCGCAATGTACTTGATGCACAAAGAACCTGAAGACAAACGTATGGATCTAGTCAAAGACGCTTATTGGGCTATGAGTAATCTATATATGACGGCTGCTACACCTACACTATCCAATGCTGGTAAAAAGGTTGCTGGTCAATTGTCTAGTTGTTTTATTGATACAGTAGATGATTCACTGGAGGGTATCTTTGACTCTAATACAGATGTAGCACGACTTAGTAAAACTGGTGGAGGAATTGGAGTTTATCTAGGCAAAGTTCGAGCTAGAGGATCTGATATTCGTGGTCACAAAAACACCAGTTCAGGGGTAGTACCTTGGATTCGCCAACTAAATAATACTGCTGTGAGTGTTGACCAATTAGGAACCCGCAAAGGCGCTGTAGCGGTTTACTTAGATGTGTTCCATCGTGACATTTTAGCTTTTCTTGATCTGAAACTCAATAATGGCGATGAACGAATGAGAGCACACGACATCTTCCATGGTGTCTGCCTTCCTGATTTGTTCATGGAAAGAGTTGAGAGTCGAGGAGAATGGAGTCTGTTCTGTCCACATGAAGTAAAGTCTATTATGGGTTGGAAAGATAGCGATGGACGATCACTTGGATTGGAAGACTTCTATGACGAGGAATTGGGCAGAGGAACCTTCAGAGAAAAATATGAAGAAGCAGTAAATCATCCTTTACTACAGAGAATCACTGTTCAGGCAATTGATATTATGAAGCGTGTAATGAAATCTCAATTAGAGACTGGAACACCATATATGTTCTATCGTGATACAGTGAATCGCGCAAACACTAACAGTGTACATGGAATGATATTTTCTTCGAATCTTTGTACAGAGATTATGCAGAATCAATCCCCTACTGTGATTGAAAAAGAAGAGTTGGTAACTAAAGACGGTCAAACTCGTATTATTGTCTCTAAAATTCCCGGCGACTTTGTTGTTTGTAATCTCAATTCAATTAATCTGTCTAGAGCAGTGCCAGACAATGTTCTTGAACGACTTGTTCCAATTCAAACTCGTTTGCTAGACAATGTAATTGATATCAATAATATCGATGTGTTGCAAGCTCAATATACAAATGCACAATATAGAGCCATTGGTCTGGGAACATTCGGACTCCATCACCTGCTTGCTCTTGAAGGCATTCGTTGGGAATCGGAAGAAGCAGTCACTTATAACGATAACTTGTATGAAAAAATTAACTATTTGCTCGTGAAAGCCAGTATGGAGCTGTCCAAGGAAAAAGGACATTATCCTAAATTCAAAGGTTCCGACTGGGACACAGGTGAATACTTTGTTAAGCGCGATTATGTTTCTGGCAACAGAGAAGGTAAATTTGTAACCACTGACATGTGGAAGCAGCTACAATCTCAGGTCAGAGAAAATGGAGTACGTAATGCGTGGATGTTTGCCATTGCTCCTAATGGATCTACATCAATTATTGCTGGCTCAACCGCATCTATTGATCCACTATATGAATTGATTTCATATGAAGAAAAAACTACATATAAGATTGCTAATCCAGCACCAGATTTAAGTGAAAAAACAATATGGTTTTATAAGACAGCTTTTAACGTTGATCAGCACTCTAGTATTGATATGGCAGCAGCTCGTCAGCGACACATTGACCAAGGTCAAAGTTTCAATCTGTATGTTCGCCCGGATATCAAAGCAACTGAGTTCCTAGAATTACACCTTCATGCTTGGAAAGCTGGCATGAAAGCTACTTATTATATTAGAAGTCAAGCTTTAACAATTGAAGGTTGCGAGTCATGCGCTAGTTAAATATAAGGAGAATACATACTTGAAAATTCAGAAAATTTTTAACACAGAAGCACCAAATAAGTCAACACGTATTATTGAGGGGGAAAGTTCGGGTATTCTTAACTGGAATGATATTCGAATGCCCCACATGTATAAACTATACAAAGTATTGCTACTCAATCATTGGATTGCAGACGAGATTCCCATGTCTAAAGACGCTTCCCAATTTACTCAACTTAGTAAAGTTGAACAGGACACATTCAAAATTAACATTTCTCTGCTTGCAGTATTGGACTCAATGCAAACAATGTTTGTTGGTGATGTAAAAAGGTATTTTACAGATTCATCATTGGAAGCAATCTCTGCAATCATTGGGCAACAAGAAGTTGTACATAATCAGTCTTATTCCTATGTTCTATCCTCAATTGTGTCTGATCAAGAGCAGAAAGAAATCTTCGAGTACTGGAAGCATGATCCTGTATTGCTTGAGCGTAATCAATTTATTTCAGATATTTATCAAGAGTTTCGAGACAATCCTAATCCACAAACATTCTTTAAGTCAATGGTTGCTGATTTGATTCTTGAAGGCATCTTCTTCTACAGTACCTTTGCATTTTTCTACAATCTGGCTCGTGATCAGAAAATGATGGCGACTAGTCAGATGGTCTCTTATATCCAAAGAGATGAAAACCAACACTGCTACTTCTTCGCTGAAGTGTACAAACAGTTGCTGGTGGACTTCCCTGAACTGAACACATCTGAGAACATGGAGTATGTGTATAACACGATTGATCAAGCAGTTAAACTTGAAACCAATTGGGGTTATTATACTCTAAAAGACATTCAGAGTATCGATCTGGATGAGTTGAGTGATTACATCAAATACACTGCAAATAAACGTCTGAAGTTGATGGGTATGGAGAAGTTGTATGAAGGTGTAGATGTGAACTGTATGCCTTGGATTAAGCCATTTTCAGATGAAGCTTTGAATTCAACTAAGACCGATTTCTTTGAGGCTAAATCACGCAACTATGGTAAAGTTGGCGATGATAACGGATTTGACGATTTGTAAAATATCTAATTAAGGGAGCAATAAACTTACATATGACGGACACTAATAAGCAAAAAACAAACTTTGAAAAAGTTAGAGAGTTTCAAAAGGCATTCAATTGTCCAGCACCAGATGTACCGATACCACTGGATGATAAATTAGTAACAAATAGGGCTAACTTTATCATGGAAGAAGTTGTAGAACTTCTATATGCATCATCCGATGGCGACAAATTAAAGTTCAATGAATTTGTACACAATCTTATTAATTCAATTTACGATACATACGATAAGCAATTAACGAAACCATTTCCTGAAGATCGTCTGATTGGACAGGTTGATGCGCTGATAGACATTAAATACTTTGCCGAAGGTGGACTAGTTGAGACATCAGTTATTCCTGATGAGATTTTTGACATTGTGCATAATGCCAACATGCAGAAACTCTTCTCTGACGGATTGCCTCGCTACAATGGGGTTGGTAAAGTAATTAAACCTGATGGATGGGAAGCACCAGAACCGAAGATTGAAGAAGAAATTAAGCGTCAGATTGATTTGGGAACAATGAGATTTAATTAATATATATGGCGGTGGTTATTCCACTGCCTTTTTAATTTAACTAAAGGAGACATAAACATGAAAAACTATCTCGATTTAATACAAGACATAATGGTCAATGGTGTACACAAGGGAGACCGTACTGGAACTGGCACAGTATCTGTATTTGGCAGACAACTCCGTTATGATTTATCCGAAGGGTTCCCGCTGGTAACAACCAAACGAATCCATCTGAAATCAGTCATACATGAACTATTATGGTTCTTGAGCGGAGATACGAATATATCCTATCTGAAAGAAAATGGTGTGAAGATTTGGGATGATTGGGCAGATGAAAATGGTGACTTAGGGCCAGTGTATGGCTCACAGTGGCGTTCATGGGAAGCACCGAACGGGGAGAGAGTAGATCAAATCGCTGCGGTTATTGAATCGATTAAAAACAACCCGGATTCGCGCCGTCATCTGGTAAGCGCATGGAATGTGTCTGAGATCAATAATATGAAATTGCCACCCTGTCATTTCGCGTTTCAGTTTTACGTTGCAGAAGGTAAATTATCATGTATGCTTACGATGCGTTCCGTGGATACGTTTCTCGGTTTACCATTTAACATTGCCAGCTATGCGCTGCTGACACATATGATTGCCCAGCAATGTGACCTTGAGGTGGGTGATTTCATCTGGTCTGGTGGGGATGTTCACATCTATTCCAACCATGTTGAGCAGGTAAAAACTCAAATGGAGCGCGAACCTTATGCGTTACCTAAGCTGACAATCAAACGTAAACCGGATTCTATTTTTAATTATAAGTTTGAAGATTTTGAGTTTGAGAACTATCAGCATCATCCGGGCATTAAGGCTCCAATTGCAGTATGAGTAAACTTTCATTAATTGTTGCTATGGATCAGAATCGTTTAATCGGTAATAGTGGAAAGCTGCCTTGGCATATTCCTTGGGATCTGCAATACTTTAAGAGGATTACAATGAATGCAAATGTTATCATGGGAAGGCGCACTTATGAGTCTATAGGTAAAGTTTTGCCGAATCGAACTAATATCATTATCACTTCAGACCAGAATTACATTGTTAGCAATGGGATAGTTGTTAACTATATTGAAGATGCATTGCGATATGCAATAGATACTGGTAAAGAGACATTTGTAATCGGTGGCAGCTCTATATATGAACAGTCTCTTCATCTTGTTGATCTATTGTATCTAAATGAGATTCAGGCAAAGTTCGAAGGTGATAGTTACTTTCCTCAACTTGATCAAAAAGTATGGAGTGTGGATAAAGAAGAAATAATTGAGGCAATCGGAGAAAACGGTGTTGTATACACTATAAAAAGAAGAATAATGAAAAGAATTTAAAATGATAAAATAACACTTGATTATCAATAAAATAGATGTTAGACTAAGTACAGGTTAAAGAGAACCTGTACTTTTTCTTTTAGGAGGGATTATATGTTAGAGAAGGTGATTGATAATCTTTAAATTGGCATTGGTAATTTTACCACCGATAATGTTGGGGTGGCTTATAGTCAAGCAACGGAACAAGATAATTGAAGAATTAAACAGATTTAATTTAAGAAATAATCTTGAAAATTTATTTTACTCAACAATGTTTGCTTTTATTGGATTTAACATTGTCAATTCTTTGACAAGTAAATATTTTGAAACGGCTACGATACTAGATACACCAATTTCTGTCCCAGTGGTATATATCTACAGTGTAACATTCAGCCCCATCATAGAAGAGTACATATGTAGAGGATTCATATTTAAACGACTCAATCACAAATTAGGATTTAAGGTATCAGCATTAATCAGCTCAATATTATTCGCAATTCCACATTTCAATCCAGCAGCATTTTTAGGCTATGTATTTATTGGATTCTTGTGGTGCTGGTATTACAACAAAAGCAACAGTCTCATAGTTCCAATAATAAGTCATGCAGCATTCAATTTTATATCAATACTAATTATGTCGCTGAAAGGGTGATCATACATATGCTTAACAAACTAATCCAATATCTATTCTGGTGTAAATCCTTTGAAGGCGTTCGTGAGGCACACAGGAAGATGTGCTTCGAAGCAGGTAAAGATGCCAAAGAACGAGAGCTCTGTTATACCTATATCGATGAACGTTATGAACAATAGGAGGAACATAAATACATATGAAAATTAAATCAAGTGTAATTGATAAGTACAGTCAACTGTGCATGAAGAGCTATCTGAGTTGTGATTCGTTTGAGGAAGTGAGATATAAGATTATAAAGTGTGTGAAACTTGGACAAGTAGTAAGGATTGAAGACAATAAGAAGCATATTCAATACTACTATAATCGTTTTATCGTTGAAAATGGTGAGGTTATTGATCTATATCAAAACAAAAATTCATACATAGAAGTTTCAGAACGAGTTAAGGCTGCATATGATCGATTAGAAGGAAAAGTTGTTATATGATACTAAATTGGACTGCATTCACTATTTTTGTTGTGTTGGCTATCGCGTCTCTAGTGAGTTTTTGTGCTAATACATATATTCACGCTAAGAACCCACACGCAAAGAATTATCGTTTCGAGTATTTGATAGCGTCAATCATGTTTATACTTTTTTCCGCAGCAGTAGCAGACGACATATTTAAGTGAAAGCCGTCTTTTATAAAAATATATAATACATATAACAAGGAGTTGTTAACAATGTGTTTAGCAGTTAAATACGGAAATGTTCTTATTGAAACCATCAATAAAATGAAAGAAGATTATGAGTCCTTAATAGCGCTACAGTCTGAATATGATAAAAAAGTGTCAAATATTTATCATGATATTGAGACGAATAATTTTAACGCTTCGGTAGGATTTAAGAAATATAAGGAACTTCAAAAAGTTTTAAGGGAAAGAAGAGTTATTAAACATGAATTAGCAAAAATTCAGCGTCTACATCAATCTTTAAGTGCTACGCAAATGGAAAGTAAAATAAGCAAAATTGTAAAGAATGTTGGAAGAATAGATGACGAAAATGAGTCCTATCGAGATGGATGGGGGATTAGAGTCGAAGAAATTCTTATCTAAAATACATATAACAGCGAATGATAATTATCAAAAATGAGGAGATATAACTGATATGAACTTATTGCAAGCAGCTCAGTACAGTGCAAATGGATTTACGGTGATATCGAATCAAGGGAAGAGATATTCTTCAGATACGCTCGAAATTAAATGGTTTGGGTCACACTATGCTTCCATGAACAGCTGTGGAATGACAGACGAAGAACGCAAGGGTGAATGGGAAGCAGTAATTAGTCTGAAGAGTAAGTGAAAATCTAATTTTATCAAAAATATCGAGGAGGATATAGCAAATGTCAATTGAAGCACATCACTGCAACGTAACTGATTGCAAAGGATTCATCGTATTTGAAAATGCAGACTTTGATAAACCGGAAGTAGTTGATGGCATGTACGAGTTCACAGCTCCAAAGTGCACGGAATGTGGCAAGCAGTACAAGGTGGTTCCTCACTATATTGTAATTAGCTTGGATGAATGCGGGGATATGGAGACCGTTGAATCGGCTTGCATCACGGAATATGAGCGCCGGGCGAAGGAACGTAAGATTGAGCAAGAAGCAGATCCATATGAACGCGTCCGTATGTTTATTGAACTAAGAGGATACACGTACTCAGTGCACAATGTCATTTACGCATACGCTGACTATCGGCAAGAGCCGTGCTACTTAAGCCATAGCATGAAAGATTGCATCGATAACCTGAAAGAATCACTTAATGATCTTGTGCCATATGTCATGTAGGGGAGGAAACATAGATGAACAATAGAGAAGAAAAGTTGATCGATGCAGACAAGCTTATTCAATGGATCAATAGTGAGCGAGTGGAATTGGATTCAGAAGGTCAATCAGCTTTAAATATGGTTCTAAATGAGATTGTGAATAGAGCTTTTGATTTATCTGATCGCAATATAGGAATTGACGATAGTAATGGTAAAAAGATGTGTGAAGGCAGTATTATAAAAATCACCTTTGACACTAATTACATAGACAAAGAGCATTACATTGGAGTAGTTGAATACGGGGCGGAACGAGGTTATCCTGCATTTGACTTGGAACCATGGATAGATTGCGGTATGAATGCACTTAGCTGGCTCAAAAGTGAGAGTGACCCATCTGTAATCAAGTATGAGGTTATTGGAAACATCAAAGACAATCCTGAACTTTTGGAGGTTAAATAATGAATCAAATAAGAACAGAGTTGGAAATTGGACAATCTCTTTGGATTAACAGTTCAAGTTTTTATAAAACAGAGCCCGGAGTAGATGAATATATTATAGAGAAAATCAATAAGACAAGTGTCTATGCAACGAAAAAAGGAGGGAGTTACCTATTACGCCTCGACAAGAAGACATTGACTGCTTCAGAAATGCCGTTCTTTTATAAAGCATATTTGAGCGCAAGTCAATATTGGCTGGCAGTGGAAAGAGCAAAACAAAAAGAAGAATTGCTAAAGAGTTTAAATACTAAATTAAAACTGATGAGTCTTGAAAAACTCGAAGAACTTGAAGTACATATTAATGAGAAAATTTCTGTGAAAGTCTAGTTTGATCAAAAATTAATAGAGGAGTGTAATAAAATGTTTTATGTAATGGTTAAGAGTGGAACGAACGGATATTCAGATTATGATAATTGTGATTTACTTCTCACTGAGATTCCAAGCAGCAACATTCCTCGTATTGGAGAGATACTTGAATTTGGAGATAAGGAAAACTTTACACGCAAAAAATATTTAGTGAGAGAAATTAAGAGAAGTTACAATTTTAAAACAGACAAACATGAGTACGGTGAATGGACTTACGTATATGTAATCAATGCTTAATTAGGAGGAATGTCAATGCTAAGAATTAAAGAAGGTTACTTTCAAAACATTATAAGTAATATTAAAGATAGGACGTTGAATTTTGATGCTGAGGGCGGATGTGCATGTGGGCGACTAAAGATTAAATTAAGCGATCATTTGTATTTGAGCGTATATCGAAGTTGCCGTAAAGCAAATGCAACTCCAAACGATAAACTTTGGCACATTGAAGACGTTGAGTTTCACAAGCAGTCGTTCGAGTATGCGGAAGATGAGTATCCAGAAGAAGTTGAAATGAAACTCGACAAAGAACAAGAATACATATTGATAGAATCTTTGAGAACAGTAACAGAAGAAGATTGGGGAGAAGAGTATAGATGATTTACGTAATTGAATACGAACATCTAGCAGACGAGCTAGTGAGGAATGAAAGGACAGAATGGCACTTCAAACAAGTTAAAGAGTACGCCAATAAATTTAATTTAGAATTAACAGATGAGGAATTCAGAGGGCTATTCACTCTACAAAAGAAGGATAAGGATATAGGCTGGATTATGCACCAAATGAGTTATGGTAGCACATTCACCGATGCACTAATCTCTTACATAGGTTGGTTGAGATGAAATATCACATAACCCCAAAGCAAGCTAAAGAAGTTACAGAAGAACAATTTTACTCTTTCTTTAATGAAATTGTACCTCGCAAAGATTGGGCTTATTACCATCACAAGAAAATGGATATCGGTAAGATGATTGACTATTTAGATGAAGTGACAATTGGCAAAAGTATTATAGATGGGAAGTGGAATATTGTACTTATTACTGATGAGCACTACGAAGGAAAGGAATTGGTTGATGCTCTATGGGAAGCGATGAAAGATGATACTACTGAACAACAATAAGATAAAAAGGAGAATGTTAAACAATGACTATTCAAAAACCTAAAAAGAACTTTGTAACAGTATCATATCAACAAGGGCGTTATACACTGGGTTCATCAGAGGAAAGTGGAAGATATTACTTCGTAATTGAACGAGAAGATGCTAAAGATTTATGGAAATCATTCTTAGTTGATATCGAAAAAGATTGCATTAATGTGGAAGATCAGACTCCACTTGAAATCGCATGTGAGATTGAGGAAATCTACAATAGCTACTGGGTACATGGTGGGGTAAATGATATTAAAAAAATGATCGATTATCTGGAAAGTATCGAAGAAAAAGAAGAAGTTCTTCGTGAAGAATATGAGCTAGAATATGCCAGATACAAAGTTGAGTACTGGTCTAACCAAGTTAGGGAACTTGAATTTGCTAAAAGTAAAGTCGTCAATTAAGAAAACCAAGAATTTTCTGTATGAAATACCTGTTTTACAGAGAAAGGAGATCGAATCATGGACTTTCATCGTGAATATTATGAGATATTCGCTTCACCAAGCCAAGTGCACTATGAACATGCATTTGTTAAGTGGCTTGAATATTATTATCAGACTGAAATTTATGATAGACGAATCTGCTCTGGATTCAATGAGAAAATTCAGAGTGCGATACCATTGAGTACAGTTGAGTACACTGATATAAATCGAAATGCTAAACGTTTCATGAATAAGATAGTTGCAGAGTTTAGGGACAAAGAAATAGATGAAGACACTTGGAGAGCAGCAAGATATGAAGCCGCTAGATATTCGCATGTTAAGATTGAAGATTTGTTGACAGTGTTAAATCCTACAATCAAATTAGGAGAGATGAAATGATTCAAGAAAAAGCGATTTATAGGGTTGATAATAGCAGCACAGGTTGTAGGCATGGAATTGTGCATACGGCTATGAGTGAGAATGGACTTATGTGGGCTTTCGATACATATTGGAGTAACAGCATTACGAAGGAGTTTGATAATAATGAACAATGGTATCTGGTAAATGGTATTGAGGATCGAATGAGTTTTGTAATGATGGTAGATGATGCCAAAGAAGTAACGAAGGAAGAGTTTTGTCTTTATGATGAAACAGACAAACTTCATATTCCTAGGGGATATCGGGGTGAAAAGTATCTGGTCAATAGAAACGCTAAAAAGAGTGCTGGTTTAGTTGTCGAGTCAATTAGGAGTAAGATGTATAGCAACGATAATATGATTAAGGGATTACAAAAAGACAACGCTAAACTACTCATGTGGGAAAAGAGTATTTTAATGAATGAAGGTGTAGCTCAACTTTACAAAAATGAAAAATATGAATTAGATGTTGTGGATGCGGTTGATATGTTTTCTCCCAAAAAGGAGGACAATTAATTGAGTAATGTTCAAGTAAAGGTTAATGTAATTAACCAATTAAAACTGCTACGACAGAGTACATTCAAGGACAAGCTGTCATTCCTTGATGAAGATATTCAGAACGCTCAACGAGCCAAAGCTACTGAGGTTCATGTAACAATAGACTACTACAACAAGAAAGTTACGATTGAAAATAATGGTCAAGCACTAGCCAATCCACAAGCCCTATTTTCAATCGCTGAGTCAGAGTGGAATGAAGATATTCAAAAATCAGAGTCGCCGTTTGGAATGGGATTCTTCAGCAACATTACTGTGAGCGATCATATTGAAGTGTTTACGGGAAATAAACATATTGTCTTTAATGTTGGCGAGATGATTCAGAATAATAAAACAAACATAGAAGTAACCGATACAGACAATACATATGAAGGTTTTAAATTGATACTTAACAATTTTGATTTTACAGAAGTTCAGCCATCATTGATCCGCGAACGAGTTGAGTTGCTGGGTAAATATATTCATGAGTTAGATATCCACTGTGACGGTAAGCTTCAACCGAAAAAGAATTTGACAGATACGGATGGCAGTGTGTTTTCTAGTGTGATTGAATCGAACAATATTCAAGGTTGGATCGCATTGAATTCAGGATTCAGTCAAGACCTAAAAGTGTTCTATAAAGGTAGGTTGGTAACTAAACTTGAAAACTTCTACTATGTGAAAGGCGATTTACACATCAATGATAAAACGCTAAATCTAACCTCTCCAGATCGTAAAGATATTGTCAGGGATGACAAGTTTGAATTTTTCCTTAAGGAAGTAAGAGAGCATATCAAACAACTTTCTAATGAAAGCTTTTTAAATGGAGAACAAAAATACATAGATTCACATATCGATGCAATTTCTTGGAACGCAGATAAGCACAAACTTAAAAGTCAAATGACCTTTCTTATATTCAATACAGTAGACGATGCAGATTCTAAATATCTACAAGGCATCGCATTGGCAAAACGCAAAAATCCTGATATTAAAAATGTTAATCAATTTGAGGTATTTATCAGATCAGAAGCAGCAAGGCAATCTGAGTCAAATCATCATGAAATTGAGTTTGAACAAGAGGTTAAAAATCTAGCTCCCAGTGCAAAAGGGATTAGATCATGGTCGGGATATGAGGGGTCGTCGGGTGGTTATAGTAAACCAGAGATTGATGAAGAAAGAATCGAGGAACGAAAAGGACAGCAAATTGACTTCGGATCGGAACCTGTCTTTTGGTTGTCATTTGATCAAATTGTTGAACATGAGAAAAAGTTTAAAATTGCTGAACATTACAAACTAAAAGTGATCGTATCTAGAAACAAACTTGAAAGCAGTATACTAGAGGCAATAGGTGAAGATCAAAATATTGTTCATATTTCTCAACTAACAGAGAACACATTAATTAAAGCATCGATCTCAAATACTAGATTGAGTTTAAAAGAAAGTAGAGCTTTAATGTTGCTTGATATGATAAGTCGTATGGTTGGTTTTAGTCGAAATGTATTTGCTATTGGTGATGTCATGGTTATTAAGCAAACCAATATTGAAGTGCTCAATCATACAATAGAAAAGATTGAAGATGAATTTGTTGCTGCACACGATTACATAAATAATAAAGTATACGTGGACAGATCAATTATTAATGACAGCAAACTAAGAGAAAGTAGCGATGAGAATCTAGATATTCACGACTACAAGTTTTTGCTAATGAATCTGAAAGAAATTGTACGTGCGGTAAGTCTTATGAATTTTGATGACATTGAAAGACCGAATGACTTGTACGACTGTCTGATTGATGGTTTGGCACTGGCATAGCAGTTTAAATAAAACACTTGTTTTAAGAAGAAAAAAAGAAATCGCTCCAATTAAGGAACGACTCTTCATACGATCCACCATCTAATTTACCCTTGCAGGATTAATTTTACTTTGAAGTGTCATTTAAATCAACAATACAAAAGAAAGATACTACATTAAACATGTAGTCAATGGTGGAGACAATGAAAATAAGCATCAAACTGGAGAAGCGTATCGTAAATTTTAACAATGAAGAAATGATTAAACTAGCAAAAGAGACAGGAGACAAAGAATTAAAAGACAAAATTATCAAAAACAACATGCATTTTGTAGTCAAATTGGCTAACAAGACGTTAACTAGCGGCTCACATGAAGAACCAGATGAGTTAGTTAGTATGGGGATGGTTGGACTAATAAAAGCTTATGATACATATGACCACTCTAAGAATATTAAATTCTCCACTTATTTAGCAAAGGTGGTTGTAAGGGAGTTCTCAGCAAATGCCAGAGCAAAAGGTATGAAGTGTCGTAGCAAATATAGCAGCATTAGTATGGATAACAATCTTTACAAGACAAACTCTGGAGACAGCGAAAAATTATTGTCGGAAATATTGGCAGACGATAGTCATCTTGACTTGATTGCTGTTGAAGACTCTATGTTTGACAATGTACTAAGTGGACATATTGAACGTAAATTAACCCCAAAAGAGAAGATTGTGTCTCGTAAGTATTTTTTCGATGGTATGAGTATTTCTGATATTGGCAGAGAAATGAATGTAACGAGACAGGCCGCGCATCAATATTTTAAAAGTAGTGTGAAGAAATTAGCTCCAGCATTTGCATAATACATAGTTTTAATGAAACTTATATTTTACATAGAAAAGAGGAACATCTTGAGCAGAAATAAAATCATTAAGTACTATGTGCGTGATGAAATTACATATAAAATCACATATAAAAATAATTCAGAGTGGATTGAAGGAATCGGATTATTTCATAGTCACAATGTAAAAATCAAAAAGAAAATATGTCCTCTAGTATACCAAACAGTATTCAATAGGCATTATGCATTAAATATTGGAAAAAGTTATATTGATAAGGCGATTAAAGAATATTTCGGAGAGGAAGATGTGAATGGATAATTCGGAACTAAAAGAACTTTTCTACTCAGAAGAAATGGAACCAATCAGACAAAGTTATTATAACGAAGCTTACAGACAGGGAAAGTTCGATGAAGCAGCAAGCAATGGACACGCAGAGGAAGTGTTTGATTGGCAAGGTGACGACTTTAGTGTTTGGAAAGACAAGGTTTGGTGCTCAGACAAAGATCAGTATCATGTCGGAGTCGAGGGATACATGGGATTTGAGAATATGACTCAAGCTATTGAATGTTATGAACAGTTTAATGAAGCGTTTAAACAATACATAGAACAAAATGGTGGATTAAAGGAAAAGCATCTCGGATGGCATAAAATCTATAGTGTTCGAGCTGTCAATGTGGCGTATGAAAATGAGTGTTATTGGATTTTTCTTGATGGGCACAAGTCTGAGGAAATAAGTGACTTGTATTGGTACATGCATGATGTAATTAACCAACTAAAAGAATTGAATGATTCTTTGTAAAAGATGCATTTCAAAGAGAGGGGAGTATACATAAAAGTGAAATGTAAGTATTGCGATAACGAAGTTAAATATGATGAACATTGTGATACTCATTTTATGCTAGGAGTATTCTTCCAGTATGAGTTATTAGGACAGAAGTGGAATACGGTTGATGATTTAAAAACATTTACTGAAAAATATGAATTGTGGATTCAAGAAGTTTCTGAAAAAGTAATTGAGAACATACGTAAGAATTACTGGTTAAAGTAGGTGAGCATGAGATGAGCTTTTTTAATCAATAAACAGAATCAATTTTAAGTACAAACATGGCATAATTCCCAAAGAGAAGTATGACAAATACATAGTAAAATTGACCGAATGGCAGCTAAACTACGGCATAGAATATTACCAGACCGAGAACGATCCATATTAATAGGAAGGTAAATACATATGATCAAACTAAACGATAAAGATTTGTTTAAGCTTTTTGATAAACATTTAAGAGTATTCTATCCAACATTTAAAGATAAACCATTAAAAATAGAATACATCTTCGATCAGAAAACTGTAACATACGACTACATACTAAGACGGCTTCACTTTAATAGTTTCATTCTTTACTTTCAATTTGATGGAGATCACTTAAGGAGGCTCACATATCATGAAGCAGTTGGTATGATTAAGAAAGAATATCCTGAAGCAAAAATAAACTTAGAACTATACATAGAAAACAAATTGAATAGTATCGATAATCCCGGTAAGTTTCATGAAAATGTGAATTTCTATTGCGATGTGGAAGTTGATGATGTTGTTCTTGATGGAGATCAAATACGTTCAATGATTGACCTTGCCTTGGATACACGAACAGAAAAATGCAACAATGAAGAATGGTTAATTGAATTATCCTTGAAACATAAGGCTTTTATGAAGAGCAATTCCTGATGAAACATCAATTTTACAGGAAGGAGCTAGTGAGACATGCTTAAGCGGATAATTAATAAGATTCACAAGAAGAAGTATTTGAAAAGTGTCATAGAGATATATTTCGTTATGTATTTGGCATTGTTATTGTCGGTGTTAAATATAGCATTATTCATTTATATAATAATAAAATAACACTATACAAATTAAAAATTAGATGATACAATCATTCTTATAGAGGCTACAAATGTACACAGATATACCAAACTATCTAAGATAGGAACCAATGTGTACATGACTTTAGAGGAGGTTGTATCACTTTGAGCAATATACTGAACTTAGATCTGGGTTTTAAATGGACCAAAGCAGAAAGAGACGGAAAATTTTATCGTCAGCCCACAATAGTAGGAGAAGCAAAAGACATGTTTGATCAAAATATTAAATCAGATCATTTCGTCTATAATGATGAACTATTTGTGGGGAATGTTGCACTAGAATTCAGTGACATAAAGTACTTCTCACTAAACAACAAAAAGGCTGAAGCCGAAACTAGCGATGTTGTTATGAAGACCACTTTGGGATACTTAGCAAAAAAAGATAAAGTGAATTTGGTCAGTGGGCTACCCATTAACTTTTACTTCACACAAAAAGCTCCATTCGAGGAAAAACTACTTGGCTTAGCCGATCAAGGAGAATATAAAATTCGCAAGGGTAAAGGGAAGAGTTACCCAGTACAACCCATCGTTGAAAGGTGCAAGACGGTTCCACAGGGTTTGGGTATTACAATGGATTATTTGCTAGACGACGATGGAAAGATCATCAGATTAAAAGAAGCAAAGAAAAAAATACTTACGGCAGACTTGGGGTTTTACACTCTAAACTTATTGGGTTTTGATAAGTCAACAATAATGAAAGAGTCAAAAAGTGTATTGGTTGGGGTTGAGAAAGCCTACACACTACTGCAAACTTACATACAAAAATTAACTGGACATACTCCTGCAATTTACGAATTAGACCCATACGTGATCTCAGGTAAATACCAAGGGCACAACATTGTTCCTTTGATTAGAAGAGCATTTAAATCTTTAGCTTTACAGATTAAGAATGAAATTGAAAGTCTGAATACGGAATTTGACATATATTTAATTGCTGGTGGAGCTGCTCGTTATATCTTTGATTACTTAGATTTACCTAACAAAGTCTTGATGGATCAGTTGGCTCAAGTGAGAGGATACGGGAAGATAGGTAAAAAATCATGGAAATAGCGGCAAGAGCAAGATTAAGACCGATTAAAGATGAAGATCTACGCGAAGCTTGGAAAAACCTACCTCCACATGAAGATAAGAGCGATGTCGTAAGGAGAGCGCTTAGGTTACTGTTCTTTGGTAGTACGCCTTACTCACACAACACTTATTTGAACCGTCCAACTAATGAAGGAACTGTTGAATTCATTATTCAGAGTGAACCGGAACAAGAACAATCAGAGGATACAGAGCTATATGAGGAAAAGTTGGAAGAATTGTTCGAATCATTTTAATGTAGGCTTCGGCCTACTATACATAGATTGTGACGAGTATCGAACCAGTAGTATGTTGTTGAATCACCAGTATACTACCTAAAGAAGGTGATAAGAGTGTAGCTGTTTATAATAAAATAAAATGTGAAATTAATATTTGATCAAGAAATGAAATGGGAGGTGCTTCAAACAATTGTGTAATCAATGCAATTCGATACTACTTCACAATCATAGCGATAGGGGCTCTAATCTTAAGCTCAGGGACACCACCAACAGAGTTGAAGAATTAATCCAAACAGTACACGATATGGGGCATAAGGGTGTGGCATTTACAGAGCATGAATCTGTATCGTCACATGTAAAAGCAATCCAAGCAACAGAGAAACTAAAGGAAAAAGGAAAGATTGATAAAGACTTTAAGCTCATTCTCGGTAATGAAATCTATCTAGTAGATAGCCTTGAAGAAGTTAGGGACAACTATAAATCTGGTGGGCGAACTAAATTCCCACATTTCATTCTCTTAGCCAAGGATGAAATTGGGCATGAGCAGCTTCGATATATGAGTTCGGTAGCTTGGGGACAATCATATTTTACGGGGCCAATGCTAAGGACTCCTACAGTTAAAGACTTCCTTAAATCAGTTATTAATGAAGATCCCGGTCATTTAATTGCTTCAAGTGCATGTCTTGGTTCACCTCACTGTATTGGATTACTGGAAATGAAGCACCATCTAGACGCTGGGGAAACAGATAAAGCAAAAGTTGCTTATAAAAAAGTGTGTGACTTTACAGATTGGTGCTTAGATGTATTTGGAAAAGAGGATTTTTATCTTGAACTGCAACCCGCTTATAGTGAAGAACAAATTTATTGTAATAAGGAATTACTTAAATTAGCTGAGAAGTTTGGGCTTGAATACATAGTTACAACAGATAGTCATTATCTTAGACCTGAAGACAGAATCGTTCATAAAGCATTCCTTAATGCAAAAGAAGGTGAAAGAGAGGTTGATGCCTTCTATGAAGCTACATTTGTACAGAATCATGAAGAGATCAACGAACGTTTAAGCTATCTTAGTCATGATGTGGTCAAAAGAGCTCTCGACAATACAGTTAGAATAGGAGAAAAAATTCAAGAATACACGATTCTTAAACCAACAGTCATTCCAAAAATTGAATTGCCCGATTTTCAACTCAGAGGTTTATTCAGATCGATTTACAATAAGTATGAATATATCAATAAGATGGCTCACGCATCAAATGACCAAGACAGATATATTGTTAAGTTAATTGAAGACGGATTTTACGAACTCCTCCCTTACAATACATATAGCAAAGAGAAGTTACATGAAGTAGCAAATCGGATTGACACAGAATTGGGTGAACTGTGGAAAATCTCTGAGAATCTAAATCAATCTATTGCGAGTTATTACATTACAGTACGAGAAATTGTCAATGTAATGTGGGATGACGATTGCGGTAACAGTTTAGTTGGGCCTTCTCGTGGCTCTGCTGCTGGCTATTTGATTTGTTTTTTGTTGGGTATTACACAAATAAACCCACTGGAGTACGGTATTGAAATGCCCCATTGGAGACATTTAACATCAGAACGCCCCGAATTCCCGGATGTGGATATAGATACAGAAGCAGCTAAACGTAATCAAATTTTCAGACAATTGAAGAAATACTTTGGCGAAAATCGGGTGTTGCAAGTATGTACTTTTGGTACAGAGGCATCCAAATCAGCAGTTCAAACAGCAGCTAGGGGCTTGGGCGTTGATAGTGATACAGCAATGTATGTATCTGGATTGATTCCTTTTGAGCGTGGGAGTAACTGGACATTAAGTGACTGTCTTTATGGGAATGAAGAAGAAGAACGAAAACCTGTAAAAGAATTTGTTGATGAAATCAATAAACATGAAAATTGGCTTCAGGTTTCAATGAAAATAGAAGGATTAATCAACAAACGCAGCATTCATGCTAGTGGAGTTATTGTGTTTAATGAAGAATACCACAAAACGAATGCTATGATGACAGCACCTAATGGGACACACGTCACTCAGTTATCACTGGAAGATTGTGAAGCTGTTTCTAATATGAAGTTTGATCTGTTGACAATTGAAGCTCTGGATAAGATTAGAGTAACCATGGATAAATTAATCAAGAATAATCTTATGGAATGGCAAGGTAGCATAAGAAATACATACAATAAGTATTTACATCCTAACGTTATAGATATTGAGAATCAGAGAGTTTACGATCTTATTGGTTCAGATAGTATAACTGATCTTTTTCAATTTTCAACTGAAATTGGAATCGAAACAGTAAAAAAAGTTAAACCGACCAATCTTATTGAGTTGGCAGCGGCTAATTCATTGATGCGACTACTAAGTGACCATGGGGAATCTCCGATTGACACTTTTGTTAAACACAAAAATAACATTGATCTATGGTACAAAGAAATGCACGATTACGGTTTGAATAATGATGAAATTAAAATTATGGAAAAACATCTATTGAAGTTAAATGGTGTAGCAGATACTCAGGAATCCGTAATGTTGATATCAATGGATAGTAGTATTGCTAATTTTGATATTAAAAGTGCCAACAAACTGAGAAAAAGTATCGCTAAACCAAAGCAAATGAAGAAGTCTCTACAAGAAATCAAAGAGCAATTCTTTTGTGATGGAGAGGCTTTAGGGATCAGAAAAGAAATTTTAGATTATGTTTGGAATGTACAAATAACAAGACAATTATCATATTCATTTTCAGTGCTACACACCTTAGCATACTCAGTTATAGCGTTACAAGAAGCCAATCTTAATATTAATTATGATCCAATATATTGGAGAACGGCTTGCTTAACAGTAAACTCAGCTTCAATTGATGATGATGGTGAAGAAGAAGACCATAAATCGCAATCAACAAATTACGGTAAAATTGCAGCGGCTATCGGTAACATGCAAGCAAGAGGTGTGAGAATTGGTTTGCCTAGCATCAATAAAGCAGGATTCGGATTTGAACCTGATATAGACAATGATCAGATTATATTCGGTTTAAAAGGTATCAATGGTATTGGAGATGAAGTGGTACAAAGTATCATTAAGAATAGACCATATTTAAACTTTAACGATTTCATTGAGCGAATGTATAAGACTTCTGCAATAAAGAAATCTCAAGTTATTCAATTGATCAAGGCGGGGTGCTTTGAGGAATATGGCTCCAGAATAGAGATTATGAAAGATTTTATTGCATTACTGTACACACCGAAAACCAAACTCAATCTTCAAAACCTCAACGCTGTTATTGAAAACAAATTAATACCGGAGGGCATGGAGAAATACAGTAAGACTTTCAACTTTAGAAAATATGTAATGAAAAGAGTATTCATCAAGAGAGACAAAGAAAAATTCTATGTCCTTGATAAAGTCTCTACACCATACTACTATGAACACTTTTCTGGTGAGGGAATTGTTGAGTATAGTAATAACTTCCCAGTCATTAAAGAGTCAACCTTCAAAAAGGAATACGATAAGAAAATGGAAGGGATCAAGGAATGGTTGGCTACTGAAGGAGCCTTAGAAATGTTCAATAAAAAGATGTATCAGAATGAATGGAATACATATGCAGATGGATCAATTAGTAAATGGGAAATGGACTCACTATCATTTTACTATACTGAACATGAACTTAAAGATATTGATAATGAGAGATATGGCATCACTAATTACGGAGAATTACCTGAAGACCCAGTTGTAGTTGGAACAATAGAATCGCGCTACGGAAGCAGACCTAAGTTTAAGCTTAGTACAATAGCAGGAACTGTATTAGATAAAGACAAGAATAAAAATACAGTTACATTATTAACGGTGGATGGAGTAGTCACAGTTAAGTATTATGATGGGGCATTTGCGAACTACAATAAGCAAGTATCAAGACCCAAGTCTGACGGTTCAAAAGAGATTCTTGAGAAAAGTTGGTTTACTCGTGGGAATAAACTTGTTTTACATGGATATCGAAGAGGATCACAGTTTAGACCATATAGATATAAGGATTCAAATGTGAGGCATACTACAATGCTTATCGATAAGATTGATAATAAGGGGAACATTAAAGTCTCCCAAGAGAGAGTTAAAGTATAGGAGGATTGTAAATGGAGAACAAGTTTAGTAAGTCAAAGATTGAACAGATTATTGGACGTAGATTGACCAATGAAGAATATAAAGAAGTAATTGATACAGTACTAAATCAGCTACTAGTTGATAAACAAGAAGGTAAATAAGAGAGGAATGATTGATTGGCTACAAATCTAGGTAAGGTTTTTGAAGAAGATTTTCAGAAGTCGGCAGCACAAGGAGCAGAAAAGATCTTCTTTACACGTTTGAAAGACACTTTTATTCCACCAGATCTTCGTAACAGAGTGAGGGTAACTAAGAATGACTATGACTGTATGATGTTTGCGGACAGCCACCTTTTTACACTAGAACTTAAATCAACAAAGGATAAGTCGATCAGCTTCCAAGAAAGTGTAATTAAGCAACATCAGATCGATAAACTAAATGAAGCAAATACATATGATGGTGTTATATCAGGTTTCATAATGAATTTCCGTGAGCCAGATAATAAAGTGTACTTTATACATATAGAAGAGTTTTTGAAGTATCAAAACATAGCTCAGAATCAAATCAAGGAACATACATATAGAAGCAAAGTAAATAAAAGTAGTATTTCAATAGCAATATGCGATGAGATAGGAATCGAGATTAAAGGATATAAACCTAGAACGAGATGGCACTATCACTTAAAAGACTTTATAATGGAGGCAATAAATACATATGGAAAAGAGTAAAAGGAAAAACGTCAAATTTATCGCTCATTTGAATGGAGTAAAATACGAATTTTTAGTTAAATCAGTTAAATAAAAAAATAACACTCGCATGACTTTGTGGTATAATAAACTATATCACTTGAGTCATGCGATTCTTTATATGAGAGGAGAACTTAATATTGAAACAAAGAGTAGTTGCGTATTGCCGTGTAAGTACATCATCAAAAGACCAAGAGAATAGTTTCGAGAATCAAAAGCAATTTTTCGAACGAGAAGTGGGAAGAAGCGAAACAATGGAATTGGTCGATATCTATGCTGACAGAGGAATTACAGGGACAAGTCTCACCAAGCGGGAACATTTTACCAGAATGTTGGCTGATGCTGGACTAATTGAAACCAAGGTTACAAAAAGCAGAAGTGTTTTCGAAATAGATCAAAGTGTACAACCAAAGTTTGATGTCATACTTGTTAAGAATACTAGTAGATTTGCAAGGAACGTTATGGTTATAGATATTCTTAGAGAGCTACTCAAAAACAAAGTATATGTAAAATTTCTAGACATAGATTTGCTTTTTGATAGTTCGGATAAAGAGTTTATGTTAAATTTATTTCTCAATTTTGACCAACAAGACTCCATAGATAAATCAAAGAAAGTAAGATTCGGTCTGAGAGAGTCTGCTCAGCGGGGTAGGATATTTGGAGCCAGCAATTTGTTTGGATATGATTATCATCCGAAATCAAATTCACTAACCGTAAATGAAAAAGAAGCTAAAATAGTTCTCGAAATATTCAACTTATATTCTAAAGGATTAGGAGTAAGAAGAATTATAAATGTATTGAACGATAAAAAATACTACACACGTAAAGACAAAGAGTTTTCTCCTTCAATGATTAAAAGAATGATCTCCAATGAGAAATACATGGGAACATTGGCAAGAAATAAATATGATTCTGGTGTGGTTTTTAACAAGAAAACATATTCAACAATTAAACCCAAAGAGGAATGGATTGTCACAGAAGATCGCATACCCCCAATTGTCTCTAAGGAGTTATTTTTGACTGTCCAAAATATCAAAATAAGCAAAGTGAATCATATCATTCAAAAGGGGATATATAAAGGCATAACTGAGTATGCTGGACTAATTTACTGTGAGAAATGCGGATCTGTATATACAAGCAATATTGATAAGGGAAGAAGGTATTATAATTGTAAAACCAAGAAGACAAAGGGGAGAGATTTTTGTGACAATCCCAATGTCAATTATAGTGAGATAGATTATTATCTTCAGGCACTCCAGTGCGGCGGTTACTATGAGATGTTTGTTAAAGATAAAGAGACAAGGGTCAGTTCACTAAAGAAACAGAGAGATCTATTAGTAGAGTCAATTGATAAACAAGATATTGATAAAAGTAAAGATTTAAATAGTACTTTATCATCACTGGAAATCAAGAAGAAAAAACTTTTAGAGTTGTATTTAGATGGAGTATTTGAAAAAGAAACACTAGACATTGAAAGTGAAAAGATAGAGAAAGAAATAGTTAACACTAAAAAAGAGATCAAAAACTATTCGCAATCTAATGAAAACATAATGGAGCAGGTAGAACAAATAGAAGAGAAAATTGTAAAAATCAATGAACAAGAAATTAAGAAGTTATATGAAAAAGAAGAAGTATTAAACATGATCGATAAACTTATAGTAAGAACCGGAGAAAAAAATCAGCCTATTGTTGATGTAAGATTTGACGGAGATAGCTCTTATAGCTTAGAAAACACGGGAGAAAAGATTGAGTTTGATATAAGAAAGTATATATAA